CCTTTGGCAAACCGGCCAGTTGCGGCGTCTCGGAAACGGCCGGAACGGGGATCGAACCACGGGCCTTTAGCCGAGCGAGCCATTGCACCACCGCCGGCTTTGAGGCCAGCGGGGATTTTCGAAAGTGCATATGTGCCCAGGAGGCTACCGAGAACAACAAGCGCTTGATCCCTGCCAGGGAGGTCCTGGAACCAGTCGAGCAATTTGCGCATGTGCTTTGCGACAATATCAACAGCGTTCTTAATCTTCTCCAACCAAGGCATCCAATTAAGGGCCATGCTCTCCACAAGGCTAAGCATCTTTTCTTGAATATCTTGTCCCCGAGAAACGCGTGCGTCGAGGCGTGCCTTCTTCATACGCTCCAACTTCTGTTGTTCTGTCTCTCCACCCCCAAATAGCTTTCGAGCTTGCTCCACGCCAACACCCATACTGGCAGCAATCATCTTTTGTTCATACTTGCCCATATCCTTGAAGTTCTTGCCAGCCTGTTTCATGGATCGCTGCAGGATTTCAACCCTCTCTTCCTCCGACGCGTTCAGCATGTCGATAGAATTGAGATATGGGCCGCCCATAATGGCGTTTAACTTACCAACTGCTCGACCGGCGCCCTCAAATGTATCAAACTGTTCCACGAGGCCCAATAATTCATCCATGGAAAGGCCGGTCGCCTTGGCTTGTTTCGACAACTTCTTGAAAACGCCCATTACGTTGGTGCCATAGAAAGCCAATTTTTTGGAAACGGTGGCAAAATTCTGCATGACCTTATCAAAGGGCTCATTCAAGCCGGCTGCAACGCCTCCCACATCACGCAGCACCCCTTCCACCTGACCGAAGCCATATCCGAGGCTCCGAGTGGCTTCAGTTGCAATCTCGGCCTGGAGTTGGGCCGAAACTCCAAGCTCCTGGAACTTGGCAACAGTTTGAGTTAATGATGCGCGCTGGGCGTTGCTGGCTTTAGTAAAATCAACAAACCCGCTGTAGAGTGAGCCGTACGCTTGCGCAACCTCATCTGCTCGAATACCAGTTCCGCGTAACGCATAGGAAAGACCAACGACTTCATTCTCAAACTGGCGCGCAGCGCCGGTGGCCTTCACAAACGAGGCGCGGGCTTTGTCCATATTGACTGCCATCATAACTGAGGCTTCGATCACCTTCGTCATGAATGAAATAAGAAGTTTAAATGGGTTTAAGAGCCCCGCCAGGCCCTTACCAAAAGCCTTCCAGCCATCGGTGGTACCCAACAGCTTCTTAGTGAAGGTGCCCAAATTGCCACTGATCCCCATAAGGGTGTTGGCAAAAGCTTCGCCGTCTTTATTTAATTCTTCCAGAGCCCTTTCATGCTCCTGAATGGACTTAACGGCCTTTTCCTCTTCCTCAGTTTTGAGCTTGAGAAACTTAATCTGGTCGCGAAGAGTTAAAAGATGCTTTTTTTGATCTTCATCGAGATCATTGCTTCTTTCCTGCTGTCTCTCAAGAAGTCTTTCTTCTTTTTCAAGTTTGGCGATTAGATCTTGTTTTGACTCAATAGCCTTTTTATAATGGGCAGTTTGCTTATCTTCCATTTCGGCCATAAGATCTTTGGCCTGCTGTAACAGCTTAATCTTTTGCTGAAGCTCTGGGCTGCTAGGTAATACTTGATGTTCGGGTTTATCGGCCATAATAAGTTACTCTAGCTCGTATACGGCCATCGCAACCCAGTCTCGCGTTCGAACTTAGAAACCGCACTGTTTAATTTAGCCCGATTGGAAAGGGTACGCTCATCATTAAGACCGTGTTTTAGATAAGCATCCATATATCGCTTTTCGCGGCCTAGGGCATTTGTGAAGGCCGACACTTGAAGGGGAGTACCACGAATTTTAGCGGGCGCAGAGGTTCCATTAAACATATACTTTAACAGTAACTTTGTCAATCCCCCAAACGTAACCAAAAAGCTTTCGTCTATTTCGGCGGGATCAACATTTAAGTTAATTTCAATTGGAACCAAGTCATTCATGATAAACCCTCTTCTAATAAATAGTTTAAACAAGAAAAGCCGCGCATTATTTGCTACGGCTTTTCTTTGAGTTGTTTTCTGACTCTTTAGCCTGGTCTTCGAACTCTTTAACTAGTCGGTCAAGAAACCATCGTCTTAATTGAACCGGAAGATTGTATAATTCAAAAAAAGACCATCCACCGTGATGTTTTAAAACGAAGAATTCTTCATAAATGTGACGTTGGTACTCACTCGTCAGGCCAAAAAAAGTCGGCCGTTAAGGGCACTGGAATCCTCCCATCATGATCACACTCAGGGCATGTAAAGTCCTGATTAAGATCAACATTTGGCATCACTGCTTCATATGCCGCGCGGATTTCACGAGAGGCTCGTGTAGGACAAGCATCAATAAACTGAGAAATCAGAGAGCTTTCCGTACGACCATCTACGGCCGTAATAATAAGTCTCAACTGATCTGTAACATTGCTATCCGGAAGCTTGAGCTTCTTCTTTTTGTCCTTCTTTTCTGTCCAACGCTGCTCGTCAGCACCCGTTAACAACTTAAGTTGTACCGCAAAGTCAATTGAGTCAAGTGTAACGTTAAAAGTGCCGTTTTCATTTAGAGACACATTTGTCGGAAGAGTTGCGTGATCCACAAGTTCTAACTCATCGAGGCGAAAAGAGTGGTCAACCGTCTGTCCACATGCAGGACATCCAATCTGCGTCCCATAGTGGGGGCCAAAGCCAGTAATTCGAGACGCGACGATGAGTGCGTTCTTATCCCCAATTAACAAGTCGGTCACCTTGACCTCAGGATCAACCAAAACCGACTGAAGCATGCGATCCACCGCGAGGCCTCGACGTAAAAGTGCCTCAGATGTAAGGATATCCTCTTCTTTGGCTGTCATGTGTCGGATTTCCACCACTTCTGCCTGATGCAGAGGATGACTTTCCCCATAAAACTGCCCCTTACTGGGGAGTTCCACAAACTCAGTTGGAGTTACAAAGGAGAACTCAGAGGTCCCACCCTGAGTAGGTGCCGGACTACCTTGATCCGGCACGACTGGCTTGGCGCCGAGCGCTCGTTCCAGGTTATTTCGTTGTGACATTCATCACCTTCTTTCTTGTGATTTAGGCGCCCCCGTAGCTTCCTTGCGCAACGGCGCCCTTCTTACTTTCATATGCTGCCCAATCATACCGCATTCCGATCTCAATATTAAGTAATTCGTCACCAGCATAATCTAAGTCGCCAAAACTAGCCGACTTAATAAAGGCATTTTTGAGGGTCCACACCCCAACTTCATTGCCGTCACCGTCCAGTTCAGCAATCTTCACCTCACCCAGTGCATCCAGGCTGTCTTCCTTGTTCACAGTACCGGGGCGGTTCTGAATAGCCTCGCCCTGGACATTGGGGAAGAGATAACCCGACTGCTGGAGGGCTTCCAGAAGCAGGTTTTGTCCGTCGGGATCAATCGAGTTAACGATGGTGCAAGTCACCTCATTCCAAGTAACAGAACCGGGGTAATAATAGGTATTCCCCAAAAACCGGTGCTCGGTCTCAGAAACCTCAAAACCAGGCTTTGTAAAAGACTTGGCCAGATAGGGCACAAACCCATTTTGTCCTAAATCCATGTAAACCAAAAATCTATGTTGTCTTTTTGGCTCAGATGCTGCGTCGTTCCAAAATGCCATTTTATAAGTCTCCTATAAAGTCTGTATTAACTAGATTCCTTGACGGAAAAATCCTTTCTTTTATCATTTTAGTCATCGAAGGAAGCGCCCGTACGAGTGATGTTGAAATCGATAGCGATAAACTCAATTGCGCGAGTCGGCTTCAAGAAAATCTGTGCATACATAATGTTTCGATCCACAAGGTCCGGTGTCGTGGTGGTCTCGTCAAGCACCACCTTGAACTCACTCAGGCCAAATCGGGTCTGGATGCTAGCCAAGAAGGGGTTAACCTTACTGAGGAAGCGGTTCCAAGTTACCTTCACATTGGGATCAAAGAGAAGCTGAGCGGCAATCTGCGAGATGCGCTTCTTCACAAAGATCATGAGTCGTCGAACGTTAATGCGATCCAGTGCCGACTGAGTTACCTGGAGGGTCTTCTGTCCGAAGATCACAATTCCTTCAGCAGGGAACTTAGCAATCGGATTAATATTGGCCGCGTACAGGTCATCTCGATCGAGGCGTCGCAGCTGATGCGAAACATCCACAACCGGGATACCAGCAGCACCCTCAGTCAGGCCACCGCGGTTGAAGCCGGCGGGGGCGAACCACACATCCGTCTTACGCTGTGAGCTTGAGAAAGTACCAATTGCAGCAATAGAGGGCGGGAGCCACACAAAGCTACCATTAATGGTGTCTCGCGAGCGGACCCAAGGATAGAAAGCACAACCGTACGAGGAGTTAATAGCTCGATCGCGCAGGTTGTTAATCACTGTCTTGAGGCTGCTAGCCGTGTTATTTCGGGCTACTGCTGTGCCGTCCTCTCGGGGCTGGAATCCACCCTTAAGATCGATCACCGCCAGAGCATCGGCACGGTCCTCACAAATCCCCATCAAGTGAGTTGTGAGGCCTTCATGTGTAAGTCCAGGCATTGAGGCGAGGTTCATTTCGACGACCTCTGGATCGGTTAGGGAGTCCATTGCGCGCTTAATCGACGCGAAGCTATAGCTCTTCTGGCCATTAATATCTGTAATGCCGTTCAAAAGACGACTGTTGAATGGATCCATCTCTTGAATGTCAAGTCCGTCGAATCCACCATACAGTGGCACGGTAAATCGGTCAAAGCCCTGATCCAGGACTCCGGAAATTGCACCATACTCATTAGTAAGAGACGTACCGGCTGCATGCGAGCCCGAAAGCCACTTAACCATGCCCTTAGACCCGCTTGACGAGCCACTAAGGTCATCGAGCGTAAAATACATTGAGAGTTCGCGTACGTTGGTGGATGCGCCGGCAAACATATTGCCAACTATACCGCCGCGGGCCATCAACAGGTCAATTGTTGAGTCCTCGAAAGCGACGCCACCGGTTGTCCGGGTGGTTTGCATTCCGAAGTAAGCATCCGTAGGATTGGCAAGGTTACCAGATCCTGCGCAAACGCGGAATTCGGGTGCAGGGTAAAGGACAGAAGCCGTGAGGTGCGATCCACTCACCACCAACACCGACTGGCCCTGGGCCTGGGTCATGTTGTTGAACACGGTACTAGCGGTGGCGAGGGAGCCAGTAAACCTACCGCGTGCAACGGTTGTTCCACTCACCCAGTTTGCCGAAAGCGAACCAGTACCAATAACTGTTGCATCTGCATACTTGACAATGCCCTTAAATCCAAATGGAAGGATTGTTGCATCAACTGCATAGTTTTCAACGTTGCTGGCCATTGCCACTCGAATATAATCGGAGCGATTATCGTAATTACCGGCAAGTCGATAGCGGCGCTCGGCTGCAACCCAAACTCGGTTCTTATCGCCAATGAGGCGCGCAACATAATTCAAGGAATCCGGGTTCAGACTGCAGTTTTCAAACTGCTCCACAATCTTGACCACATTATCACTATCATCGAGCTTACGAACGACCACACTGAAGGTACCATACGCGTCGGACTCGTTACTAGACGCCTTAATATCCTGAATAGAGATCTTAAGGTTCTTGTTTGTCCAGGACCCGGGTTCGCCCAAAGCATGAACTGTAAACAGGGCCGGCAGCTGTTCAATGTCAAAGCCATTGCTGCTGCCGTTTCCGCGAGCAACTGTATCGCAACCAATGATTTGGGGCGTTTGAGCGGCCTGAAGGGGGTCCTCATGGTCTCGCCCAGCAAGGGTATTGGTGAGGCTGTACAGAGGAACAATTGCACCCCAGGTGGTACTTGCTGTGATGTTAGCCTTAATATGACGATCAAAGGTCTCACCCAACCAATAGTTATCAACCAGTTCAGTGACTGTGCTATTGGTCTTTTGGGGGTTTGTATTGAAGACTTTACGGATATACTTGGAGTCAGCGCGATTAAAGTTACACGAAGATGTTAGAGCCTGAGAGCCAGAGGCATTTGAAATAACTACCTTAAACTCATAAGGAACGCCTGTGTCTTTAACGATCAGAGACGACGCGCAGGAATTGTGCCCAGAAGAAGCCGCGGTCGCTCCCTTCGTGCTGAGCATTGCACCCGAAAGCATCAGGTTAGTTGTGGCATCTGTTGTATAGAAAATCGCTCCGAGGGCGCCCTGCATGGAACCGGTGCCGCCATCTGTATAACTGCCGCTAGCGCCGGCCGGGCCCTTCCAGGCAGAACCACTTGCATACTGGGGCTCAAAAATTACGAGGCCCCAGGCCTTTCCAGCGGATGTCGCTCTCCAGCCGGCTTCTCCGCCGGCGGCGAGGTTGCCTTCGGCTTCGGTGCCGAGGAGACGAACATAAGTAAGAGGGGAGCTGTTTTTAAGATAAGCTTGTGCCGCATACGCACCATAAGTGGCAGCAGTAGTGTTCGCGCCGTTGCGCCACACATCTGAGCCTCCACGGCCCGGGGAAGGGGCACCGAAAACATTAACAAATTCTTCGAACGAATTAACTGTTACGGGCCGCAATGCAGGGCCCTTTTCGGCTCGCCCGATAATAACGGGGCCAATTCCAGCAGGGGATGCAGGAATTTGGGAGCTATCGATCTCATCGACAAAAACCCCCGGTGAAACAAATCTAAAGTTTTTAACTGACATTAGTGTAGCTCTCCTAAGACTGAACGGTCTTATTAAATAGTATCTTATCTCTGCAACAGACTTATTCTCTTTTTTTCAAAAACGATTTACCAAACTTAACAATACGCTGTTACGATTTTCTGTACCACCCTTGGGGGATGGTATCGGGAATGTCCCCAAAAATGGTGCGCTCGCGGCCGAACTTAAACTCGACGGCATTCTGTCTTTTTACGATGGCCGGGGGCTCTTGATTTTCGCCGGCGCCAATCAAATATCCCAATACTTCTACACTAATGATGGTTTCGTAGTTACGTTGTTCCATGCCTATAGCCAACTGATTAGAGTTGTCGGCAAAATCGCCTGAAATGAACACTTCATAGGCATGACCGAGGGCCCGGATGCGCTTAGGGGTGCGTGAGTTGCCGGCAATTGTAAAAAATGGCCGCATCAATTCATTCATTTGTTGCTGATATTCCGTACGCAGAGCAATCTCATATCTAACAGTTACCCAGGTAGGAAGCGGAATTGTAATAGTATCATAGACTACTTTGGGTGGAGTCATGGCACGCTTACTGGCATTATAACGATGTGACCTGCTCCCGGGAAGTGGTCCATAAACCTTGTTAGCTAAAGCATTCTCGTACTCAGCTGTTTTTTTCTGATTGATGCTCCTGGCGACGGTTATTGTGCCGCCTTTGGGATCGGGCTCAGGGAAAATGTTGGCATAGGGGACGCCGCGGCGGTCTGGTTCCTTATTAACACCCGTACGCGCCACGGTAATGAGAGGAAGCACAAGGGTCCCCTCTTTATCACGTAGTTCTTTATCGTCTTTTGTTTGAAAGGCGCGTTCGGCAGTAGTCCACAGAACTGGCACCTTCTTAAATCCATCGTTACCATTAAGAGAAAGGTCTAATTCCACATCCACCAAGTTCCACATGGCCCGGTCAATGGTTTCAAGGCCCGATGGCTGAAAGGTTTGTTCCTCTAGCTTATTTTCAACCTCTTTATCGCCAACGTGAGCATACCTTTTCTCACGCGACTTTTCCTGAATCTGCTGTTGAGTTCTTTTGCTCCGTGTTGAGCGCGCCATGATATCCCCTCTAACCTACGTATATGCCGGCCGGCACATTTTGCAAAACCTTCTCCGCCGCATCCTGCATATTAGAGTCAGTAACTGCGAGTTTATCATATGTGACCTCATCCAGTAGGGCCTTAAGCTCATCACGTAAAGTCGTCTGCTCTTCTTTGGCCTGGGATAAAAGTTCTGATGCATTCAAAGTGATGCTTTCACCAGGAATTGGAACCTGAGCAAACTTGCCTCGTACTTGACCCAGCATTTCTTTTGTCAACGCCAGTGCGAAACGTCGGATCCATTGCTTCCCCATGGAGTTAATACTAGCATAAGGCAGGTTTTCAAAGGGTAACGTGTTAACATTATTAATTCCCTTGAGGCCTTGAGATCCGCGGCCGCTTTCCTCCCATGGTTCATATTGATTATCAATAGTAAACTGTACCCAGAACTTTTGAGGGCTCGATACAATGGGACATGGAAAAAGTCTTAGATTATTGTCTTTAATCTCATATGAATAGTGAGAAGTACGAGTCCATATAGCATCTTCGTACGCCATGGCTTGCAGTTTGTTCTGCCATACCGGAACAATATCAAAAGTTGAGTCGTCTGCGTATTGGCCATAGGTGCGCAAGTTGCCAACCACCGAGAAACCACCGTAGTAGCCATAAAACCTCCACATGGATCGAGGAGTCTTATAAAATACTTTACGAATGGTTATGCGCTTGTCACCAACTTGGCCATAATAGGGCAGCGCCGTGTCCGCGGATGCGGAAGATGAGATCAACGTCTGCAAGTCATAGTCTTGGCGCCCAGATTGAGCCGTGAAGGAGGCCGAATAAATAGGCGTCAGGCCTCCGAAGCCCGCCTCAGTGGACAACCCTTCCGAAATGCGCCTCACATACCCATAATCGAAGCGCGGATAGCGCAATTCAATGCTCGATCCTGAAAGGCCATCACCCGCAGTAATTTGCCCATCTTGATTGAAGGATGCGGTCTGTGCTCCTAGGAGGTCAGAAAGCGAATTCTTGCTCTGATGTAAATTAACAATATACGAGTACTCTAAAACAGCCTCTTCATAGGCAGCATACACGTTGCCTTGGTTTAATTCAATGTCAAGAACGTCACCACCTAACTTTTTATAAGTATATGCGACCTGGTCCACTGCGCCGGACAAAAATGGTGCCGAATTAACATAAACTCCAAAGGGAAGCGCCCCTGATACATTAACAATTGCCCCCGTAACTGGTAAAATATTAGTATTATTGGTGGAAATTGGGTTTAGATTAGGGATCGCCATGAACAGTACCTCTTTTATTCACTACTAAATAGAAAGCCCCGGCTCTTTCGAGCCGAGGCTTTCATAAAAGTTGACCTAAGTCAGCTATTCGCTAGACTAGATCCTCGACAATCACGAGGCCGTACATATCAGGACGGACCATCTTCTTGGCGTATCGAGTCATGACTCCCTTACGGGGCACGAAATCTTCAACACCAAAGATCGTCGGTGTAGTCTGCAGTGGCACGTACGGAGCGTAAACGTAGCCACTCTCAAGGAAACTACCTCCGCGTCGGCCAACGAGGACCAAGCTACGGGGGAAGTAAGGATCGACGTAGACGTCGAACTTCTTCGAGAGCGAACCAACCTTCACGGTTCCAATGTCACCACGATCAGCATCAGCAGTCACGTTAGCTCGGAAACCAGCAGTGAACTCAAGGATGTTGGCAACTTCAGGTCCGCAGACGACGAAGTTGGCAGCACCGCGAAGAGTCTTGCGGTGAATCTGGGCCGAAACATCGTTGATTGTCTCAACGAGAGTCTCATACCACTCACTAACGTTACCAGTGAAGTCAGGCGTCGTAGACGCACCGAGTTCGACACCAGTCTCGCGCTGGACGAATCGACCAGCTGCACGCGACCAGTAACGGACACCAGCAGTAGAGCCACGAACGAGGTCCTCAAGGATCTCGCGATCAATCTCAAGAGCGATCTGCTCAGACAGAATCTGAGTAAGCTCGACTTCAGCGTCAAGGTTGTGGTAGGCGTTAAGATCTTGTCCTAACTCCGGGGTCCACTTGGCCTTGAGCTTCTTGGTAACCGCGGTGACGGCCACACTGTCGACCTTGATGTCGATCTCAGGAATGTTCGGGCTGTTTTCCAGACCCCACTCGGACTGACCGATGACAGAACCAAGAGCGGCAGAGCCACTAAAGTAATCTGTCTGAGGCCATGACCAACTGTTGTTGGCAGCGGGAGAACCAGTAAGAGCCTGAGCAAACGGGGTCTGTCCACCGTTCGGCTCGGGGCTGGCGTCAGCCGCTCCAGAGGTCAGTGTACCAAGCTCAGACGAAGCAAACGTAAACAGCAAGTTCGTCGAAGCACGATCGCCAGGAAGACCACCGTTGGACGAGGAGCCGAACTGAGTCAGTCGACGGACCAGGCGATAGTTACCGGAAACGGCGGTACCGCTAGCGGCCAGCTGGTTCCAACCACCCTGTGCACCCAATGTACCCGAAACCTGGATGGCCACAAGGTCATCAAGATTAAGAGCGGTTGCAGCAGCAGTAAAGTTACTAAGCGCAAGCTCAGCAACAACAACAGCGGAACCGGACAGGTCCGGATCAAAATCAGTAAGACTACCAAGAGTCACGTGCTGATCATTGGTTGCAGTACCAGTGTTCGCATTGTTAAGACCGGCAACACCCGAAACAACAATACGGAAACCAGAGCCGGCGATGGTCGAAGAACCAGTCGGCGATGCGTAACCGTTGTTGAGGGCGTAAGGGCCATTCTCCGGGAGCGAACCTGAAGACAGATTGACACCACCGGTGATCTGCGAACCAACCACGCCACCACCAAAGAGCGACGAAGAAGCTTCGTAACCCAGGCGGCCCGACATGGACGAGCGCTCTCCGATCTCACCAGAAATGGTAAAGTCGAGGAAGAAGATGAGGCCCGAGGGCAAGCTCATCGGCTGAACACTAACAAGATCGTTAGCGATCAGCGAGCCGAATACACGGCGAACGAGGGGGAATGCGACAGCCGCAAAGCCCTCAACGTCTCCGCCCGACATGGACGAAGCCTCACGGAGTAGCTCTTTTGCCTGGTTCTCAAGCAATCGAGCCATACCGTTCCGAACTGTATCATCACCAAGACCCTCAAGAAGACCGGTGCTCTCCCACTTATTAATGAGAGCGCTCCCTTCCTTCGCGAGGTCACGGTTAACGATACCTTCGGTTAATTTTTGTACGATAGACATTTTTTAACCTCCTAATATAGTTTTAGTCTAACCCTGCTAAACGCAGCATTCGATCCATTCTAGGATCTATAGTTGCCTTGTTGCTTTCTCTTTGGGAGCTAAGGAGCAGTGACGTGTGTTTTGAAACAGCTTCACGGAGTGTTTGTGGACGAGTACGATGATCGGTCGGAGTCCCCACTGCGTTTTGAATTGTGTCAAACACGACTTTTGCTTCCTCAACAGAATTGGCACGACTAACAGCTTCGACAATTTGCATTTTTTGTCGCTCATTCAAGGAGGTGCTGCCTAATGCCTTGTTTTGGTAAACAAGTTTGGCATTCGCCAAGTTCATCTTTCTAAGTTGAACTTTGGCCTCTTGTAACAAAGATTTTAACTCTTTAACAGAAACATTAAGATTCTTGATTTTCGCCTCGTAGAGTCCAGCATCATCCACAATATCTACTGTGTCTGCTTTTTCCTCTAGTTCTTCCTCTTCTTCGAGGTGAGCCGCTGAGGCTGCGGCCATAGCGTCATTATTCGCCTGCTCAGTACTATTATAAGCAGAACCAAGGGATGACCACCCTTGCAATTCAGGTTGTATATCAACATTTAGAAGTTCATTAACAAGAGAGTCGATCATCTCCTCTGAGATTTCGATCTCTTCTTCGAGGCCCGCTTCGGGAGTCTCGTCATCGGTGCCCGTATCCGTAGTCTTCAACACCGCAGCATCTTCAGCGGAATCATCCTTAAGGTCGGTATCCGTAATAGGGCCGTCTTCCTGCAATTCCATGGCTACTTCCTCAGAACCCATGAGATCGTCGGGGGAGCCTGTTTCGCCGGCTGCCTCTTCTTCATCGAGCTTAGCCTTAAGTTGATCAAAGTCAATTTCTACTAACTCATCTTCGCCGGGGGCGTCCAGCTCTTCGTTTTGAAAAGCAAATGGCGTTTCATTTAAAAAGTCAGTATCAGCAGGGGTGGTGGCAGTTGCCGTCATATCTGGCGTGCCCATACCCATACCCATGTCCATGGGGGCATCGGCCGCGAGGTCGCCTTCCTCTTGTTCCAATAAATGACCTAGGGCGCTCTTGACTTCCGAAGAATACTTCTCTAGGACAGCATCTTCGGCATTTTTCAAGGCCGCCTCTTTAAGCGCTTTCGCGTCAACAATAGCTTCTTCTAACAATGAAGACATAGAATTAACTCCAATTCCGATAGGTAATCAAAATAAATAGTGCTTAGGATGACGAAATGACTAATAGATGTAATTTCTAACTCAAATCAACCACAGTAAACATAACCATAAACACCGGTCGCTTGGCCGGCACTATCAAACGTAACATCTTCCATGGCTTTCCCTACAGTATAGCTGCGCATAATATCGTCGGACTGCTTCATCAGGAATCCCGGGGTTGTACTTGTGCAAAGCAAATCGCCAGCAGAGATGTCTCCACCTTCGTTGCAGACTTTAAAGCCCGTCAGGGCTGTGGTTCCATAGTTGCTTTGGCGACTATCACCAATGGCAGCTAGTTTCCATAATGTCTGAAACTTTGCAGTAGGCACCCACTCGCCGCCGCTCTCTTCAGCCATATTACACTGAACACCCAGCGCATCTTCAGCAACTCGCGAAACTGTGTTATCGTCAAGGGTTAAGGGCCATGCGTCGTCGCCCGAAGGTCCGGGGTTTTGCAAATCGTCGAGTACACTATACCAAGCAATCCCCCCCACGTTCTTTTGCATCGGCGAAGAAGAGCGAACGATTTGACCATTTTCTAACACGCAGCAGTCGCCCACCGTGATGTTCGCGTCATTACTATAATAAGGGTGACCCTCTGTAAAAAGTCCGGCTGTGGTTTTTACACCGTTGAGGGTTGTAATTGTATCGGAAGCGCCGGACTCATAGATGCGCATCACCTCGTTAGCATTTACTGTAATATTAAATCTTTCGCTGTTAGTAAACTTATATTCAATGATTCCTTCGTCCACATCTGATGAATCTCCGAAGAAGATGCGCGCGCGGGTGGATCCAGCTAGCAAGCTGATGCCCGCGTGACCACCGGACTCCACTACTAACTGGGAACTGACGGGGGCGCTGGGAGTTCCCGAATCGCCATCAGTAACGTGGAGTTCCTTGCCCGACCATGGAGCTGAACCTATACCCACTGAGCTGCCGCTTACTACTAACACCTCGTCTCCTACTTCTAGGGGATAGGTGGGGGCGCTGTTGCTGATTCCAACGGCCCCCTTGTTGCCGAGGGCTGAGAATATCTCGTTTCCGTCGGTGTCGGTGATGCGAAAAGCTAAATCATTCTGGCCGTCGTTAATAACGATCTCGCCGGCGCCTTCTTCCATCTTTATCATAGACTCGCCGCCGGCGACCAGCTCTATAGTGTCACTTGCGAACTTAAGGTATGTATCCGAGTCCCCAATATGTTGAAGCTTCGAGGCGATTGCAATGTCCGCATCGCCCTCTGTAGTTCCTGAAACTGTTAAACACGCAGATGGAAGTGATGTAACTTTGCCAATTCCAACTCGCCCATCCCCTCTCACGCGGAAAAGCGTGGTTGATTGAGATTCTAAATCCAAAACGTTTGTGCCCGATCCATTACCATCAGTGGTGACCTTGAGGCCATGGGCATTCGATGAAGCATCGTTGTCGACAGTCGCCACGTATGCGCTAGCGGCGTCTGCATAGGCGTGCAAGGTTGTCGAAGGAGAACCAGTGCCAATTCCAACTCTTCCTATAGCGCCTCCTGTCACACATAATATAGGAATATTGGCTCCAGGAACCGATCCCGAGGTAGCGTCGACCTGAAGCAGAATACCATCGCTTCCGGAAATATGGAACAGGCCACTGGGTGTCCCTGTGGCAATTCCCACCCGATCTTCCGCCGCAACCGTACGAATAAGGTTTGCGCTGGTTTCGCCACCGACTTTCAAGTCAATGTCCACCGCTCCATGATTAATGATTACCTTATCTTGGCTTGCTTCTTCAAGTTTAATAAATCCTCGGCCGCCGGCATAAAAAATAATAGAATCTTCACCCCAATCAATATAGGTATTTTGATCGACGTCATCCTCATTATAGATGTCTCCTCGCTCGACAGAGCCAGTTGTATATTTATAGGCCATATAATTTATCTCCCTCGATAGGTCGTAATAAATAGGCCCCTTCCATGCAAAAGGGCGTCTATCCCGAAAGATAGACGCCCTTGAGTTTTGTATCTAAGATTTAACTTAGAGGGTTTTATCTTCGGCTTAGAAGATGTTCCATTCCGAACCATCACTGATCAAGAAAACCGATGCGCCCGGGGAGTCAAGACTGATCCCGGATTCATTGTCGATCTTGTCGCCACCAACTGCATCGCCACCACTGCTAGTAATAGCAACGGCGCCGCTCATGCGAGAGTGACGCTTGATCATATAAGTGTATCCAGCCACGGCACTAGCAGACGGCAGGATCATCGTAATAGTAGCTGTACCACCACTGACAACCTGTATCATGCGCGCGCTCGAAGCAGTCAACTCAGTACTCGCAACAACGACCTGAGGCTTATTGACCTGACCAGCGTTAGCAGTCAGGATGCCCTTAGCCGTGATACCAGCATCGCAAGTAATGGCACCGGTGACACCGAGAGTACCAACAAAGCGGGAATTGCCAACAATCTCAGCAGCATGCGAACTCGACAGTACAGCACCAGCATTCGTGATACCAGTGGTAGTCACAAGACCAGCAGTGCTAACAACGAATTCGTTACCGTTTGTCTTAATGGAATCAACAATCACGTCGCCGCTAGCATCAACCGAGAAGACAGAAGGTCCAGTAATGCTACCAACCGTCAGGTCTCCACTTGCATCGATTGTAGTCGCGCCAGCAATTGAACCAGCAGCAGTAATGCCACCACTCTGGAGGGCCAAAGAAGTACCAGTAAGGGCTTCAAAGTTTCCAGCTGCACCCGAAATGGCGCCTGTAACATTCAATGTCAGCGACATTTTTGCAGCACCACCAATCTGGAGTTCTCCTGAACCGGAAACTTTACCGTTGTCGCCATCGACATGGAAAACCACATCGCCGTCGGCGTCGGGAAGCACACCAAATTGTCTACCAATTGCCTGAACACCGGCCTGGTCATGTTGACCACCATAAAGTACCAGACCGCCGGCGTGAGACGACGAAATGTCAATTGCGGCCTCGGCCTTGATCTCGAAGATGTTGTCGCTCATCTCGCTATCGTAGCTGTACTTCATCGTGCCACTCTCAGCAAACTGAATTTGAGTGGTACGATAACCGCCCACATTACCCGACAGTTCAAGCATCGCACCCGCCGATCCACTCGCCTGGTTAAAGGAGAGGTAGTTCGCCGAGTTAGCGACTGCTAAGCCGAGGCTACCATTCGACTGTGCTGCTTCTGTGAAGACAATGGGGTACTTCTTGTCAGCTGCAGCCGAAGCTGTGACATCCACAGCATCAGAAGTGATGCCAGTAATGCCTGCGCCGCCACCATAGAATTGCGTCGCATGGACATTCGCAGCTTTCACATCAGCCGAAGCTGTCACAGATCGGAAACCATCAGCATCCTTGTTCGCATCGACGACGACAGCCTTAGAGGCCGCAACCGTACCATTAGTAATACCATCGAGCTTCTCCATGTCGACTTCGTTCAAGTCGGCAGAACCGATGATGAACGAACTGCCAGCGGTGATGGAGCCGGACGAAGCCCAGTTGCCAATGCCCTTCAGTGTTCCAACAACTTCCAGTGTAGAGCCACCGGAAATAGCACCGGTAACCTCTATATGGTCGGCAAATTCGGCTTCGCCGCGAATCATCATCTTAGCGGAACTAGAGAGTAGGCCACTAAGGGTTGCAGTACGAGCAGTAAGATCACCACCGGTGATTCCAACAGCGCCTGAAATAGCACCGGTAACATCCAACTTAGCACCCATCGCAACGTTGCCGATGATATTGGCTTTCGCTGAACTAGACAGCAGACCAGTTAAAGTAGCTGTACGAGCAGTGAGATCACCACCCTTCACACCAACTGCGCCTGAAATCTCACCCGCGGCAGACAGCTTACCAGTTTGTGCATTCATGGTAAGGCGATCTGCAGCAGTGTCCATGGTGGTGAGGGAAACCCCATCACCAGATGCAGCGACACCGACGAGTCGGAATTCACTGTTAGCGCTAGAATCTGCAACGTCAACGGAATCAGAACTAATGTTTGTTAGTTTTGAACCATTACCGTAGATGAAAGTTCCCACGTGCATAGCGCCTGAAACAGCTACATCACCAGAAGATGACATAGATGTTTTAAGTCTAAGTACTCCGGAGCTAGAAATCGCACCATCTAGGTTCGCTAGCCCTTCTTGAAATTTATATGCCATTGTTTAATTCCTCCTATAGGTTAATGACAAAACGGGTGATGTAATAAAAATGTTGTTCGCGAACACTCATCGGAGGAGTAGTAAATAATTTTTGGGATATCCACATCCGTTTTCTATAACATATAGTCAGCCAGTTTTCAAAAGACTCGATTATATAAGAATTATTTGTGAACCTGGTACCTGGGGTCTAGAAGATATTCCATTGGTTGCCGTCACTTATCAAAAACAACGAGGCGCCCGGGGATGTTAAGGTCACATTAGCATTGCCATCAATTACGTTACTGTGGTCTGATCCTGTAATAACCACGCTTCCACTCATAAGCGCATGACGTTTAATAGCATACTGATAGTTGTTTGCTACACTGGCCGAAGGCAGTATCATGGTAATGGTAGCAGTACCCCCGCTGACTACCTGATACATGGTTGCATTGGAGGCGGTCAGATGGGTATTACTCGTGACAGTGGTCACTTGGTATTGTACACCACCGCTGACGGCCATCTGACCGCCGAAGACAGTGTTACCCACAGCTTGCAACACACCAGACCCAGACACAGCGCCGGCGATGGTTAGTGTATGAGAGGGAGTTTGTGTTCCTATACCTACTCGGTCGGTAGAACCCTCTGCGAAGATAGTATAATCATTATTAAGAGTAGCTACCTGAAAATCAATGTCCACCCCGTCTGGATTAATCCGCGCGATGTCAAGTCCATTTTCATCAAATTCCAGGAAGTTAAGTCCCCCGGCGCGGAACTGCATTGAATCGGAGCCGGCATGGCCGAAGCGAATCCAAGTGTCCGCATCATCATTGATCATAATGTAGGCGCCGCCGGATCTTCCTATACTAATATAGCCATTAACATCTAAAGCGTACTGAGGGTCATTCGTGCCAATCCCCAGGGAGGCGCCTGCGGCGCCGTCTGCACCCCGTGAACCAGTTAACAAGAGCCATGTTCCCGTATTGCCCGTACCAGTTGGAAGGCCGTCAACTCGGAATAAGACTTCTTTTTGCGCACCCGAGACATGCAGCTGCGCACTGGGAGATGTAGTTCCCACACTCGCCGAAGTTGCTATGATCGTATTTCCACTAACATTCAGTGTGCTTCCGAGCGTAGTAGCCCCAACAGCCTGCAGTGTACTAGAGCCCGATATCGATCCAGTGGCCACAACCGATGAAACCGATGCAGTTGCTGCTAATGTTGTTGCTCCCGAAACCGCCAATGTGCCGCCGAAGACGGACGGCCCCACGGCTTGTACCCCCGCCGAACTAGAAACAACAGCATCATTAGGGTTATAAACAAGAGCCGTATTTCCCCCTAAGCCCAAAGTTCCATTAGTCTGGAATCCCTCCGTAAATACAATGGGATAGTTAATATCGCCTGTCGAACTTGTAACATCAATCTTATCGGCCGAAATGTTTGTCAGACCAGAGCCGTTGCCGTAAAAGGCTGCGCCATGTACATTCCCTGTGACTGCTAGGTCACCCGAGGAAGACACAGAACCACCGAACCGTGCTGTGCCCGAACCAGATAGACTTCCGGTCATATTAACTGACGAAAAGGAGCCCGTGCCGGCAAAAGTAACTGAGCCGGATGCCTTCAGGTAACCAGATGTTTCCATGCCTGTTGACGAATATTGTCGTGCTGTGCCAGAAACAGCATCGACGCCAGTCAAGTTAGAGCCATCCCCATAATAAGTTGTGGCGTGAACATTGCCAGTCACAGCCACATCGCCAGACGAAGATATCGAAGATCCAAACACAGCTATATGACTAGCCGATAAAGTACCAGTCATGTTTACAGAAGAGACTGATGCAGTTGCTGCTAATGTTGTGGCTCCCGACACAGACACTGTGCCACCGAAGACGGACGCGCCGAGGGCCTGTAATCCAGCCGAACTAGAAATAACAGCATCATTAGGGTTGTAAACCAGAGCAGCATTGCCACCCAAACCTAAAGTCCCGTTGGTCTGAAAACCCTCTGTAAACACAATAGAATAGTTGACATCGCCTGTTGAGCTAGTGACATCAACTCGATCAGCAGAAATCCCAGTAAGGTTTGAGCCGTTGCCATAATAAGATGCAGCGTGAACATTTCCAGTCACAGCCACATCGCCCGAGGAAGACACAGAGCCACCGAACCGTGCTGTACCCGAACCAGATAGGCTACCAGTCATGTTAACTGATGAAAAAGACCCTGTGCCAGCGAATGTAACGGAGCCTGATGCCTTCAGATAACCTGATGTTTCCATGCCTGTCGAGGAATATTGGCGTGCTGTGCCAGAAACCGCATCAACACCGGTCAAGTTGGACCCATCACCATAGTAAGTGGTAGCATGAACATTGCCAGTCACAGCCACGTCGCCGGAAGACGAAATGGACGAACCAAAAACGGCCGTATGACTAGCGGATAAAGTGCCAGTCATATTTATGGAGGATGCCGATGCAGTTGCTGCTAGGGTCGTTGCTCCTGATATTCCCACCGTGCCGCCAAAAACAGAATTACCGACAAATTGGGCCCCAGCAGAACTGGACAAGAGACTCCCATTAAAGGTGAGCGCTGAACTTCCCTCCATAGTATTAGCATCAGTCCAAACACCAACTTGGTTATCAGCAGGAGTTCCGGTAGCATCAACAAGAGTAGCACCCCAAACTCGACTATCGATACTGTCGGTTTTTATTAGATCGGAACCATCAAGAACGAGAACAGTGTTGGATGTGCCGGCCGCCACACCATTAAGAGTCACAGTGTCGGCGCTGCTATCGCCTAAAATAGTGTTACCATATATCCTTAAATTGGCTCCCACATGAACTAGGCTTCCATTATAGGTAAAGTTAGCATCACCCCCGAGGGCACCAGCGTTATTAAACTGAACATAAGAGTTTGCACCGCCGGGGAGTCCGGTCAGATTTGAGCCATCACCATACAAAGCAGCCGCATGGACATTGCCAGTAACTGCTAAATCCCCCGAAGAAGAAATGGAGCCAACAAAGCGCGAGGTCCCGGAGCCAGATAGGCTGCCGGTCATGTTAACTGACGAGAAAGAGCCCGTTCCAGCAAAAGTAACCGAACCCGAGGCCTTCAAGTACCCGGATGTTTCCATTCCGGTTGATGAGTATTGGCGTGCAGAGCCGGAAACAGAATCTACGCCAGTCAGATTTGATCCATCACCATAGTAAGTGGTAGCGTGAATATTTCCAGTCACCGCAACATCGCCGGATGAAGATACCGAAGATCCAAAGACAGCTGTCGAAGATCCTGAAAGGCTCCCTGTCATCTTAACTGACGAGACCGAGGCTGTGGCTGCCAAAGTGGTGGAGCCACTCACCTTAAGATATCCCGAAGTTTCAAAGCCCGTGGTTGAGTAATGGCGCGCTGAACCTGAGGTTCCCACATTTGTTAGGTTGGCGCCATCTCCATAGTAGGCCGTCGCGTGCACATTGCCGGTAACAGCTAAGTCTCCGGATGAAGAAACGGAGCTTCCAAACCGCGCAGTCGAGGAGCCCGACAACGTACCAGTCATGTTAATGGAGGAAAGAGACCCGGTTGCTGCAAGCGTCAGTGCGCCCGTCACATTAAGCGTACTTCCAAGTGTGGTTGCCCCCACAACGATAAGGGCTCCCGAGCCAGATATCGAACCGGGCACGGTGACAGTGTGAGTCGGTGTGGCAGAAGAGCCAAGCGTTACACTACTGGTAGTATAAGCCCTGGTTGAGTTGACTTGTGTAAAGATTCCGCCGGCGGTTCCCACTGCTGTGGATGCAATGGTAATGGCGCCCCCGGCTCCACCATCGGTAAGAGTAATACCAGATCCCGCGGTAAGGACGCGCTCTTGTGTAAGATTGGCATCAGTACTTAAAACTATATACTGTGCATTGCTGGGGGCAAACGGTACCGCAGGGGGCGGCGATGGTAGCGGAAGCGCAGCCGAGGCGGTTGTAATGGTGCCCAGCTCAAGCTGTTTGGTCATCTCTCCACGTACGCGGAAAGTTCCCTTACGTGCTTTTACACACTCAGCGCTAATCTGAAACTTGTGCTCTACCTGGCCAAAGTAATATCGGGTATCATTATAGGTTCGAACAATTTCATAAAACTCATCCCCGTATTGAAGGAAATCCCCTACTCGAACAAAAAGGTTTTGATCGTCGGTGATTCTTTTACGATTAAAGTTAACAGTGAGCTTTGTCTGGTATTCATACCCGTACCGCTCGTTGGTTTGCTCGTTCTCTACGGTAACATATGCGTAGACTCGTACGGGCGGCAGAGTAACCTTATCAACCGCTTCACCATATAAAGGATGGTAATTGGAATCTTCTAAACTAACCGGATAATACGCAACTGTTTGGCCTACAACGCGTTCGGCTAATTCATCATTAACCTGCTTAACAAGGTCACGCTCCTTCTTCCCAAAGAACATGGGAGGAGGAGCGGATTCAGGTTGATTCCATTTATTTACCGGTTCCGACATTTAGTTACCCCGCTTATAAGCTTGCTGCCTATTGAATAAAGCTCATGGTAACTAGATAGTCTGCCGAGTATCTTACTCCTAGAATTGTTGCTCTTACTTCCACCGAAACGCTTGAGTGTTAACAGGGGTGAGTTGCATACCATCTTTTACCATAGCCTCTCCGTCCCGTTAGTCGTTAATGCCTGCGGATCCGGACCAGTTTCTACCAGCTGGAGAGTTGTTCACCTGGAAGTCAATGTTTCCGGAAGCAATACCAGTAAGGCCTGCGACAACCGAAACATTGTCAGAGCCACTTAAAAAGAGTTGAGTAAGCTTAAGATCGAGGCGTACGGGGCCAGAACCACTAGACATCGGTATCTCGATAAACCGGTTTCCATGACCGGTCGCTGCCGGCTGTCCTGCGACGCCGCCGCTGCTAAAGCCAACACGCACGCTATTCCCGGCGCTATCAAGATTTGAAATCATGACCCAAGAGGTTACATTGCCAAAGTCAAGTTGTGCGATCGGCTCTGCATCTTTTCTACAGTTGATGCTTCCAGATGCCCAAGGCTTGCCACTCACCTGATAGGATCCTACATTTTGAAGGCCTACCGTATATTTCGTAAAATTTGCCATTACATTTCTCTCCGTAAATAATTAGTTCCCAAATTTGGGTTTAACAAAACATTTTTCAACGCTTACGCCTTTCAAGCTTCTGTCGGGCCCGGATGGCCTTCTTTCTTTTTATCTTTCGTTTAACCGAAGGTTTGATATAATAGCCCGTTCTTTCCTTATAGGTCTCTAAGATTTTATCATTCTTTACTTTTCGGGTGAACCGGCGAATAAGCTTTTCGCTAGATTCTCCGCGCCTCAGCTCAACACTAACATTTGTGGCCACAGTCTACCTACTTTCTATCTTTTACATCGCTCATGTGTGCAGTCCAATTGCGACCAACCGCGCCGAACAAACCATCAATACTCACGCCAGCGTCGCTTGGGTCAACATTGGCGAGGGGAGCTGCCTGCTGGCTCATCTCACGTTGGGCGGGTGCCGGGGTGGTTCCCTCAAAGAGATCGATTCCATTATAAGCTTCTTGGCCAATCGCCGACATAAGCTGCTTCTTGTGCTCCCTGAGTTTATCTGATGCTTTGTTTCCAAAAGCGTTTTGATTCATTCTTTCCAAAACAGGATTTGGTTTTGGCTTGGGCACCTCAGTGGTTGCAGTGCTCATCCCCCGAGCGACTTCGCTAATTATTCCCGAGAGCACGCCATCTTCAAACATCACTTCTTTTATACACTCTGTGATCAATGGTTTTAAGATTTTCTTTAACTCTGATTTTTTCATGTAATACCTGATAATTCCTTCCATCGAGCCTGTTCTATGATTCGTGTCGCCTCAAGGGCGCGCTCATCAAGCATACGAACAATATTGTTTTCGATTTCTTCTGTAACCTTAAGGGAGTGCGACTTTGCCCAGCGCGTGATGGCATTAAGTAGCTTTCCCAGTTTTTCCTTTTCGATGCCAGTGGCGCCGCCGGAGCGTAACTGCTGGAGGGCACCGTTTAAACTGTGCTCTTTCCCATCGGGGTGATTGTAGATCGCGACGTTAGCTTCATCTAAAAAGTTAATAAACTCCTCTGCTATCATCTGATGAGCCTGATTGACATGCTCCTCTTCCATGATCTTAACACCCTGCTTCGTAAGTTGTTGGGCTACATGCTTTAAGATTGTAGAACGAACAACTCCCTTGATCTCTGGATCAGTGCCTCCCATTTTATCAACGAAACTCTGAAGGCTGACGCCTCGCTTGCCTTTCAATATAGGAATGGCCTTGTCTTCGGAGCCAGTGGAGGGACCGGTTGTTGGAGGGGTATCTGTCGGAGGTTCCCCAACCGGGGTGCCGCCTGGCTTTTCTGTGGATTTTGCTCCTGGCCTATGATAGATAACAGGTGCCGTATCCTTAATTTTGGCTGGCTTTCCTCCTCGCAACTGGCTCATAGCGCGCTGGAGTGTTGTCGCACCAGGAATACCAGAAAGGTTCAACTCATTCATTTCACTCTGAATGGTTTCTACCAACTCCTGATATATTTCCTCCTGCGTAACAGTGGGCACGACTTACTCCGATTTAATTCCAGCCAAGACCTTCCAGCGATCAAGACTACGGGACTCAGAAAGTTGCTGAGCCTCCTGCTGTTGCTGCTGCTGTTGCTGCGAAACCTGAGCGCCCTGTTGGGTGAGATCAGCTTTCATGGCTTTCACGATCTTACGAATAAGTTGTTTCTTTTGCTTATCTGATACATCTGGTTTAAAGATTGGTTCTGACTGGGCAGAGAGCATGGCGCGCTTGAGATGCCAGTTAAGGCTCCGATGGCGCGCTCCTCTGCCTTGTGAGGCGCCGACATTAATAAGATTGCCCTTCTTAGATTTATAGCGGCGCCGCGGCTTTTGGGTGGTACCGGCTACGCGTTGAGCCAACTTGTCTTCAGGGTTGCGGGAGATATTACCCTCAGAAAGGCCAGCATAGTCCTTCGACGTATCTAGATCAAAATAGTCGGCGCCCTTGATGGCTTGCCCCGGAACCCATTCGTCTTCAAGTCGAATCAGGAGGGTCTCAAGTGCAGCTTCATCAATTTCGACATTGTTCTCAGAGGCAAATTCCCTGAACATTTTTTCAACGATATCGTTAACTTTTATCTCATACGGGCCATCAAAATCTGGTGGTGGCGGATCCTCTCCCGGGCCTTCTTTGCAGTCCACAGGATTGAGAGTGTTCATCAAATCGTTCAAAGCCTGCGCACGAGAAGACTTGAGTCCCTTTATTCGAATTGCCTTTACAGCTGCTGCAGAGGCCAGCAGTCCGATACCCAATACACCGGTGGCCCAACTGGCTGCTGCAGCGGTGGCCGCACCAGCAGCGGCTGCGGAACCTCCGCCTTGAGCCATAGTCTTGACAACCGTCTTGCCGATATCAACGCCGGCGCCGGCTGCGGTTGGGTCCCAAGCGAGACCTTTGATGGCATCAGGTCCAAAAAACTGACCCAAGGTCTGAGATCCCGCTTCGGGACTGGCCATCATTTGATTCCAGTTCTTTAACCAGGATGCAGGATTGCGACCCAACTTGGCCATGGCTTCGGGTCCGATGCCTGCGGCTTGCATGTCTTGTAACATGGTAGCCACAGGAACATCCGCGCCATAATGGCCCGGGTTAGCCTGAAGCAGTCGGCCCAGCATCTGAGTGGGGCCTTCGCCAGGCTTAACATTTAATACCTTACTGAGGGTTTGGGTTATAACTTTGGGGTTCGCGCCCTTCTTTGTCACAAGCTCTAAGAACCATGGCTGATTGACCAAAATGTGACCCATACCGGCGGCGGCTCCACCCAAAGCCAAAAGTGCAGGAAGCAGATTAGACTTGAGGCCCTTAATAGTAGAAGAGTCTTTTCCGGTTAAACGCGGGGATGCCTTCTTTTCTGCGGGGTCATCTTCGCCCGCAGCAATTGCGGCCCATCGTTCTTCGCGAGAGGGGCGACCAAAAAGCTCATTTAATTCCTCTTTTTCTTGCTCCGTAAGATGCTTATAAACATCTGACAGATCGTAATCTAGTGTTTTTTGCACCACCTTTCGAAGGTCATCAATAATAGCATTGGCGATCTGACATGGAAGATATCCCTCTTCTCCTTCCTTCTTAGCGGCCGCGAAATGCAGCGAAGCAAAGAAAGCCCCTATCTCCTGCTGCGCCCTAATAAAATCTTCCTGACTTTCTTGATTAGGGTATTCGGGGTGCTCTTCTTTGAGTCTATCGAAAAACCCCTTGAGAGTCGCGTTCTCGGCCTTGTCCATAATAGCCTGGAGTTCTGCGCTGGCTTCTTCAGAGGCTTTGCCTCGGCCAAGGATCTTGCCTCCTTTTTCCAGGCTGCCCAGCTTGCCCAGCTTATACTTAATTTTTTGCCAAAGGCCGGCTTCGTTGAGATATCCAGCCTCGTACATTTCATCCCAAACAATAATTTCTCGAATTAAGTTACGAGCCTGGGCTTCAGTTAAAAGTTTCCTCTCCATCTCATTACTCCAATATGCTATCAAGCATCTGTACAATTTTGTTTTTGCGCTGAACGTTTTCATTCATCAGCTTGCTTTCCTGTAGAGACATAAAAGCGTTAGGGGTTGATGGCTCCGATACAATGTCAAAGCAGATTAACTGAAAATCATCTTCTACGATCGTCTTGCCCTGCTGCTCTGTGACCGAGCCCATGCCTCGCGACGAGATTCCGATCTTAACTCCTGACTCCACAAGCGAGCGGAGGATTTGACCAGAGGGAGTGTTAAGAACTTTGCACTTGCCCATGACATTCGCGCCTTCCATCCAGACCTTGGTAACCATATGTGACACATTGGCAAGGTTGATAATAGAAGACTCAGGATGATCAAGTTCTCCCAAGGCGCGATTATCTTCCACGATGCTGGCGTACTTCTTTACTTCGCGAGTAAGAATAGGACCTGGGTAAATGCGCCCGTTGCCATTTTGGCAATCGGCTTCTTGAAGTTTTCCAGTAAGCATCATGCCACCTTCTGCGACAAAACGCTTCTCAGCCTCTGTCAGCAAGTCCTGGCATATACCGCCTTCGCATAGTTCATAATATTCTCGTAATAGTTTGGCCATGGTTGTTCTCTCACTTTAACGTGGTGCCTTTCAGCCCCACAGATATTCAGCTACCCTTGCAGCAGCGTCGGACAGGCTGTAGTTTCCATTTCTGCATTGTCCTTACCTCCTTTATGAATCAAGCTGATTCCCTCATCATCTACAATCGCGCTGAGAAAGTACGAAGTACCCGCACTAATACAGCCGCAAATGAACGCATTTACGATCGTATAATCAAAATTAAATAGTTCTGTATATGGACTTACGCCCCAAAGAAACACACCGACCCAAAATCCCATGCATAAAGTACAGTGGAATAACTTACCTAATCCCCAGTACGTACCACATTTTGGACGTACGCGACTAAAGATTGAGCCGTATACAAGCATAAAGGTCATGCCGTAAGCGGCAAGCACAAAATAAAGCAATTCCATTTTAGTAACGATAACGGAGTGGGTAATAATAATACCCGGGCCGCATTGAGCCTTTCTCCGAATACTGTGGCACTTCGCCGTATTCGGTGGAGTTCCGGTCGTCTGGGTGAGTGTACATATTTTCGAGTTCTTTCTCGTAGTCGTCGGCCACTTGCTCTGCGCTAGACTCATGTTGAATGAACTCCGCAATCACATAAACAGCCGCTTGGAGTGAATTAATCTGTTCGCTGGAGTGTACAACACCTTCTAGAGAACGAAAGATGTTTCCGCCCTGAATAGTTGCTCGATCTAAAATACCCTTATCCGCTAGCATTTCTAGAAGACGGTTCTGATAATCATATACATCTTCTGTCGCTGTAGTCTTTGGGAAAGTTACCACTTTCATCTGTTCTGGCATTACCGCAATATCAATCTTGTTGTGATCCATAATAAGAAGAGACCCATCAAGCGCCTTGCGCGCTTTGAGTTCAACTGTCGCCTGCGGGCCTCCAATCTTAATATTAATCATGAGCGGCAAGCTCCTGGACCAATTCCTGGGTTTTTAAGACCTTGTTGAGATCTGTCTCTGTAAATTCTCTCTTTCGAAATCCTTCCAGATATTCCACCACATTCTCGACCTTTTGTGAGATGAGAGGCTCTAACTCAGTCTCTCCAGCTTCTTTGAGCAACGCCATCAACCTGGTCAATTCTTCATTGAGGTAGAGCCGCAACTCAAAGCCGTCATCGGCAAAGCTTGTGATATAACGATTTAGTAAATCCTTCTGCTCTTGGAGAAGATCTCCGTACTTGTTATTAAACTTATTAATAAAAGAGCGATAAGTAAGATTGTCAATCGACTTAAGATTGTCCGATTCAGTGATAACCTTCTGTGACATCCTATCAACGATGGCCTCTTCAAAGAGGACCTTTTGTTTAACCGGGGCCTTTTTATTAAAAATAGAGCTTATAGAAGCTAACGTTTTAAAGTTGGGAACAAAATTAGCCCACACATGCTGGCCAAGATTTTTATTGATCGCCGCAATAACCTGCGATTGGGCATCAAAAATATTCTCTTCGCTTAAGCCTGCGCGTGCAGATTTAATCTCTTGCAACATTCTCTCAGCAACGTTGCGCTGAACGTTTCTAGTTTCTAATAATGCAGAATACAGCTGCATCTCGGCATGGAGAAGAGTCCCCCTGCTAAAGTGCTCCTTGAGAATATCCATAATTGCAGTGCTGCGATTCTGATTTTTCTCCACCGTAGCCTTGGTAAGTTCTTTAACCAGTGCCTCATAGATAAAAGCTGTATTACGTTTCTTGTTGTGTTTCATCCTTCTCCGCCTCTTTCTCCTCTAATTGAGTTATAAGTTTGCGTATATTTGTTGTATTTTCTAGCAACAATACTTCGTCCCTAGTATAAATAGATCCCTTATTCTCTTCCAGACTAACTAACGCGCTAAGATCGGGAATGCCTACGCGACCGACAGAGTGACCGACGCGGGAACGATCGTCGCTTCGGTATGTAATATTTTCCGGTGCAACCTGACTACGAATACTACGTCGGAGTCGGCCAGAGCCTTGACGGCCGTCAGCCCGCCCGTCCTTGCGTTCGTATTTGCGGCCCTTTTTATAACGGCTCACATGACCATCGTCTTTGCGCGCCGGCGCGGCAAGAAGGGGACTCTCGTCTTCACCTCCTGCGGGCTCTTCGCCGCCTAGGTCTTCTCCACCAAGGTCACCACCAAGGTCACCTCCAAGATCGCCGCCAAGGTCGCCGCCACCAAGGTCGCCACCTAAGTCGCCACCCAAGGCGCCGCCCATCTCGTCGGCTGCGGCCTGCTCTTGAACACCCTCAAGTGCCTGCTGATACTTTTTATCATAGAAGGTCTCACGCTGATTGCGCAAGAACTCTTGGTCCGACATACCCAAGATATTCTTAGAAAGCCAACGCTTGCTATAAACACCTTCAGGCACAGCATTCGCAATATCAAACTTTGTACGCATATATTCAAGTTGCTGCAGCTCAGCCAATCGTGAAGGATTGTTGAGAGACAGTTTAAAGCTAACGAGATCTTCGCCGCGGAAACCAATTGTGTACAAATGAACAACAGCGATCTTTTCCAGCTCAGACAACAGTGAGCGCTGTAGACGCTGAATTGTACGGGCAAACCGAATGTCCTTCTGGGCGAGAGTTGTCTTGTCTTCGTTGTCCCCATCAAGATTTGTTAAATACGATTGGGGAACCTTAAGTGCAGAAAACATCTTGTCTCGCAAATACTTAACATCTTCAATATCATCGAGGGACTTGGCGCCGGGCAGAGAAACAATTTCCGACCCCACGCCGCCACGCATAGGAATGAAATAGTCTTCTTCCAGAGAGAGTGGGTTATAACGCAAGTCGACTCGGCCAGATGTTGGTGTCACCAATTGGTTACGCTTCATCTCGGTTTTCACTTTTTCCATGTACTGTGGGACGTCCTGCGGTGGGATGTTTCCTACGTCGATCTTAAAAACCCGGCGCTCTGGGGCGCGGACAACTCGGTAAGCAATCATCGCGTCTTCAAGCAGCACAAGCTGGCGCCAGATCCGGCGCGCTGGGTCCAGAATAGATGTTCCATAGGGACTATACTTGTCGTTGCCAAGAATACGGAAGTGGGCTACCTGCCAATCCTCGAAGGTCATGCCGGCGCCATTCCACTGGAACTGAACATAATTTGGATTGGAGGGGTCTTGGCCCTCAAGTCTCTCTAGTTCTTCGCCGGGGAGACCAATCACCGATTTAACACCCAAGTTCTCTTCAACATCCAAATACAAGAAGAAGTCGCCGAACTTAACCATAGATCGAGCCCAGCCAAATGCATTGAACTCAATATTCAGAGCATCATAAAACAGGCTATCAAGAATAGTCTTGATTTCAAGATTAAGACAATCAACTGTTAAGAGACGATCGAACTCATTTGATGTGGTCATCTCGTCGGCATAAATATCAATAGCGGACGCAATCTCGGGCATGTACTCCATCTGCTCAAAATCCTGATAGCGCTCGCCGCGGTTTTGGTTGCGCATCGCGTGGGACGAAAGAAGATTGTAATTCTGAGAAAGGTTGTCGGTTGCTCGCTTAAACTCCTGCCCACTGAGGGATCGGAACCTATACCGATATTTGTCAAGTTCGTTCCGTCGTTCTTGCCGCGCAATCTGCGCACGGTAATTTACAATAGGGCCCGAAAATAATCTAGTTAATCTCTTGAATAATGGAGAATTTGGGTTTCGAGTATTGTTTCCTTTGTTGCGTGCCATATGTTATCCCTTAATCAGAGCATAATACTGTTCATTAAGTTGAACTGCTTTGGTGCCCTTGTCTGCTTCTGTGGTCATTTTGTGACCTGTCATGCCTGGTATTGTGGTAGAAATGTTAGTCTGGGACGTAGAAATAGAAGAAAGGAACTGCTTACTATATTCTACATTCTTATGACTTTCTACAATCACTGTGTCCCTCACCCAACATCCAATCGCGAATGACATAACCAAATCATCGTTATAGCTTCGCATTGCCTCCGGTCGTCCATGGTTCCAGATAAACGTTTTCATTTCCGACAAAAGACGATTAGAGTTAATCTTAATTAGTTTGTTCCTCATAAACTCTTCCATCTTCGCCACAATCAAGGGGCGCGTCTTAGACGAAGTAGTGAACCCTGGAATTGCATTTGTTTGCCATTGTGCAGTTAGCGGATCAACGTACTGATGATTTCCCTTTGTCGAATGATATAGATTAGGATACCCTTTATCAATCAATTTTTTAAGTACTGCGAACCCTATATTGTTGTTTTCTACAACTAACATGGGATTACCGTATTCGCCTGCCACATTATACAAGATATCGGCAAAGTCATCCGGCGTAGGCTTCCCTATATATTCGGCCACAATCTCCATTGTCTCAAGCTCAAAAATATGAAACGCACTATTATCTTTGCCATCGCCGCGAGCAACATCAGCCACAATCAAGTGAGGCTTTTCTGGGTCGTATCGTTTCCAAATCCAATAGTTACGATCAAAGCCTGTGCGGTATTCTGGTGTTACTGCTCTCTCTAGATACCATTGTAGATCGTCTGGATGTACCACAGTCTCTCCCGAAACATTGAAGTTGCATTCTAGTTCTTGAGCGATCTGCCGGCGAGACATGTTCATGGTCTCTTTTTCAAACCACTTCTTGTCTCGATCTGGGTGCACGTCCCACAGAAGAGTGGTTATATAAAAATCATTGACGCCGCTTTCTGCTTCCACACAAGTTTGATGAAACCAATTTCCCACACCGTTAGGAGTGGACAGTGCAATGCAGCGCCCACCAGTAGACAGAGTAGGATACAACGCTGTCCACAATTCTCCTAGCTTCTCAACATGAGCAGCCTCATCAATAACAAGTAATGACAACGCTTCGGAACGACCCACATCGCCAGACGTTGAGGCAGCTTTAATCTGAGATCCGTTTCCTAATTCAAAGGACGTGCGGTTATCTACTGAGATGGGTGAAATTTGCATCCATGGTGGAAGGTTCTTAATAATCGCTTTAACTTTGCGCACCAAGTTGGTGGCAGTTTGAAGTTTCGTTGCAACCACAAGAATGTTTTTATCACGATGAAAAAGCATAAGCCACCCAATGTAGGCGGCCGTAATGGTAGAAATGCCTAACTGTCGTGCCTTGAGAATAACATTAAATCGATAATCGTTGTAATCTTTTAAAAGTTGTTGCTGATAGTCAAATGCTTTGAAAGGAATCAAGCCCTTCTGTGGGTGGGAAATACGACAATAGTTAGTCGTAAAATGAACCGGGTTTTTACCCGCTTTAACGACTTCCTTTAGTATTTCCTCTTTTGTAAGGGCATTGGACATATCACCCCTTAACTACCCTTGCGAGTGTCGTTTGATGGGCGCTTCTTTCCTGGACCAAGTTCGAGCCAAGCGCGGATAGACTTATCCAAGTTCTCTTCAGGAGTGCCGGGATCAACCTCATCACAATCCTTCATGCCGCCAATCTTATAATCACACTGAGCTTGAATATCAGTGCGATAGTTAGACATACGCTGAACAAGGATCTGGTGTTCCCCTTCTTTGGTCAGGGTCAAAGTGTCGCCCGTAATGGACTTGTACTCTTTCTTAAGAAACTTAACAATGTCTGCCAACTTAGAAAGAATAGAATCTTCGAAATCCTTTTCTTTCACATCCCGCAGTCGAGCTTCGGACTGATAGCTAACGCGCAGAATAGGCCCCATGATTCGAACTTTAAAACCGTCGATAACTCGACGATCCAAAATCAAGTCTCCCTGCTCTCGGTTAAGTCCCACCTTAGCATCTGAACCATCGTAAGCATTAGCTGCCGCCTGATTGATTCCTTTAACTATATCGTATACTGTTGCCATTTTTTATTCCTCTCCCGCTGATTGGGCGGTACTTGTGATTTTCATCTTTCGCTCCTGTACGCATACTCTTGTGCGATGGCTGCAATTTTGGCTATCTGCTCAGCTGCCTTATCATGAGCTACCGACCCCGGCTCAGAGGTTTCCTTTTGTGCTAGCAGATGTTTCAAAACCTTTTCAAGGTGTACCAATGAGGTAGCAATTTCTTGGGCGGAGCGCATGCGCATCTTTGAGGTACCAATTGATTCCTCCAGCTCTTCGCGAATAATCTTACGCAATTTAGTTTTGCTAATTCTCACCTTTTGGCCTCCAGCCTTCAAGCCATCTTTCCTCTCGTCCTTCAACCCATGTAATGTAACAAGCTCGACAACATTCAAACTTATTCATATACAAATCATCTTGGGGACGAAAAGAATATGTATTACAAACAGGACAGGTCCGATTTGCATCTCTAGTAAGTAGTTTTTTGTTTATTAAAAATCCATCTTGTTCTACTTTGTCCTGAGTTTCGGCCATCTTGGAAAATTTGCGCTGCTCCTCTTGGGACTGAGCGATGTATTCTTTCTCTCTTGTCTCGTCCCATGCAGCGTGAGGATTATCAATAGTTTCCGAACCATACTTCTGCGTGATGGCTCGTTCTAGTTTGACTATATAATCTTGATCTTTACTCATGGTTTATGCATTTTCTAATTGTTCAACACGATGAAGGAGGGCATCGTTCTCCGCTTTGAGTTCTTGTATTGCCTTAATCAAGGTTATTATCACGGGCCGATCTTGAATGTCGGCTGGAACTGAATTGTCACTAAGGACTGCTTTTTCCTTTACAATTTCACCCGTGTCCTCGTCGGTATAGATGTTTCTTTTAATTTGTCCGCTTTCATCATAATCATAATCCGAATCCATAATCACCAATTGTGGATCAACCTCGTGTACCTCTTCCGCTATCAGCCCTAGCTGTAAGTGTCCTGGTCTTGACTTTAGCTCGTACTGAACGGGACGCAAGGTTAGAATTTTATCCAAACATGGGGCATCGTAAGTTTGGATGTTCTTTTTAATCTTGCGCGTAGAGGAAGATCGCTCAAGGCGATCGTTGCTTGTATCGAGGTACACCGTAAAGCCGCCACCGGTATTCATTCCCAACGCGTATAGATTGTCCCCAGCAACAAGATCGTCGGAACAACGCAGGTCGTTTGTTGCGCGGACGGTGCCGGCAACGTCAAGCTCATATGAAGGCGTGGAATCCATGAGGCCGACGCGGCCAGCGCTTTCATCAAAATAGATCCCGGTTGTGGTATTGTTTCCATGGATATGGAGATCGCGCGATTGAGTGTCAATATTGTTGATGCCAGAGTACGCCCCGATAGACATGTAAGCAGCTGGGACAGCAGAGGTACCAAAGTACACGCGAGGGCCCGCTTCACCGAGCAGCTGTACTTGATAGTTGGATGTGGTGTCTTTAACCGAGAGAGTCGCGGCGCTGTCACTAACAAGAAGATCGGCGCCGTTAAACGTTAAGCCAGCATCACCCTCAACGGAATTGGAGTCTGTGAAAATTGCAATCTCATTGTTAGTGCCATTGGTTCCATCTAGTAGCGTGGTTCCCCAAACGCGAGAGTCGATTTCGTCTCTCACAATCTCGTTGGAACTATTGATAATAAGAACGGTATTGTCAGTATCCGCAGCCGGTGCAACATCAAAAGTAACAACTCCGGCAGCATCAATTGAGAGGACATCTCCGACGTCCGTCTTCAGCGACAACGTTTTGTCGTCAGCGGCCGAACCAATGGTCACCTTATTAGACGTATAGTGGGCAACTGCAGTGCCGCCGATTCTCAGATAATTATTGTCCGCAATATTAGTGTCCTTGGCAAAGTATGCACCCTCAGAGGCTGTGAGTTGTGAGGTAACAGTGGTTACGTCTGCGGCAGCGTCACCCAGATATGCATTCCCTTGTGCCCTGAACGTTCCGCCGACATCCAAGGTATACGAAGGAGAAGTGTCCATGATCCCTACTTTTTGGTCCCCTTGGATGTATAAAATATCCTGGCCGGTGCCGTCACCATCAGCATCAGCATACCAAAATCTTAGTGACGCTTCATCTTGGGAACCCTGTGCTGCTGGATCTCCATAGATAGTCCAGTCCCACGAATTTCCGTACGGACCGTTGGTGTCTGCCGTATTGGTGAAACTGAGTCTGCCACCGGAATTTTGGTCCTCGTGTAGAACAAGCTGAGCATCATCTCCGGCGCTATTTTTAGAAACATGAACAGCCCCAGTTACCACAAGCTCATGACCCGGGGTTGCAGTAGAGCCAATATTAACACTGCTTGTAGTGTAAATGGCCGAGCCATTAATTTCTATAAAAGGTCCTGTGGTGTCCTCTGCTCCTGCAAGAACCAATTCGGAATTCGAGTTTATGGCAATATAGCCATTGGCCGCAGGAGTGCCGCTATCAATTTCTTGTCCCAGATTGTCGACAAGAAAACGAAGAAGTCTTCCTCTAGATTGTGCCTGCGAAAAACTCATTTAACTATTTCGGTTGATAAAGCAAATATACCCAACGATGTAAGAGTTCCAATTCCAAAACCTAAAGCCACCAAAAACGGATCCTTGCCAGGCTTCTGTTGAACAACCAGATCCATAAGTCGGTCGTTCTCGGCAGTCTTCAAAATCATCATCGACTCATATTTGTCTTTCCAAGAAGCAATCTCAATATCTTTATAATCTAATTGCAACTGGTATCTTTCTCCTTGTACATGAAGCTCGTAACTAATTCGAAGATCACACTCGGCATCTTCAAACTTCTTTTCGGTGGCAATCTTTGCCGCGGCATCAAGGGACAAAAGCACCCCATCAAATGGCACCACATCGCCTGCCTCTACTGGCAGCACAGTGTACTCTGGTGATGGATCCTCCTCCGCAAAAGCCATTGCGGGACATGCCAAAAAGGTTATTAAGTAAAGTGACAATATTTTCTTAATCATTATTTTAATCCAAATGCCTCTGCTAACTCTTTGGCTAGCTTCTCAGGGTCATTATAACTCTCATCAATTAGTCTTTTAAGTTCAGCCTCTTTTTGCTTATCCAGAGTCTCTCCTCTTTTAGCAAACTCCTCCTCTATTTGTGCCCTTCTCTTAAGATGTTCTTCTAGGCGCGCATTCTTCTCGGATATTTCTGTGTCATGTATGCGTGTCAGAGTTTCCATCTCTTTATCGTGCGCCTCTCTTTTCGTCTCTAGGAGATCGAGAACGGCGGCGAAGAGCACTCCATTTCTAGTTATCGCGCCGATTAATGCAGCGCACAGAAATAGCAACCCTATAACAATAATCCACCAAAACTTTTTACACCAGAGCCAAGCTTTTTTTAAAGCTGTTTTAATTTTTATTGGTGCTATCATTTATAGCCCTTCAACTTTGCAACAGCATCAATAATCGTTTGTCCTCCGATATAAACCGTGGTAATGATTACCCAATCGCTGGATGCCAAGTCTGCGAAAAGGAGCAAACAAGTGGCCGTTGCCCACGCCATCAGCTTTCGGGAAACTAGCTTCTCCAAGCCTTTATCTATAATATGTCTCATGGTCATCTCCTTCTTACTAATTAGAAAGGAATCAAATGTATGTCTAAACAACTTAAATACAAGCTCAAAAAAACCCTTAAAAATGCAGAGTTTGTGCACGCTGATCTGGAGTACCACCAACAGCTCTCTCAAGAGGCCATGCGTGAATTTACAGAAGAGGTCAATAAGCTGCTTGCGAAGTTGTCCCCAGAAGATCAACAGAAAATACAAGACTTTTTAAATTCGAGAATGCCGCCGATACCGGTACGGCCTCCAGAAGATCTTGCAGAACAAGCAGAAGAAGAAATTGAACAGGAGGACGACTCCTCAACCGAGATAGTCCCTACCGACATCGAGCCAGAAAACGAGAGTTCACCTCCCAAAGTCGATAAAGATGCCGAACTTAAAAAACTATTCCGACGTATTGCAGAACATACTCATCCCGATAAAGCTAAAGCCAATGGATTTTCGGACCGAGAAGTCAGTCGAATGCTCAATCTTTTCATTCGAGCAAAGGAGGCGCAAGAAAGCGGCAATTGGTATATCCTTTATTCCATAGCCATCGAATTGGGTCTTGAGATAGATGACCCAACTGAAGAAGAGATTGAATGGATCGAAGAAGATATCAAGGGAACACTTGCGCAGATTGCCAATCTGGCTAATCTCACAGCATGGCACTGGTATCTGGGGGATGAAGGGGCAAAAAAAATGGCTTTAAAATTTTACTTCCTGGAAGCCTTTGGATTTGATTACCCTCTTTGATTCTTTTTCTTGAACTTTAAGCCACTCAGTAGCGCGTTCCAAAATGCTGTGTTCATTGATTTACCCTCGCAAAGCCGTCTTTCTTATCAATTGTAATCTCTAAGTCCACGATATCCTTAAGTGAATCAACGTGGGAGATTAATATAACTGTTTTGAAATACATCTTAATTAGCTGGAGAATACGAATGAACCCCTCCATGTTTTCAGCATCAAGGGCGGTTCCGGGTTCGTCGAGGATAAAAACATTACCCTTGGGAAGCGACGAGACCGAAAGGAGAGCCAAGCGAATGGCCATAGCTGCGACAGTCTTCTCCGCACCGGAGCCCATCTCGATAGGTCGAGGCTCATGCTTTGGGTGCTTAATCAGAATATCTAACTTCCGGCCGTCCTCCTGAAAGAAGGCGTCGAAATCTACAATATTAGAAAGTACCTTAGCTATCTCCCCATTAATGACTGGCAACCGCTTCTTAATAATATCATAAGCAATCCCATTAGAATGAGTGCATCGCATGAACAAATCATAAGCCGCATATTCCTCTCGTATTTCGTTAATCTCTTGTTTCTTATCTTTTAGATCTTCGACTCTTTGTTCCATCGAGCCAAGCTGGCGGTGATGGAGGTTGATAGATTCTTCGACTTCGGTAATATCGGCCTGAAATTCAGCAATCTTTTTGTCGACGGCAGTGCGTGAGTTAATAAGCTTCTCAATGTTTTTAATCAGATCTTTCTTCTCTTCATACAAATCAATCTTGTCGTTAGTAGCACGCAAGCCGTCGCGATAGCCTTTAATCTTTGCATAAAGCTTTTCAATAGATACCTTGTTATCTCTCTTCTCAATCTCAATATTGTTCTTGTAAATGATGGTATTATTATAATTGTCAATAAGATTAATCATCTCCGCCGAATTTACTGATACAACTCGTGCCTTGTAATCCTTGGCTTCCTCGATCTTATTAACTATTTCCACCTCTAGTGATGGCAAGTCCACCGCTGCTACATTTGCATCATGAATGAACTGGCACGTGGGGTACTTGTTGCCACAAGGTACCTCATCTAGCAAGTCTAACTTCTTGCTCATGGTCTTATAATTATTATCCAGAAGGCGGGCCCTGTTGACAGTATCCTCATACTTCTGTTTAAAGTCATCATAATCCTTTTTTTGGGCCAATAAATCCTCGATGTCGATAGTTGTCAAAAAATCATCATAATCTTTCAGCTTTTCATTATAGTGAGTATTTTCTTCTTTCAACTCTACAATATTCACATCCGTATCTGCTATCTTCTTTTCCAAGGCAGAGCGCGTCTCTAGCAAATTCTTGATATCAAGACGTTCGGCAGGGATAGAATCAATCTGTTCTGTTAGGTCTGCTTGTTTTTGCAACGCCACAGAGAGATCGAGGCGTAACTGATCGCAGCTTTCAACTTCCTTATCGAGTGCTTTTTGTGCTTCCTCATGCTGAACCTCGGCAAGTGCAATATCATTATTATAATCTGTATCTCCGATACGCCGAATCACCGCTTTTAGGTCCGAACTATCCTCATGAGCCAACTTAAACTTTTTCTCAAAGATATCTAAATCCAAGAACTTAGCAAGGATTTCCTTCCGACGAGTAGAGCCTTCCTTAATAAACGACAAACTGTCGAGCTGGCTGGACATAGAGGTCAGCAAAAAGTCTTCCACTGTTCCAAAACGCTTGCGAATATGTGCATCCGTCTCGTTACGTGTAGTTCCATTGAGGCTCGTCTGCTCGCCGACTGCTGGGTCGAGGCCGCTGAACTCCAGAAAAGTGCGAGCCTCATTGGTCACTTCGCCCTTGAGCTTCTTCACATACTTCTCGGACTTACGTTCAATATTATACGTCTTGTCACCAACTTGTAGTTCCAAACGACCTACGCAGTCTTTCTTGTTTTGATTGATAATGTTATAATTTTTACGCTCGTTCTTAGACGTTGTGTTGAACATGGTATAAAGGAAGCCATCAATAATGCTTGACTTCCCTGAGAAGTTCTTTCCGAAGATGCCAACAATGCCATTCAAGTTGGTGAAGTCAACGCTGTTGCCCTCGCCGTAGTTGAAGAGATTGTCCCACTCAAACTTATTGAGATTCCAATTAACGTTTCGTGCAACCTCTTCGGTTTCCTCAATCTTCGAGTTATACTTTCGATTAAGCTCAAAGACTCGCTCTAACATTTGCTCGCTGGGCTGATAGTCAACCAAATACTCACGGATGAGATCTTCCTGGACTCCTTTATCTCTGAGATTTTCGACCTTGAAGCCAGAGCCGACCTCGACGGTGCCACGCTCACCAGCAGCACGATTTAGAAACGTGATACTCTCGGGCTTGAAACGGTGCTTGGCAATCTCCACGGCCTTACGCATAACGTCAAGGGGAAGATTATTGTTGCTCACAAGACGCAAGCGTGAGGTCGGGGGAATCTTGGTGCCCTTTGGCATCCGCCCTTTTGGCGTGAGTTCGATTGTTACGAATGGTTTTGGATTAAGCAAAACATGGTGACTCACGCGAAATTCGTTTTTGTCTTCAATTTCCCAAATGAGAAATCCCTTATCATTTGTCTCGCCATGATTCTGTTGAACGGTACTACCGCAATACCTCACGCGACCTTCTGTATCCAGAATTTGATTTGTTTTGTGGATGTCACCCAACATTGCAAAGTCGTGGCCGGCGAAGACACCAACATCATGATCTCCATGATCCATCACCCAGCCGGTGTCAGTTTTAACGCCAGACACAGAACCATGATAAAGCGCAATGTTGATGCGTGAGTTGTCGCTTGGAGCAACCCAATTCTCCTCGTCAAAAACAGATAGCACGTTGAGGGCGAGATCCGGCTCTAGAACGGTCTCACCGGCATTCTTTAGCAGGTGTAGGTTCGGCAAATCCAAAGCCTTTACAATCGGCGACAGCGCGTCCTGGCGGGTGCTGTTCTTCAGGTTGCCATCGTGGTTGCCCAAGATAATGTAGGTTGGTGCGATTTTCGCTAGATTTGCAAAAAAGTCGGAGCAAAGCTCAACGAACTCTGGTGAAATCTGTGTCTTAGTGTGGGCGATGTCGCCGCAGTGAACGATGTAGTCCACGCTCTCTTTCCGAAGAATCTCGTAAAGCTGTTCGAATACCTTCTTATATTCGTAATGAAATTTTAAGTTTTTTATATGCGTGTCCGCAAGATGCGCTATTTTATACACGTAGTTATCCCCTAGTCTATGATACTAGTATACAGGATGGGTAGGTGGTGTCAAGGATTATTTTTGACTTTTATTAGTAATAGCCGCCGCCCTTGGGCTTATTGCGGTCACGGCTAGTGTCACTCGAAGGTCGTGCTGGTTTCTCGCGATCCTTTTTAGACTGGCCGCCGGTGCCCGTGGAACGATACTCCTCCATCGGAGCGTACATCGGGTTGGCGAGGAGGTGGCGAAGTTCAGCAACCATGTCGGCGTCTAAACTCATGGCGAAGTCTTTCAACTCTTCCCTGCTCATTGCCGCAAGAAGCTCTCTTGCTTTAATACGCCTAATCATTTGCTCTTTGGGTGTACCGCCAGTGAACTTTTCGTCCGATTGGAGGTCTCCCAGGCTCGGGGCATCGTCGCCATAGGCTGCACTGTGTGCCGCGCGGCCTGTCATATCGGGCGGAAAGCGATTCGCTTCATTAAGTTCTTCTCTAATAATCTCTTTGAGTCTTTGTTTGGTGATTTTCATCGGTCTCTCCATCTCCCTGTTCTCGCTCCGTAAGCAAGTCTATCAATTTCCCGCTGTGACGGGTTGCCGCTCAGTTCCATAGCCGGGGTTCGGTGCTCTTCGATGAATTCCTGAATCTTCAGAAGCTCTTCAAGAACATCAATATCTTCGCCAGCAGGTGAACTAACTACGACGGGGCGCCCTTGGCGCTCTTCGTGCTGTAGGCGATTAATCAAATTAAAGACGAGGCTAGCTGCATCGTCTAGTGCCGTGCGCTCTTCTGCTTCATTAAGCTCTTCCTTAATAATCTCTTTTAGTCTTGCTTTGGTGATTTTCATCTTGGTTCTCCGGGTCGATCGACGGTTACTAGCATTCCCAACGCCTCGGCCAACTCCCTCTGTGCTTGATCCATTTGGTCGGCGGCTGCGCTAAAGAGTGCTTGGATAGCTAGGTCAACAAAACCTTCGGGGGCTCCCAACTCTTGAGCGGCCGCGGTGATTTCGCGGTCCCAGCGCATTCGGCCGGCTTCCTTCATCGGTCCTGTGCACATTTCTTTGGCCTCAGGCTGGGATAGTCCCTTGGGTCGGTCGGCGTCTTCATCAGCCATTGCGCACATGTAGTTGCGCTGCTTTTCAGAGTGTACCTCTTTCAGCCTGTCCTCTCCCATATAGCGAATCTCATAGATCATCACAGCTCTCTTGTATAGCTCTTCTTGGATGATCTCTGTTAGTCGGGCGCGAGATATTTTCATTACTAATCCAAATCCGTAGACATTAGTCGTACTTCTTCAATAGCCGCGCGAACTTCGTCCATGAAGCCCATTCGAGTTCTACGATAATCTTCCGGGTCCTCTTCTGTGTTAACACCCAAGCCTTTGAGATCTGCAATTTTATCATAGATCTGGCTCATGAGATTATCCAATTCTTCATTGGCCACCTCAGAGTCGGCCACCATTTGAGCCAATTGGCTACTCAAATCATCAACATCATCGGCGGGCTCGCTTGAATCAGACGGGCCCAGACCTGGGAGATCCAGCTGTGCCGGCGCTGGTGATTCCTGAGCTTCTGTCAGGAACTTCTTCCATTGTCCGGACACGAAGGTCATGGCCTAGCAAAGCCCTGCGAGAACAAGACCAGCGACGACGCCGGCAGCACCCTGAAGTGCCATGAGCACATAAACTTCTCGGGATCCCTGAAGAAGTGCAAGCTGTTTTGCAAGTGTTAAAGTATCTTTCATAAGTTGCTTCATTTTGATATACTCCTCTATAATGACATTGTAAGTGTCAACAATAAATAGTTGTCAGGTGTAATAAGGGTCGCTTTTTGCAGGCATTTTTGGAATTGCTCCCTGCTCATTGATCCAACATCTTCATTATCGCCAATATCAACCTTCCAAACCTCGATATCAAACTCCAGTAAAGTCTTGATAATCTCAAGTTCTTTTTTCTTTGCATCCGGGTCGAGAGCGACGTAAACTCCTGCATCCTCTTTTACGATCTTGCGCAACAAAACAGAGTTCTGGCTTAACGTAGAGCCAAGAATAGGTACGGCATTCCGGCCTGCGGTGATCGCATCAAAAACTCCTTCAACCAAAACGATATCGGAAGTCCAATCCACGAAGAGATCGTTAAAGATAATGTTTTTACTCGCGGGAGGATTTTTGTATTTAGGGTAAAACTTGCGATCATATGAGCGGGAAACAAAATAATTCAAATCACCGTCTTCATCGAACGAAGGAATAATGATACGACCTTCATACTCGCCGCTGGCACAGTATCCCATTTTCCACCATATAATATCCTGCTTGTCGGTACCGCGCTTTCGCAAATAATTACGCGCTGCGAACCCGGTAGGTGGAACATCCCGGTTAGCCAAAGACACGAACCCCGGGGGCATTTCAAGTACTTGCTTTTCTTCTACTTTTTCCGAAAAAAAGTCTTCGAGCTTGTCGTACTCAACAACATCCGTAAACTCTCGCCACTGCGCTTTATCATGTACGGAACCAAAGCGGCGAACAACACGATAGATATTTTTACCACGCGTGTCGCATACCCAGCACTTGTAGTAGCCCTTAGCCACATTAACAGAAAATTTACGCTTATGATGCTCGCAATAAGGACAAGTAAATAAATATTCATTATTGGATCTATAAAAAGGTCCAAGAACATTAGTTAGAATTCTGAGTTTCTTGTCTTTCACGTATCCAGCCTGCCCTAGCAATCACATAGCTATCCGACCGGTCAGCGTAACCAGGTCTTGGATTTCCATGCCTAGTGTATTCTACCTCAAAGTCAGGAACGTTGTCAACAACAAATTGCAAAGAAACGGCTTTTGCTTTCTGTCCCTTGGGAACTTTAATCCCACACAACTTGCGAGCAGAAGTGGCTGCAACAAACTGAGGTTCTGCTCCAAAAAGATTATAGCATATCCATGACACAATGCCATTAATTTTTGATAACAGCGACAAAGTCTGCGCGGAAGAAAACCCCGAACGAAAAGACTGCAAGGATTGCTCCACATAAACATGTTCTATAAAATATGTGTTACGGATCCTGGCAAGGTGACCCTCAATGGAAGCACATTTTTGAAAAAAATTCTTCTCTTTTCGTAAGTCGATGTGGTCACACTCTACGATTTGACCATCATTGTCCACAATAGTATATCCCGTAATACTTGTGGATATATCGAGTCCTAAAATCATTAAATATCGATTTTGAGTTTGAACGTAAAATCTCTTGCCGCAGTCTTCTTGACTGGAGTGGCAGGCTTTGCAATTGCAATTAGATTTTCGTTCTCGTCATAAATCCCAATCTTCGAAACATAGGTTGTCTTTTCAAACGAACCTGTGGGATCATTATATGACGATGAGACAATATTTTTAATGGCTCTTTTCGTATCTTGCAAATAAGAAGTCGATCCGGTCAACACATGACTGGCTGTAGAGAACTGAAGATATGTAGGGTTATTGGAGTGATTCAGCTGTCCTTTGGGAAGTGTGGCGAACATGGTTAGAGATTGAATTGGCTGAGTGCCACTCATCTCTATTGTAAAAGAACTCTTCGGGGGCGCAACTCCGGTCTCCTGGGCACCTGCTGCAAAATAAGTCCAGGCAGGACTCAGGGCGGCGCCGCCAGTATAAGTATCAGTGCACGCATCGCCGCCAGTTCCTGCATCCGGGGCAAGGTTGTAAGCGCCTGTTAAAATTAACATCCCTTCGTTATAAAGTGCAAGACCAATAACCGTACCGGTTCGAGGGCCAGACGTTTCATACAGCAAACCATTTTGTGCAGTATCTTGGGCTCGGGCAATCAAAGTCCCTGTAAAATAGAACTTAAGATCGATTGTTCCCTTTTTGATGTTCTTTCCATAAAAAATGCTGGGAACACTTATGAGGCCAAGGTCTATACTGTTAAAGTTTCGAGAGCTATTAGAGTAAGCGAATTCCGGACTTATATAGTTATAATAATTTATAGTGTTTTTAAGTGCTAAAATACGCGTCACTGAGGCTGCGGCGTTCACCGCGATTCCAGTGCCGGATGTCTTTTCAAAGGTAGCTTCTGTATAGCGTGCGGTGGCCGCGGCATAATAAGTCTTTTTGATGGACGCGGTCAAAGGATACGACCCATACATAATGTCACCAGGGCTTGTGCTATTAAAATTAGCCTTAGTGGTAGTGCGGAAACTCATGCGCGAGCCGTCTTTGGAAATCCATGGACGAATCAACTTATTATTTAAAACATCGTTCGGACCAAAAGTGCGAGGCGTCGGGTCAGCATCAGGGTCGGCCGAACTGCTCTCTTGACGATCAACATTCAACTCATAGAGGCTTACACCACCTGAACTGAGAAGATTGAGCGAACTTGTGAGTGAACCGAAAGCATTGGGGGCATCATTATAGAATGCGCCACCATCAAATATCGTAAATTTTACTTCAGGATAAGTCTTGATCGTGTTGACGTATACATCATTTGATTTAAACTTATGAAAAAAGAGGGCCATCCCATGTCCTAGTAATCCAAACGCACCCTAACCGTAAATTCATTCGACGGGTCCTTCTTCATTGGCTCTGAAAGCTTGGCAACAGCCAACAGTTCATTGTCGGGCGAATACAGGCCTACAGAGGTTGCATATGATACCGGGGTATCTTGAGAGTTGTTCTTCACAACCAACTTACTTGCGCTCAAGTAGGTGGGGTTGGAAGAGTAGTTAAACTCGTTATGATTGGCCCGGCAGAAATAAATAGTAGAATTCAGCTCGGTTGTGTTGTTGAACTGAATGTTATAAATACGATGACGGAAGATGTCACACGCACCTGAAATTGCCGATGCACTAAGAGCCCCTGTAATATCGTTTGACGCGCTTACCATCGGAAGGAGCGGCCCGGCGCCATTAGGCGACAACTGTGTTCCCGAGATGGACGATGATAAAAGGCCTAGACCGCTGTTGTTAAAGTTGGTCTTGGGAAGGGTATCGTAAGATCCAGAAAAGATAGAGGCCGTTACAACGACAATACCAGCCTGGTAAAAAATCAGGCCCGCTTTGGTCTGCATGTTTGTGTCAGCATTCTTGAGCGGTGTTCCCGAAGAATTGTTGGCATAAAGGATGCCATACTCGCCCGCTGGGGAGTTCACCTTATACTGCGTAGCTCCACTAATGTCTTGAAGTGTAATGCGTGTACCGAATGGATTTGCGACCGAAGCGCTAACACCAAGTTCCAAGGTAAAGCTTCCCTTTTTGATTTCATCCTTCTGAAGCAATCTGGTGAAATTCAGGAAGAATCCCGCGGTGATCTTTGTACCTCCGGTGAGGTCTCCGTCTTCGTCAAATTGTCGAACCGATCCTGTTTCATCGAAACCAACAACAACCTGAGCCAACTCGTTGTAAATATTTTGCTTTTTAGCGTTGTTGAGGAATCCAGACCCAGAAAGATTCGAGCCGGAAGCAAAACCAAATGTTAGATCCATGATATGATTTGCCGATGAACTTAAGTAAGGGTAATCATAAACTGATTGGAATATTCCATGAGAATAATTCTTAATATTGAGGTCATTATACGTGCCAGAGACAATTGTTCCTGTCACAGGGATTGCTTCGTGAAGCATGGTTCTAGTTGAAACAACGTCTTTGGAGCGTAAAGTCTTAAATGTAGTAGCCATCTTTTATCCTTCTTAGGTCGATCTCACGAATCGAATGGGAATGTCAATTCGGTAGCCTGTGTTAACACCCGTCACTCGAACTGTCGTGTCAATGAAACGATATGCGCCGGATGAAAGGTTTGTCCCGGCATCGTTCGACAAGGCTGCAGTTGCAAGCGTACCCAGCTGTGTGAATAAATAGTCGCTGGTGCGAAGTTCGAGACTCGACATGATTCTAAGTCCCAACTTGGTGCCGCGAGGGCCGGCGATGGAAGAATCTTCCGTTCCTCCCAAATTGGCCACGAAGCCGTTCGTATTGCGCAATGTAAAGTAGTACGAAGCAATATTGTCATCATCGATAAAGGAAGGCGTGGCGGCCGGAGTCTGAGTATCGGTCTCCAGAACCGTGTTTGAAACGCCTCCCGGCGGAGGGAAGATTGCGCCGAAGCGATTATCGATTTCAACAATATATGCTGTTTCCACCAGATCTCGGGCAAGAGGCTCTTCGTTCGAAAGTTCTGTAGTGTCAAGACCCTGATGGACTTCAACACGAGAAACGTCATCGTTCGGCTTAAAACCGTTCAGAATACCTGTACCAGGAGTGACCAGGGTATCTACAGTGTTCTTATCAACCGCCACGTTGAAGGCGCCATTAGCATTCTTGGCCGAGCCTTTTCCGGCGGTGGTGTAAAGTTCAAGAACCGGAAGGTATAAAATATCATTACGATTGATCGATATCAATTTCGACTTCATGGTTGAAGTATTATTAGTGAAGGCCTCTAAAATGGGAGTCTGAAGCACGGTCAAATCGTAGTACGCAGACCCACTAGTATTATTTTTATCATATAGCCCGTAGTCAATTTCATCGTCGCCCAAGGCGAACTTGGAAATCTTGAAACTGCCGTCTCCCTTGGCTAGTCTCATCCTTCCGGTATCAGTTAAAACGGCATCAAGTATGATGTCGCCATCGTTTTGCAAGAATCCCATATCTTTTCCTCTCCTATTAAATAGTTACGAAATACTAATTGTTCCTATGGATTAGTAACTCCCGTATTTTTCACAGTGATGTTCAAATCAAACTTCTTTCCAGTTTTAGCGCTGGTCACTCTAATTTTAAATTTCTTTTGCCAGACAGACTCTCCGTCTTCTTCTAGATATCCTAACACATTTGAAGGCGGTAAATTAGTTAATTTTATATTTTGTGGCCTATCTTGTACCTCATTTGATCCATTAAACGCAGTCCTATTAAAGACTGACTGTTGCAAGGCGGGGGCAACATAAAGAAAGCGGCGCCCGGGCAGCACAACATTTTTTGGTGGAGGAGTGTCCATATTTACCACCTTAAGTGTATAAGATATTTGACCATTATTGTCAATCATCTCAAGTTGAAAAACTTCAGTTGGATTTGAAATGTTTCCATGAATATCAATCCCTCTGATGCAATAGTAATATTTTACATTTGGCTGAATTGTACTAACATACGCCGCTGGTGTCGCCGGCTTACCGGGGGCGATAAGCTCACTGACCGTGGCAATAGGATTTGGGCCAACATTAAAATCCTTATAAGAAGTTGGTTTTGTAGTAGTCCTAAAAATTTGGTATGTGGCCACTGGGTCATCACTTTTATAATTTAAGGTGACAGGATTTTCTTCAATATAGGTTCGTACATCTTGCTGGGCCACAGACAATTTAAGCTGTGAATAAAGCTCTTCTGCTAAAAAGGCTGTATCGGTATCTTTAATTATAATCGGCGCGAGGTCCAAATCACCCATGTTTCCATCGAGCAAGAGAAGCACTTTATTGCTGATTCCCATGAAGGGTACAAAAACAACGTCCGGAGCAATAGGGGGTTTATCCGTAACCATTGCCGTGCTTGACCAATACGGAAGGGTGGTGGCCTTCACATTACTATCATTTGTGTAAGTAATAGTGGCTGCCGGGTAACTGGGCATTTCAGGCTGGAATGTCTTTGAGCCATGTGGGCCCGTGCGAAGTGCAATTCTAAATGTATGTGAAGGCACTTCTTCAAGTGGATAGATAGGATAAGTCCGACGAAATTCAAACCGAATAACGGCCTGGCCGGCGGTGGGGGCGCTGTACGTTTCGGAAGAAGGAATTAAGGTAGGGACCACCTCATAGAGATTCTTCGCATCTCCGTCGCCGTTGGCCCATGATTCTTCGAAAAGATTATTTATCTCGTCTACCATGGCCTGTAAGGTCATATAGTTGCCTGTGGTCTGACTATCGGACCAACTGCGATGGTCCCATGAGCGCGCCAAAGGACCCGCAGAAAACGAGTTATAAAGAACACCATCAAAATACTCTTCTATATCAAGATACCAGTTAATTGATTTAATTGCCATTTCTAATTACTTTCCAAACCGCATATTCAAACCCGTTGCCCCCTTGGGGCCCGCAAAGTTGGTAGCAGTGCTGGACTGTTCTTGCGGGGTGGGAGGACCGAGGACCTCTTTAAGTAGCGGATTCATTAGGTTTGTTGCATCTGTTTCACGCGGCTCAGCTACAACGGAGTCTAACATCTCCCTTACTTGAGTGTCCACTGTATTGTAAATACTGCGCGCAGCTAGTGAACGACTATCTGTTGTGGCAACCGATGACCCCAGAGTCGTCCCGGGGGCTACTGATCTGGCTCTCTCGCGTACGCGGCGGAGTTCTGCCAAAAGCCCATTTGCTCTAGCGCGATCGCCGCTTTCGAGAATATTCTCAAAATTATTCACTATTTGATTAATAGTAGAGTCCAGTGCAGCCTGGCCGCCCGGGGATTCTCCCACTAGAATATCAATAGCCTGGCGATATAAAGTAACAGGAGACTGTGATTCTTCGGCTTCTGCCTCGAAGCCGGGGGCCATGGTCGGGCTGAGTGAGTCCTCTGTGACCGGGATTTCAATATTATACCCTGTCATGCCCCCATCTAGGCTACCGTCAGTGCCGAAGCCCGCATGAAGGTGAACAATTAAACCTGATAAATCGGCTTTGCCAGCTCGGATAGCCTGATAGTATTTGCCAAGTGGAGAATTCGGCGCCGAAGCCCGGTTTGCTGGCAATTGATTCTTAACTCTCAGCATCTGTGACATCGGAGCCGGCAATTTAAAGACAAAATGCCCGTGCTGTACGGTGGCGGGCTTTTGCTCTTGTCCGGGGCTTAAGTACTCATATTCTTGAGACGGGTCAAGTCCGTTGACTGTTATCGGGGCGCCGAGGACATCCTTTGTAAGATTATAGAACCCTAGGGCATTCCCGAGGGCCCTTCCTTCGCCGATCTTTTTGGCGCCGAAATCAAAATTAACCCCATCATAAGTGTAGCTGTTTCCAAAGATCATACGTACTTGCTTAACACGGTACTCATATCGCACCCCGTAACGAACTTGGGTATCAAGGTAACGAATAAGATCCCGATGGACCACATCTTTAGAAACCATAATGGTTTGAAGTACTTCTCCCGGGGAGTCACGATCTGTGCGCACTTCGCGCTTTTCGATAAGATACATTAAAGTCTCGCCGGGTGCTTCCTGGTTTTCGAACACTTCCTTCAAGGATCGACGTCGGTCTTCTAAAGCATCCTCAAGCTCTTGACTATTGGCTACCTTAATCGCATCTTTCACGTTTAGTTTAAACAACTCCTCCTTTTCCCATTCCCGAAGAAGTGTATAGTTAGACCCATCTGCCAATTCCTCTTTAGATTCGTTGTACACATCAAGCAAATAATCCAGCTCTCGATTCCTTAGCGCTTCTAGAAAAAGATCTAAATCACAAACGACTTCGCTATCCTGAGCCATTGAGACAAATTCAGATTTTGTGTCTCCGTTGACTCCGGTGGCTTGAGTAACTAGGCCATCATATGAAGTGGACTCTACAGCTCCAGAGCGCATATTCTCCATAATGTAAAGTTGCATAAAAACAATAAAACTGCGCACATGATCGGCGTTGAGCTTTGAAGCAAAAAGAGAAGTAAAAAAGGAGTGAGCGGCAGGCTTGGCCCCAATTCCAAATACGTCATCTCGATCGAATCCAATGATCACTTCATTATAAAAAGGATAAAAGGCAGTAGACTTAAGATCATCCGACGTGTCGTTGGGGGTGCCCCGATCATCTCGAACATTATATTTTTTCAAAATATCCAAATCAGGATAAAGAATTGCGATGTTTTTAAATCGGCTTTCAAAATCCTCTTTAATGGAAGTAATATCTCCACTTTGAACCACAGCATCCATGGCTTCAGAAAACTGCTGGTAATATGCTTTTCCAGATTCAGGACTTGTTTGGGTTTGATCCAAAAACCACACATCGAGTTCGGGCCCATCATAAAATTCTCCCGCTTTATTGAGAGTAAGCTGATCTGTGTAATTTACACTGGCCGTATTGATCATGTCCGATTCTAGCATATAGAGGTTGGGAAGTAGCAGCTCGCTGCCGCGGCCGGCGGATTCTACCACGGCTTCGTATGGCGGCATCGTATCCAAGTAAAAATTATAAAAAGAGTTGACGGCAACATTATAGTTGCTCCTCTCTAGAGCGCTAGCGTCGGTTGGAGGCATGCGATATAAAGTTACATGATCAGTAAACTCCGATGCCATCTCCAGGAGCGGAAGGACCGCAAGCCTCTGCTTCCGTTCACGCAAATAATACTTTTTATAATATGATGTTTGGCCAAGATTTCCCGCCAAATAGTGATAAAAATTGGGATCTCCACTAATAGCTTTAGTTGCCGGCTTGGCCAGATAGTTACGTAACTTCGCTTTATTAGCCTTGATTGCTTCATTCCAATTTTCATTGTCAAAATAAACTGTAAAAGAAGAATTAGTAAACCTATGATCACCAGCCAGCTTTAAAGGTCGATAAATCTGCTTAGACCAATAAGGATGAAGACTATAATTAATCAGATTGTCACCGCCATCCTGAGAGCTTTTTGCTGTATAGTATCCTTGGGCTCCTCGAAAATTGTCTACGGTGCCCCACTCAGATCGTGCCAGAGGATGAAGATAGTAGTCTGTTTCTTTCTTGGTCTTGCGATCCAGGATCCCTCTGGCTCCCGCATCAACTAAGAAGATAGAATTCTGATATGCGCCCATTTAATAATCTCCTCCGGGGGGACTCAGTGATGGAGTCTCGGGCGCCATGAATGTTTCCGCTGTCGGCCTAGGGCCATGTATTCGGACGAATCTACGCAAAGCGCGAGAAGCGCGCCAATTCCAGCCGCGGCCGCGCCAGGCCTTTTTCTTCGCATCCCATTCATTTTGAGCAATTTGAAGTGCAGTTAGGGGTGGCGCACCGGGCTCCCTAATTCTAAATATCATACCACTTGAGCTATAATACTCAGATCCATAATTGGCTGCCGGGATGTTGATATTAGTCGCCATGCTTTTATCCAAACGAAGCAGTTTCCTAACATAGTTGTTATAGCGAGCACGATACGTGGGTTTGATGAGCTGGGCACTTTCAAAAATATTATCCCCTATGGTAAACAAATAATTAAAAGGACTTAAATGATACGTGCGACCAGGAGACGTCATAGTCGGACACCTTTTAATACGGCATAAAACTGTACTTCCTTCACCTTTCATTTCGTTCAGTCGTCCTTCGGAAAGGATAGACCAACGCGGTCGACGAATATCATTTCTTTCATACCCATCCAAAAATTCTATCTTTCTTAAAGAATTGTAGTTTATATCTCTCTCAAAAGAATTAAGATCTAAAAACTCATCCACATTCTGGCGCACCCGGGCCAAAGCTAGTGATCCCTCAATAAACTGTGTGCGACGAATTTTGGGAGGGGTAAAATCTTGTGATACTCCGTCCAAAAGTTTTTCAGAAAGTGGTCCTTCTAGGGCCCGAATAGTAGCTAGATCTACCTGCAGATTGGAGACCACAATATCTGCACTACCGCTGATGCGATCCTCCTTATCGGTTATTTCTTCCGGAAATCCTCCTGGTGCAAAGTAGTCAAGCGACGAAGCAAGCTTTTGCTCCTTGGCGGGTCGCTTTCGCATTTCAACAAAAGAAGAGAGCCCTTCGCGCAGAGGTGACATGGTAATGCCTGCAGATCCTTGGATTCCCTGCATTTTTGAAATTTTAACATCCAAATCAGCTACGGCGCCGTCGGCGGCAAAAAGATTAATTCCCGGATTGACTTTATTGTCCAATATTACCAACCCATCTGATAACTCCAGGCCTGAGCGTGAAACGCTTTGCACCTCATAAGGAGTGTAAAGATTATAGGGCGATAAGTACCCAAACTTATTAATCTCCGGGACATTGGGATTCCCTACTTGATATTTACGTAGCTCTCGATTTAATCGCTTTATCAAGCTGTCATAGTCAAATGTGGCAAATCCATTGGGTGATTCTTGAACGTGTGACCCAACACCCAAGTAATCAAACCCTACATTGTTTTCAGAGTGTTTTTTGACACGACGCGGCTTATGAACATACTTAATTCTTTTTACCATGCCTCGTTGAGCACCTATCTTTGAGCGCTTACTAGATGCAGCTTCGCTGCGGCCCACAGGTGACGCGGAGATCAGGTAGCGTAAATCATTAATATATTCACTTATAATCTCCGCAAACTTACGCATCGACTCTTCAGTAGCGCTCATCGGGTTTACCATGGTGGTCAGATTTTTCTTCCATAACATGGGAGATTGATCTCCAAACCCGGAGGATCCAAACAGAAACCACACAGAAGCCAAAAACTCATTAATTAAATCAAGCCATGAATCATCGCTCTTAATTACTTTAGCATTAACCCTTAAATATTCTCCTACATCAAAGTTCTTTTTTCCAAGGCCTTCAAAGTTAGACATAAATGACTGAAATGCTGTAAAATCGTCTGTTAGTCTAGATACAGTTTGTTGAATGGCCAGAGCAGTGTAATCTACAAATTCAAAATTCAGAGTATATTCGTAAATATTTGTTTCATCCTCCTTCATTTGAAGGTCATTAATTAAAAAGTTCACAAAATTATCGTTAGCTGTATCAAAAGGAATAATGTTTCCTTTCTTAAGGTCCGCGATGAGGACAGGCATCTCTAGGTTTTTTGTCTGGCTTTCGGCAGTTAATTGGCTAGCCAGCTTTGATCCTTCGTCAGGCCTCGCTCGTTTCTGCCTAAACACTGTAACGTTGCTCACTCTATAGCATGAACGCAAGGAGGCCTTATTTGTAAACACTTCCGCGAGGCGACAATGATCATTGATAAAGGCGTCATAATCCATAGCTAACCAAAGCTTGAATTCTCCTCCAGTATTGCGCGCATAGAACAAGCGCGAAAAATATCTTTTTCCAACAGTAGAGCGGACTCTTTCAAAATGACGCATGTTAGTCTTGTTAATGTTAGTTGCAGTGACTACAAAATTATCTAAGTTAAAGTTCTCAATGTCTTTTAAAAGACGCAAGTCTCGAACCTTTTGATTGCTAACTTTTACCCTTTTAAGCACACAACTAGGGTGGATTCCGGGGCGTTGGCCGGCGAAATATGTCGATCCCTGCATATGTACGGGGCCGACCCAAGCTTCGCCTTTTTGCCCCACGCTATCCACGGTCTCATCTAACATAAACAAAGAAGTAACGGAACTAGGCTTACCCCCCTTCATGATAGTCTCTACAACAGGAGGACCAATTTCAAACTTTTTATTTTGAGGAACTCCTGCTTTGTTCATCTCCGAGGCTTCGCTATCTAATTCATACGCCACGCAATAAAGCCAAAGGTTCTGACCCTGTGTGAGATAAACATCAACATCTAACGGCACTTCTCGGGTTATAACACCGATACCGGAGTCTTTATTAATCACATGCTTGATCTTGCCCTCTGTAACAAAGTCTTCGATGCCAATATATTTCTTTACCATAGCGCTTTTTGTGGTGGCTGTCTTTTTGTTCGAGATTTCGTAACGCAGAGCGCTCTCTTTTTCTTTTAGGTTTTCTAGGGTCTTCGCATCATTTATGAGTGCTACAAACAACCCAAATGAGCGACCCTCTTCAATCTTAGACACCTGCAGGCTCAAATCTATTTTAAGATTTGTCATATTAGGGTCTTCGTCGGAAATCATGATTTCTACGCTCTTAACCAAAGGAAGAGGAATCGGGCGCTCAAATGCTGAGGCTGCTATATTTCCCATTAGCACGGCTCCTCATCGTCGGCAGCAATACCGAGAAAGTCACCCTGCTGGTCGTCCGGGGCTCTTTCGACATCAACGCGTCGGCTACCATAAAGATCACCCTCTAGATCAATGCGATCGTCAGTCACGCCAGGTGTCAAACCTTCATTGTGAGTAATGGCTCTTTCATTAATGCCATACACAACCGCCGTATCCATGGGAATGTCAAAGTCGCATAAGAAATTTAAAAAATATTCCACATCGTCTTGAGTGGGGGCCGACAAGCGCTGATCCTGATAATTGAGTTGTCGCAATCCTTCGTCTGCGCCTGAAACGTACACTTCGCAATAAAAATTTTCCTTCTCGTACAGCGTGTTTTCTTCTTGCAGATCGATTAATATGTAATCCTCTTTGACTGCAATATTTATCCCCTTCTCGTTCGCGTTTGTTACAACCTTAAATTTATTTTTACTTCGAGAATCTGTCGTATAAAACATGCTATAATCCATAACAATATCAATTTGAGGAATCTCTCTAATCACGCCATTATTGGTAGTGGCCGCACTGCTTGTTAGGTTAACTGTATAATAGTCTTGGCTTGCAGAAATCTCGTTACTAAGCATGGTGACGCCCCATGCTGGCGCATATTGAGAAGTAAGAGCGCTGGTTCCGATTGGATCGGTTGCAACAAAAAATTTCTGATCAAAGTGGGGTACCGAGTCAAAAGCATCTGCAAAATTAATCGAATTAAGTGATAAGCCTTTTTTATTGATATTGGATTCCACAGCCTTTTGAAACTGGCGCACCCTGGTTTCGACGCCGGTTGTGTTTGACTGGGGCTTTAGATTCGGTGTTTCGTAGCGGATTCGACGGTCAGCATCTTTAGGTTCTTCTACTCTGACTCCTTCGTTGGAAGACTCAACTTTAGCGACGTCGTAAAGTATCTCTTCATCATAAAAAGCATAAAATGCAGGCTTTAAGCGTCCTTGTGAAAGTAGGTATTTACCATACTCGGTCAACTGAACGTCTAACACTTCTTCTTTTTTGTTAAAAAACTCCATTACCCTTCTCAGTCTTCCTGGTTATTGTTTAGATCGTTTAGGATCGCTGTTGCTTCTGCCTCCGTATAATCTCCAACGAACCGAGATTGTCCAGTAGGGTCCGAACCGGGCGAGGCGGCGAGTCTCGGTGCCGGCGGGGGATCCTCCCACGGGGCGGTATCGAGTCCCTTGGACACATACTCCACATTCTCGTCAATTTTAAGTAGTTCTACTAGTGAGAAATAATCATACGGCCAGTTGAAGCTATAGGGAGATTCAATGGACGCAGGCACCAGAGGCCTATCCTTTGTCAGACCTCGCTTAGAAAGGATATCATAATCCTTGGTAGCACGTTGCTTGACCTTAAATACCAACCACTGTATATCGCCTGTGCCGAAAATTCGATCCGTGAAGAAATCCGATATATTAACAGTGCTACTTTGCTTTTGCATCTTCTGGATGCTCTCAGGGGGCAGGTTTTGCCACATGTTTTGCAAATCCTTTTTAGAGAATGTTTGTGTGAATTCGAAAGCATCGAAAAAGACCGGTCGGACTGATCTATTGATAAGGAAATCAAGCGTGGGAGGTACAATGTACCGCTCTAAAATCTCAATTTGTCGATTGTAACGGCTGAGTTGTTCTTCCCAATAATTAACCGAAGCGGTGCGGCCGCTTTCTCTGGCTCTTTGAGCAAACTCAGCGGAGCGCTGGAGGTGGATAGTTCGCGGGAGTCTTATGAATTCCCTCTCTCCTCGCACAGATCGGAACGGAACCACAAGCACAGCTTCTCGCACTGTCTTACTAGTAGAAAGTTCACCGACCCTTTTGCTCCTACTATTGCCAAAGCCCACAACCTGACGCAAGGATTCAACCTCAATTGCACCATGTTTTTCTGAGTGATACTTCTTTGGTAGATCCTCAATCCCTAGGAACACTCCCTTGTCTGGCTCTGGCACCCGGCCATATTGGTGCCACATGCCTCGAATTTGGAACGGTGCTGTGGAAGAAGTCACATCAATTGGGGCTGCAGCACCGCCTCCAACAATTGATGAGGTGGGATGTGGCAAGCAAGGGGTGTCATAAAAATCAAACATGGGGGTTTCAAACTTCGTTTGCACAACCCACTGGACTTTCTGCTGGCTGGTTCCTTCAGGGATTGCCAAGATCTTATCAAAAATATTAACACTCGCACTCAATTGCATCTGAACATAGTCGTAATCCCTCTTTAGATCAGATCCCGTGACGTACCCAATACAACTCGCACTCAAGTTGGTGGAGGAACTTAACTGCAAATTATTCTCGATCCGGCGGCTATAAACAACATCGGCGGTGGAAACAATGTCTTGCAGTGTTGGACGATCATTATAAGGAGCTTGGAATACAATGTCCGCATAAGCCAATCCATTATAATAAGGAGGCGTCAGGTGTGCGAAGGTAATGCCGGATCCACGACTTCCCGAAAGTGCCAACGGAGTTCCAAAGGCGCTAGCGCGACTATACATGCCAAAAGTTGGATTTCCAATATCATCCGAAGATCTCTCAAGTAAAACCCGCATGCCATAATACTTGTTTTTCTGGACGGGCCGGAATGCATCTTCTTCCTTCGACACGTAACTAGTCAAACCATCTTGGAAAAAGTTAACTGTCTCGCATAAGAAATTATCAATTGCCAGCTCATACATAGGATTAACCACGTTCCCATCCCAGCGAATCTTATTCTGACTTTGATTACCGAGTGTTCCGTAGCTGACAACGTCCACAATTGACCCGGATCCATCGTAACCATTAGTCCCCTCACCGGAGAAAGAGAAGACGGAGGAGTTCACACCGCGGACAGATGCAGCTATGCTCGAACTCATCGACACTCCTGTATCATATAACCATCCAGCGCCGAGGCCCCCTTCGGGCTCGGCGGCTGCTGCCGAAGCCGTGTTCACAAGAACGCCAGCTGACCAACTGGGTGGTGGCACCACTTCAGATCCAGAAGACAACGCCTTCGCAGACATATAATCCTGGGGTCGACGAATTGCCTCAAATGGTATCTTTTGCAGATAATACCCAAAACGAGAACCTGTCGCAGCTGTATAGATGGTGTTATAGGTATCGGCAGCTACCTGCCGGAATCTGATCGGCATCCAGGCTTTAATTCCGGCGCTGGAGCTATGGCCCACGTTAAGGCAAGCAAAGGAAGCCGAGTTAACCGACGACGACTGATATGACGCCGACGAATTAAAATTGAACTCCGAGTATCCTTCGAGGGGGGCCCAGTGCTGGTTATTTGTCGCATCGCCGGCGGCTTCCCAAGCAGAAGCAGACGCTGCTGCAGCACCGTAAACCTGACTGCCGGGGCGTTTTGCAGCGATACCAAGGGCACCGAGTTGATCGAAATCATAAGAGTCGCAATATTCTCCCTGTTTCAAATCGCCCGGGTTGGAGGCGGTATTGCGAATAATATAGTTCCCCACCGCCAATCCGGACTTTATGGTATTAAAAAGAATTCCTGGTGAGAACAGTGGTTCAAGCAGAATTCGAGAGAGCGTCTGATTCGGAGTGGCTGCTGGACTCTCTACACCGCCATTAATGGCGAATGAGGGTGCACTTCTTGTGCCTGGTAAGAATGAGCCCATGGATTGAGAGAAATATGAAGCAAGCTTAACAGTTCTTTCCGCAGGATAGAAGCCCTTATATGGCAGGAAAGATGTAAAAGCAGTTGCCTGCAGTGTGGTTCCATGGCGAACAATGTTATCATCTTCTGTGGTTCCACGTGGGCCGCGTAGTTCATCGTCGACCACCTTAAACAACTCTAAGAAATCTGTGGTGGCATACACGCTATAGAAATCTTTAGTCGTCGAGTCGAGAGAGGATCCAGTTAAGTCAAGCAAATTTCCTAACTTTGCCAAGAAACCATCAGAAGCGGGCTCAGTGGTCTCGTTACCCAAGTAAGTTTCTAAATGTTCGCTAATTCTATACTCGGGCACAATCGAACAATCTTTTCCAGCAAGTCGAAGATTCTCCGAGTAGTCCACATAGGGCTGGTACGGATCAAGGTTTTCTTGATACTGGGCCACCCAAGGATGGAACCCCATCAATGTATGATTGGCTGGAACGAGTTGCGCGGCTTTGTAGGGATAACCTCCCTGAACTCGGGCGGGTGTTTCAGGAAGAGGTCGAATATAACTGCACGCAGGGCGGCAGGAATTAGATATAACAGTGAGGATCGTCGCGGCGTTGCCGGCACTAAAGAAATAGCTGTATGTGTTTTGAAGCTCGCCGGCACCAGACCCGGTTCCAGCCCCTATCAGGTTCTGGAATAAAGAGCGAACCCCATTACCGAGCTGGTCTTCTCCCGAGAACAGAGCGAATGGTACCGCTCCTGTGACAATGGCTGCAAGGCCGCCCGAGACCTTTTGCGCAATAGATGCCGTATTCTGAATTGCATACCCAGTGGAATTGTAAGATCCACTATTGGCAAGACCTATCGAGGAGGTTATAAGGGTATATTTCTGTGGAGCATCAAGGGGCCACGGAGAGGCATCCAAAGAATTTACTGATTGTAGTTTAGCGCCGATACCGAAGAAGAATTCCGACGGGTCGACAGCATACGACGGAACGGCGCCAGTGGGAGCCTGGGGCGTTGGGACAAAATCATCCATCCCTTGTGAATTTAAAAACTTGCCAGTACGGAGGGGCCGATCTTTATTCCAAATGTTTTCTATAGAATAGTTTGGTCGTGTGCGCACACGCGTCTGGTATACATTTACAGATCGTGGGTAGACGCGCTCGCCGTATGATGCATACACGGCCATGTCTGCATCCCCAGTTTTGTCAATATAATCTTGAACTTCATTAAACGCCTGATTGTTTCTGACGTCCGGACGCAAGTCTAATCTGTTGTTAAGACCATTATTCGAAAAATAACCCATATTATTGCCATAAGAAACCTGAAGCGACACATCATTGCCGCGGTCGGGGTTTTCTGACATGTCCTCAAAGGCGGCTACAAAGGGCTTGTACCTACTATCTATAGGCTGCTCAACATAGTCTATGGTTGCATTAGGAGACTTTCCGCGGAGGAAGTTGATAGCGTCTGTTCCGCCCTCTACAAACTGTGGTATCATAGCGGGTGGCTCCGCTATAGAAATCAGGTTGGCGTGTCGCAGGGCTCGCGCAACTGGGTGCTCCCCCGTTCGCACTTGCTTCCAGGAGGGGTGTTGATATGGGCCATTAAGATTTAACATGGCATGATTAAAGGTAACAAAAGAGTCGCTTAATCGGGAGCCGGAAATGTAACGATATTCATTTGAACCAGAAGCGTATTTACCCGCCCAGGCACCGGTGACGGGGTGGGCCCATACTTGTCGGTAAGAGGAACTTTCGTGCGCGGCGAGGCCTGGAGTAGTGGAACCCGTATGGATGCGGTATTCTGATATAACTTCGGACGCAGGATTGACCTCAGATGACCCTGTGGTGCCAGTATTAATAGCATGTGCATCACCCACTACATCCTCAATGAATTGGTTTGTGGCACGTGAGCCCCCATTACCCATTCGATACCAATTGGTTAGATTGGCCTTGGGCTCCCAGTTATCCAAAATATTGCCACGACGCTCAAAAAGTTCCCCAACTTCAGGCGCGCTTAAAACTTTATTGTAAACTTGAAATTCATTAATTAAACCAAGGAAGGGATATCCTATGGTAGGCAAACCTATATTGCCCAATGCGATGGAGCCCTGACCGCCAGGTGCCGGGTAAGTTAACCCTTGAGAGGCACTGCTGTTGTTGAAGATGGTTCCAGAGGTAACTTGGCCTTTGCCATCCATGGAGACACCGTTAACATACATTTTTATAGCATCATAGTCGCGGTCCTTACCACCCGCATGAAGTACACAAGATGGGTCCGTGCCATTATAGCTAACTGCCAAGTGGTACCATGTGTTCGGCATGAACACACCGCCGCGGCCGGTGGTCAAATTCCAGGCAGAACTTGTTATCCACATGCTGGCCTTTGAAGGGGAGCTTGTAATGCTCGTGCCTGTGGAAGATGAAAGGTCGCCAGCGCCTCCCGAAATTATTAATTCAGGGACCCAGCAAGCAACCGATGAAGAGTTATTTTGGCCGACCTGGACACGGGGCCACATGTATAATTGGACTGGAGCATCGGTGTAGACAACCCCGGAACCAGCCGGCTTTGTCCAGCTGAACAGTGTCATGACCATGGCTTCCCGATAGGCAGCGTCCATTGAGCCGGAGCCGGGCCAATTCTCCCCGCTCCCAGCGACAAGGGTCGAGCCTGTATTGGCTATAGCATTGATGAAAGAACCGCTATAATCAATCTTAAACCACGTAGCTATGGTCCACGCTGAATTTGGTCCCACTGAGTTTCCGCGACCAGTGGCCGAGGCACTATAGGCAATCGGTGCAGCATATTGGACCCAGTCGCTCGCGGCGCCACATAAAAAGTTTGGACCCTGTCCGCCGGCGGGGCCGTTTATGGAAATGCCGTGACCAGAGCCACTTATTCTCAGGGACTTGTTGTTCTCCTGAAGCGCAGGAGGTTCCAGCACATGTGTATCCAAATTCGCATAACGCATTACTTGCGGACTATAAGCAAAGCCAGCAATATTAACACTTGCGCTAGTGACTAGTGATGTCCAGTTCGGTTCCCAAAGCTGATTCATGGAAGTGGCAGCATCGTCCGCGGTGCCATAGGTGCCGGAGGGACGTCCCTGGAAAGGATAGCGGCCAGGGAAGTAATTACCTGAGGGGCTTGTTAGGCCTCGCTCAACGTATGCAGAAATTTCAGAGATCTTTGGAGCCGTAGTCGCGCCGTCTGGGGGGACGATCTGCTGATCAAACCCATAAAACGGAACATCTGCTTCCAGAGATGCTGTAACCCACGCGTAGTTTCGCTCAGCATTGGGAACACCATGTTGTTCATACAGGTTGTCATACACAGAACCCGTAATGATTGGCCAATCGGAGGGACTGCTTGGAATCAAAGATTGATAGGTGCCGTAGCCATCAAAACCGTTGGCCGCTATGAGATCGCAACCGAAGCCGGCATTAAAGAACTCCGCCGCCTTCGGTGCCACGTTATATATGTTAAAGGAATCCCGATGATTCATCACGCCATCGTCTGGTTTTTTCCATATGCTGCTGTCGGAGAATCGCCACCAAACCGCAAGATTATCAATTTTCATTTTGGCCAAATCATACAGTTGGTGATGATTATAGATTCGTGATACTTCAGCGGCACTTAGCTCAACATTCCATATTCCCATGTTACTTAGATTGCCGGCAAACTGGCCAGAAGCAGCGACTGGATTAAGGGTATTAGCAAAATACCCCAGCCATATATTGCCGGTGGTTCCGGTATATATATCCGTGGGACTATTAAGTTGTTGTACAACAGTGGTATCTAGGACTCCATCAATGTATATTTTCATATAGTTGGCAGTATTGCTCCCACCAGGATCCCCACCCGCAAAAGTACAAACTACGTGAATCCACGACCCGGCTGCGACTACCCCGGAACTTTTCACGACGCCGTCCTGGGTGCCCTCTATGCCAAAGCGAAGGGTGTTATCACTATTTTGTATGTATATACCACGCTTAACATTACCACCAGAGGAGCCGTCACTAAAAATCCCCTGGCCGGTGCTGCCAGCTCCGAGTACGCCTTCGTTCATCCAAAAGGAAATACTAAAGGCTTTAGCGTTCGAGCCGGCGCCGCCGATAAGATTACTCCAAGCTGTACTGTCCCACGCTCCTAGGCTGAGCCGGTCGCCGTCGTCGGGGTAGAAATGTATTGATCGAGTTTCCCGGGCAAGTTTGAGCCTCTTTTTTGTATTCCTTTGTGTCTTGTGAAAACTAGCAGAAGTAACAATGCCATCGCCAAGGATGCCATCGCTGTTGCCAACCTGAGAAGCTGACAAAGTTAGCTCGCCAAATGCTGAGTCGGCGCCGAAAGGACCACAATGAAGTGTCGAAAGCTGATTTAACCCACGTGGGTGGTCAATCTGATCCAAGGGAGCAACGATAGATGCTGAGGCTGGGGCGCTGGCGCTCGTGGGTATGCCATAGTCAATGACAGTCCGATTGCGATAAGGAAGTGCGTTATAAACCGAGAACTCTTCATGCGCGGGATCCATGTAACCTTGAGATCTTACGTCATAGCCGCCTGGAGCACTGAATCGATTAACAATTACCGTTTGGTTTGAGTTGGAGCCTGTTCGAATTGGGAGTGCATAATCAAGGGTGCCGCTTGGGTTTGTTGTTGGCCCCCAGCCGCCAACCATGGGACTATCTGTCGTTATCGCAGTCGACGCCAAGTTGGTCGCCGTACCGTCCCATGAAGAAGAGTTGGCGCTGTGAATTGTGCCGTTATATGTATCGACAGCATCCCCAAGGATTGCTTTTCCGTCGCCCAGAGGCCACCAAGAAACAAGGCCATCGCCTACCAGTTCTACGATGTTAATACGGCGCCCTTCTCCATACAATGTGGTAACTTCTGCCGCACTTAGCTCTCGACCCCAGACGGCCGCATCACACATATATTGCTCGCCTTCGACCGCGCCCAAGCCGCCACCGTTTGCCGCAAGAGTAAAACCATAAGTGGAAAGAGCGACGCCTGGGGTGGAATTCGCGGTTGCGGTTGACGCCAACGTCCCATCCACATAAATTTGAGGTACCGCGGTTGCGCCGCCAGCAAACGTAACAACTACGTGGTGCCATGTATCTAGAGCGACCACATTAGAAGTCGTATAGGCGTAGTTGCCCGTCCCGGTCCCGCACATTAACTTCCCGGTGGTACCATAATATACAAAGCGGCGGAAGCCGGTGGCGTAGACGCCGAAAGTCCAAATGTATTCATAATTCACAAAGGCAGTAGTTGGTTTAATCCACGTTGAAACAGTAAAAGGCTTTTGGTTGCCACTAGCGCCGCCGACGATCGGGTCCCAGGCTGCCGCGGTGCCAAAGCTGGCATAGTCATCCGACCCATCGAAATATATACTCTTGGTAGGCGGATCCATAAGAACAGTGCGGCCGCGGGTGGCAGGAGTTTCCGGATTGGGAGCAAACGTAAATGTCCCCTCACGGAAATAAGGATCGTTCTGCGATCTTCCCGCGGTTTGAATGACTTCGTAGTTCTTCGTATAGTTGCCAATTCGATTATGATCGATTGTCCCGGACATGGACTGACTCAAAGACGCCGTCGTCATGAGAATGTTCTTGATGTTTACGGGGCGCTTGGCATGCTCTCCGCGCGGCAGGTTTGCTTTGGGTCTGTCATAGAGGTTTGTAGTGCCGCCGGCTGTGTCCAACTCAGGATACTGCGGCGAGACCACCTGTAGATGGCCCGAGGATGCCTTCCAGGGGCTTCCGGAGTTGGAGCCCGTGAACTCGTGACCCATCTGCACTCGGAAGCCTTCAGGGCGATTCACACGGCTGTCAAGGCCATTGAAGTTATTGGCCATGGTGAGCGGATCGGAAATACTGTCGGGGGATCCAGATTGGTTCAGCTCAATATGACGGTGCTGTCGGCCTCCAACAAACTTCTCAGTAAAGGGCCCCTGCATTGGAACATCTGTCTGATCTGAGGCAAGGTCAGCATGCATGTTGGTGATGATTGTGCTGCCAGTAAAGTTCGACATCTCGCTTGATAGAGCATCACTAATAGATGAGCTGTACAGACTAAAGGGTGCAACCGTGGCACCGTCGGCGTCTCTCTCGTACACTTCATAACTTGCCGACTGGACTCCCATTCCAAATCCATAACGAACTTTCTGAGCTGGGAAATATTCATCTGAGGAACTGATCAGGCTTTCTACATCAGCAGACTTTGCCACCATGATGTTGCTCGGTACAGCACCATAGGTTCCCTGACCCACTGTGGGGCCGGCTGGTGCCGTCGCCTCATACACCACACCCTTGCGCTGACTTGGGTGTCTGGCGACGCCTCCGAGGACCACAGAGCCTCCTCCGCTAAATCGGTATGGCCGGCCTAGGGTTCGGTTATTGGAAGACTTGATGGCGTTAAGAAGGACCTGGCGGTCAGCCAAAGCACCAGAAGGCATGCCTCCGGTGGCATTCAAGACCATGAGTTCAGCGTCACCGCCTCGATCGGCACGGTTTTGCCACCAGGCCAAAGAGCCCGAGTCCTGTTGTGGTCGGGCCCCGGCGGCCCAAGAAGCCGTGGGAAGGGGGGCGTGGTCATACTTCCAGTTGTTTAGGTTGGAAATATTTGGCATTCCCGTAACGCGCTTTGTCGGGGCTTGCGCAGATTCAAATCCTGTTCCCTGTGCATCATTGATAATAGAATTAACAGCAATTGGTGTAGCGATAGTTCCAATAGATCCTGTTATATCCGGGTCGGACTGTGCCAAAAATGGGAACTTGTTCTGATACTTGCTGCGCTCAAGAATGTGGCTCTCAATTAGCGTACGTATATTGGGATCAAAATCAAGAGAAACCGGAGCGAGTTGACCAAGGAGGACGCCAAGGGTCCCGTCGATCCACTTATAATATTCAAAGAACTTCTCAAAATCTATTTCTTCATTAGAAACACTTTCAAAGAAACGCTGACGTAAGAACTTAAGTCCCTTATATTCGCTACGATATCGATTAACCGGAGCGCCGATGAGGGTGTTAAGGTCACTTAAAGTAGCAAAGTAGTTGATCATCTGATCAGAGATCGCCTGTTGCATACTCTTCTCAAACGTTAAGAAGTAATTTTGAGGCCTAGATGTGCGTGAGAACTCAACGTCGTCCTGTTGAGACAAGACTGTTATCATGTCTGCGGATTCGAGGGATTCAGGCAGATTCTGCTTCGAGGCCACCACATAGTCTTTGTCGAGAACGGTACTGGTGCTAGCCGAGAAGTTTGAGCCAGAGCCAGGATGCTGGTAGTAAAGAATATTGCCGAGCCAACTATTCTGAGTAGAAGCCTTGGTGGCGGAACCAGAGGACAAGTCAGCAACTCTAAATCCACCGTTAGCATCAGAACCAGTATTCTGGTTGAAATCCCAGTTCAGCATGAGTGTATTGATACGCGGGAGATCACCATAACTGGCTGTGGCCTGGAACGGGAAGGCATACAGTCCCGTGTCTGCCACACCATAATTGGTAGGATCAAGGGCGTGAGCCTTAATTGTCTCCTGACTGAGTTTATCGAGCCACAGCCTGCATGCACCAATCTTGGCATCGCAGCGCTGGAGGATGGTGCCTGTCATGTTGGTGCGGTGGGCGCCGACAAAGGCGCGGCGGGAGCCAGTTATGAAAGCAGCGCCCGGGGCAGTGGCGGTCCCTGTCACATTAAAGCTGTTAACAATCACGCCAGCGTCGACATTTACTCCTTGGAATTCAATATCATAGTTCGCTATTGGCGCGGTAGGAACATAAGCTGTCCATGGGTAGCGAGAGGGACTAATCTTAACGGCAAAGTTCCATTTATTATCGTTATAAACATCATAAAACATAGAACTCGTAAGGGTGGGCATTTTGCCACCAGTAGAACTCTTTAAGATAAAAGTAACATTGGGAGATTCTTTTGTTTCGCGAACCGCATAAACTTGGAAGTTGGTCGCATCATCTGTTGGGAAAACCGTATTTGTCTGGGCATTCTCAGAACCGGGAGTATCACTTATTTGTGTGTTTGTGGCGTGCACACCAAAGAGAGAACACGAGATGATGTTTGTATCCTGATAAAAGTCATGACTCTGAGTGAATTTTTCTGGGAACAGGACCTCTGCTTCCATAGTAAAGGCGAACCCGCCGGTTAAATGAGTACTTGAAGAAATAAAACCATAAGTATTGGTAGTGTCTCCCGGGTCGCGAATCTGATAAACATTAGCATCCATACTGGCATATGAGTTAAAATTAGCATACTTCTTACCATAGGATTGGTTGGTTCGATTCGTTGTAAAATCAAACTCAACATTATTGGCATACATGTTAATCTTTATCAGCTCATCATCGACACCAAAGCACCTAATCAAATTTCTAAATGCTTTCTCGGTTCCTTTAGACTTATAAATGTAGCTTAAGTTGTTGTAAATATTCTGATAAATAAGGTTCTTGATCTCGGTGAGACTCTTTTCAAAAACTCGGTCCTCGCTCCTGTCGGCCAGCTTTTCGAGCACCGAAGCGTCAACAAATAACTCAGGAGCTACCAAGCCGGTGGACATAAGCAAGCGTTCCGCAAAGACATTGGCCTTGTCAGAACCACTTACATATTGAATATCCTTTAATTTATTTAATGATTCTATCTGGAGATGCAGTGTGTCCAGATAGCTGGCCATGATTTGTGTTACATTATGAAGCCCCCCGCCTCGCTCCGTATCTTCTTCTGTTATCCAAGCCGGCAGAGACTTATATATGGATGCCGCATTGGATGCATCATGATCAGAGCCCGATGTAACAAGCTGTGCGCGAAGGGCGACGACCGCGGGGTCAAAAGAATAGATAATGGGGTCTTCAAACTCTTTAATGGCTGCACTAGAGGAAATAATTGCCGAACCAGTATTTCGAGAATCGCTACTATAGCCAGTCCAGGCGCCATTCGAAACGCGGCCGGAATAATCTAGAACCGTGCTATCCACGGAACTGGTTCCGGTGATTCCCTCGTTAAATTTATAATAGACCCCCAAATTGGTGTTGGCCACTTCAGTGGTATCCATGAAGGGCATGGGATCATTATTGACACCGCCTCCGACTTGCGTAAACCAAAACCGACCGATTTCCTGACTGCTTCGTTGAGTTTTCCAGTATCGGAACTCATCGATTGATCCGGAAAGCTTTCCGGCGTACTGTGCGCCTCCGCCGAGGGTTGTCACGAGGGCACCCATCGTGGCTTGCATCGCTCCAGTTACTTCACTCAGAGCATCGCTACCGAGAGTAGATTCTTGATTAAGCGCACCGTCAACATATACGCGGCTAGTGATACCTGCACTGGCATTTTTAAAGGAGAAGGCATAGTGGTGCCAAGCCGAATCAGCTATAGTAACAGAACTACCGATCGAAGATTCACTTACTCCGTCGGAACCCGAAAGGAGAGTGGCCAAGAAAACCGCACCCCCTTCGTTTGTTGAATTTAGGGCCAGAGAAAGGCGCCCATAATGAGCCTGCCCTTCTGCGACTCCATTCCACATGTCGAACAAAACCTCTTTGGTGGTCAGGGAGGACGCATATGCATCCTTCTTCATCCAAAATTCTACTGTTACACCGTCTCCCGATAAGTCATACTTGAGATTAGAGGTACGATTTGAGCCGGTATCGTAATAGTTAGATCCCGTAAATTGCAGATACAGCGGCGACATGCCGTCGGGGTTAGGATTGGGGCCGCCTTTAAAATAAATATATTCTAAAGAATTGGGCAGACCATAGCCATTCTCCAAGGTACCATTCCTGGTTCCCCAACCATCAGCCGACAATAAGCCATAACCAGTACGACGTGGATAAAGATTGTTAAGAATATAAAGGTCGATCTCTGTCGACTCATTTTCCCACTTAAGGCGCTCTCGAAGCGAGCCATCATACGGGTAGGTCTTATAAATTCTATCTAATGATTCACCATAATACTTCTCGGCTGAGCCATACCGAGCAAAATTAGAGGCAGTTGTATAATCAACCGCAGGAATAAACCTGCGCTCCTTAATGATATCCTGTTTTTGGTATTCCGCAGACTCTACTACCGACCCAACCTGCTCTGCAGATTGATCGGAAAGTGATTTAAGAGTTTGCGCTTTTTCAAAAAGATGTTTAAAGCTCATATCCTAATTATTCATCAACCCTAAATTTAAACGTTTCTGATTGCTCCACCCAAGTTGCTATACTACCATTATAATAAGAGAATTTAATCCCATACATGTATCCAGCCTCTAATTCCATCATATCCAGATCAAAATAATTACCGCTCACGTCATAAGAAAGATAAGTAGAATACTCGCTGCCGGTACCATACGGAAGCACCTCATAGTCGTCAACCATTCTCAAAATGCGATACGATGCACTCTCAATTATCTCCGTGGGATTAACGCTTGTAGCCACCGTATAAATGGTGGGACTCCAATTCTTATCTCGCACGAAAGTTCTAAAACGTACAGTCTGATTCCTTCGATAGGAAGGCTGCAAATTCTTAATGGCCGTCACCCTCTCAAACGTTGGGGCGCCTTCAAAGTTACGGAAAGTTTTAGTGACCACAGAACCAGTCTTATATTGAATTGACCCTGTTGGTAACGACGTCCACACATCGAACAGTTTAGATGGCGCGCCGTTAGCTGAGGATGAGGTCATGCAAACAGAAGCCGTATAGATTCCTGTGCTGATCAAGCCGCCGGTGACGCAAACAGCATTTCCGGCGCCTGCCCCCGAAAGAGCCTGGATCCCAGATGGTTTCGTATTTCCAGCATTCCCCGAGTAGAAAGAGACATACAGAAGGTTATTGGTAAGATTGGGAATATTAGTGAGCTGCCCGCGAACATAATTATACAAATAGATGGTGTTCAAGTTGTCAATTGCCGGAGCCATGGAGCTACTATAATAAAAGGATCCTCTCTCATCGGTAACCCGGGAGTCCCAGCGCGCCTCGATCCACGGGCGCTTAAAGAAATATTCACTTGAACGAGCAAAAAACTTCTTCGTATAATAGGATGTCTCTGCGCCACCGGTGTTTGCAATAACACCATGAGCTGCGGCGGCGGCGGCATATGCTTCCTGGCTGGAAGTTAAGAAAATACCTAATCCATAATTATCAACATGCTTCGCGGAGCCGGAGGATTGCATCCATCGCTCTACGGTCGGAGTAATGTTGATCTCCAAATCTTCATAACCTAACTCAAACGTCTGCCGATAAACAGGCGAGTCGGAGTCTTCATTGTCATCTCGATAATCTCCGCCATTATTTGCCCATGCAACAGTAGTAGAAGCGGACATCCAATTAGATTTTCCAAGATCGGAATACTCATCCATGTCTAGTCCAGTACCTTCGGCCCAGGACCGAGATACCGAGGCCACAACCAATGTAAAATCCTGAGGCAATGTCCAGGGGTGCTTGGCGTTGCTCAATTTAAGAAAGAAGTTAACACTTCCAGAAGCCGGAATAGTGCCAGCAGTACGATCAGCAGCAACAGTAGAAACGGGAAATTGTATAAGTATTCGAGAAAGCTCTTGAGACTGTCCTCCTGCGGAGGATGAATTTTGTCCATATATCGAGAAAACTTCTAGGGAATCGGCGTAACCCATGTTGGAGCCCGAGCCGCGATTACTCAGATTAGATTTATACGCATTAGTAATAGTATTATCGGCGCTGGCTGTATACCTCTTGAAAGCCATTATTTAATACTCCCCTTAATGTCTGTATTTGGAAACTTCATTTCAAAAACAACGTTCTCTTCTGCTAAAATACGCAGGTTATCTGCACTAGTGGCGGCCCTAAAATCATAAGAGTCGCCGCTGTAATTGGATCCTGTTTTCTCAACGATCTTGACCTTAATGACATCCAGCAATCCTTCTACCTTATTAAGGGTCTTATAGATATCCGAGATATTGATGGATTCTCCGATATCATAAGAATGCGCAAACTTGGCTGCTAAAGCCCTGGAGGCCGCATTAATAACATTAAAACGATTTGCGTTCAAATCGATTGAGACCTCATATTCAATTCCAAAATTAATAATTTTTGCATCTAGTATATCAATGGTATCATTAACCATTTTATACTGTGCTAACCAATTTTTAAGGTTAGTTTTTAAGGTAGAGTTAGCAGTCACCAATTTACCACTAGCATTTTCCGAAATAACATACAGGTTAAGATTCCGCTTAAATGCATCGAAGTCACGAACAATCGCAGCGCGTTTCACTTTGCCGAACTTGGCCGGCATGCCGTAACTAATAGCTTTATAATCTTCGCCAGTGACTGCGCGATTTTGTGTTGCAAAGTAACTGTAGGCCCGTTGTTTAATTTCGTCTGAATCTGGGAGTGCAACACTTCCTACAAATTGTTCCTCGTTCACTACCTGCAAAGATTCTGTCACGCCGGCTCTCTTTGCTGCTGTTAAAAGATTCTCTTCTTTAAAAACTATAAGCGCGCGACTTACTTCGTTGATGGAATTTACTGAGGCGTTAACATCAGTGGTGGTGTTATATCGAAATGAAATTATTAAATCAGTGTTGGCCGGTGCAATGCCAAACTTATCTGTGTCCAGAAGTTTTGTGGGATCGAACCCGGCATCTGTTACATAGTCACGGCCGTTCATGTTCAGCATTAAATTCGAGGGGTCGATTACCGATCCATTGGTTAATTCAGAATCAGACCCATATCCAAATTGTAAAAACGTTTTGCCGTTTTCAAACTCAACTGTAAATCGGCGAGGAACTGGAAAAGGCTTAAGAATATTAGGAACAGTGGCTCTGGTGGTGGTGGTGTTTCTCACGGCTTTATAAATAACATTCTGCGTGAGGTGATCCACTTCATAAAACCTATGACCCTCTAAGTCATAAACACTCACAACATTATTAATTTTGGCGATCGAAAGAGGCACGCGGCGGAAGCGTTCAAAATTTCCGATGCTCACCTTGTCTCGGCCCAGGCGACCGGAGACCGCGCGACCTTGAGCACGAATAACGAAATGAGTGGGGGCACCAGTGGTGCTCGCATCACTCACAACAATTTGATTTTGTTCTTTTGCAAAATCAACGTCGTCTACCAAAGTATAATAACCGCCCGCATCGGATGTAAATTCAGAGCCGGCCTTTAATACCGGAATATAGTTGGTATCGGGGCCCTGTGTAGTAGTAGATGCTGGTACCTTAATATAAAAGGTTACTACACCATACGAAGAATGGTTGGGGTTAAGCTTGAGACCCATTTGGCGAACGAGGCGAACTACATTGTTATATTCAATCGCGGTATCGAGAAAGGTTTCATTAGCTTGATAATCGAGATAGAAGGAAAGAATGTCTCCGATATAAGAAACAGTATCCAGCATGAGAGAGCCGAAGCCGGCTTCACTGAAGTCTCGATAAGTATTTGGATAATAGCGGCGCGCAAAGTTCTCTAGATCGCGACGGATAGATGCGAAATCTCTACTAGTATAATCAATGGCTTCTAACTTCTTTGACATATGTCTACCTCGCTATAATTAGTCCAAGTTTGTATCAAGATGCAGAGTTCCTGTCATCTGCAGTGGTACAATCTTATACGTAATACTTACGCGCATATCATGAGGATAAAGATCCGGGCTGTTTTCTTTGTCTCCAAACTCTATTTTTTGAATCTCCAGAAAGGACATATACCTCGAAACTTGCTCCCGAATACGAGATGCAATATCTTGATAAGTAAAATTATCATTCAGCTCAAATAAATACCTTTTAAGTCCCACACCAAAATTAACATCCATCATTCTTTCCCCGGGAACCGTAAGAACAAGCATTTTCAAGTTTTGTCTTACCAGCGCAGGATAGGTGGTAATCATGTCAAACCTGCTTGATTCGATAGGTAATAAAGGTGTTAAGCCATTTGCCATTTGTCGTCCTCTCAATAATTACTTAAAAAAGATGTTTTTTAACAAACATTCGAACTTTGTCCGTCTGCTGCGTTCTGCTGCGAGTTTCCGGTTCCCGATTCTGCGTCCACTTCATCATTGTTTTGTCCTTCTTCTAAAAGCATCAGTAAGAGATAAATTATACCCAATGGGCTCGGCGGCATGCAGAACAAGCCGACGATAGTCCCAGTGAAATCAACACCTCTGGTTGTCATCTTCGGACCGAGAGAAGGAGCCTCTAGAGGCCCAGGTGGATCAGGAAGGGCGTTAGTAGCTTCTGCATTCATAGTATTAAGGCCGCAGAATGCCAAAGCCAATAACTGTTCGCCCTCAAGATCCTTCAGCATAGGCTTGATAGGTGACTCGTCTGGCTGTACGGCCACCGCAACGTCAATTCCTTGATCGATGGCATCGATAACAAAAGAAAAGACCTGACCAGTGATTTCACGAACAATCTTCCAAATCGCCACATGAGGATCAATCATCTCTGCCAAGCCCTTAAGAATCTTAATTGGCGTCTCGCGGAGCATTTTCATAATGAACTCGCGCGCGGACATTCCCATATCGGATTCGCCGGCGGAGCCTAGGCTGTTGGTCAGCGCCGTGGAGGCGCTGTCCTCCGGGCCACCTACGGGGGGAGCCATATCCGTTCGAGACATCATCCCAAAGAGATCCAGTATCACTTGCTTGGTTGTATTAAAATTATCTTCAATTCCCTCAAAGAAAGTGTTGGTAAGTCCCAAGTTATAAAGGAGCGGCACCATCAAAATCATCTCGGGGTTAAATGTTTGAGAGATAAAACGAGAATATTCCACATCTTCCTTAATACGAGGAACGTGGACTGCAGGGGACGTACGATTAAATCTCTTGATCTTATCAAGCCTACTATCCATGGAGGTGCCTGTGTTGGCGTTATTAGGGTTTGGGTTCGTTGCAAGGCCGGTAACCATGCTAGCAGAGGGAAGCGCTTGATTTGAGTTGGAACTTGCGGCGTTAGCCTCTAGTTCATTGGGATTAAAATCACCTATAGCGTAAATATCCACCGTTAAAAGGTCCCCTAGAATCTGGGCTCCAGGGTTCGACGCATCCAGATCTGTCTGCGCTGCGTCTAGAATAGAATCATGTCCAACCGCGCGGCCTTGCAAATTCATTGCCTTGACCATAAGGTTTCGTACGGGCCCTGATCTAAACGACTGAACAAAGGGAGAATTGGATTGATCCCAATCGTTCTCTGCCGTACTGCTGCCGCCGCGGTAGTGCGGGAAGTTGAACATTAATTTATAGCCTACCTTCAAGTTTTCAAAAATCGGAAGAGTTCCTTCCGTAAGTTCAATAAGATCAATAAAATCTACTGCAGTGTTAGTGCGTACTGGCATGGCTCCGCCAGCGGAGGAGCCCAATATATCTTGCAACGTTAAGACATGGCGGGGGAGGCTCCCATCGGGGCGCGCACCAACCGTAGCCTGGTGCCAGTCGACGTGAGTGGTGTGACCAGTGACATGGATCCCGCCGGCGGCGAACCAATCCTGTACGGCGTTCTCCCAGGAGGTGTCCCAGGCGCCCTGCGCTCTTTCAAGCTCACGCGGATGCCAGGGAACCTGGACCTCAGAAGAACTAAGATCTTCCCAGTTTGAAATTCCATCCCAGTATGCATACTTGGCAAAAAAGACTCGGCCCTCACCAGATTTCATAGGTGCATTTTTGCGCCCATAAGGCGCCTTATAGATTCCTAAAACCTCTTTAATAAAAATGTCTTCATAACTCGAATCAGCGCCAGTGGTGCTTAAGATATTATTAATAGACTGCATCGTATTAACCATCTGACCACAAACCTCATAAGTAAAGCCCATGCGCTCTTCAATCAGATATTGAATTATCTTACTAAATGGTAGACTATTCATATCGGTACCCGTTTTGAGGTATGGAACTACCGTATCGCGTGCAAAGGAGTGGGTGATACCTCCAGCTGCCATGGCCCTGGTCCTATTCAACATTTTCTCAAATCGATCCCGCAAAAAGACATCCAGGCCTGCGCCGCCTTCGCCCAATTTAGCTGATATCTGGTTGACCATGCTTGTCATGAACAACTCTCGCAAAAGAGGCTTTTCAAAAATTTCCTCAAACTGAAATGCACTGACAACAAAAATATTCTTTATTAAGAATTCAACAATATAAACCTGGATGAACAGATTGATGAGTCCCATTTTTAGGGCGTCTCTGGCGCAATCTTTCGCGTCTCCCTCATCATTGCAGGCTGCTTCGCCAAAATCTTCTTTAAGTTGGGCCAATATTCCCCTAACATCTAGTAGATCGCCTGTCTGGGCTGGGTCACAGTTTGTGTTGTCTTTAAAAAGATTTAAAGAATTTAACTTTGCCAGGGTAAAAATTCCATTTCGCTGGATGTACCCAAAGATTCTTTTCACCATTCCATTCATAGCTGTTGGGAACACTTGCTTTTGCAGCTTATTTTGTAGATATTTCTTGTTAGCTGCGCTCAGTGGTGCATCCGCAAGGCTTATCAGTTGCTTCTGGAGAGGGTATGTAAAATTAAAGATATAGGGATTGAAATCGCTCTCTGTCCCGAACCCAGACACAGCATCTTCAGGATCTGCGCCGGCGCCGTACAGAGGCGTAAAAGAAGGGTCGTCGACGATGCCCTCAAGCCAGCCTTGCTCGACGCCGGGGAGCAAACCATTTGGGATTCCCATACGGAATGGAGGTCGGCCGGCCATAATATCATTGTTGGAATAGAATTCCAGATTGAGTGGGTCGATCTTTGGCACGACTTTACTCAAGAATCGATATTGCATTCTTAATCGCCCGTATTCGTCGTTGGTCTTGTCCGTCAGCATGCGCGAGTAATAGGTTTGGTCACCACCGGGGGATTCCGTCCGAGTACGCCACACATTATTCGGCTTATCACTACCCGCTATCTCAACATACTCCGGAGGCGTTTGTCGTGCCATGGCCATGAAATTATTATAGAAATTACGCGAGAAGACATACGTCACGTTGGGAGGTGACCCACCACCGTCGTCCATTGTAGCCTTAATATCAGCAATCTTATTATTTACATCTGCTATGGCGGCTTGCGCTTCACCACCTTGGGCTAAAACATCTTCAATGATGCCGTTTATTATAGGAAGCATTTCCTCGAATGCCTCCAGGCTACCTCCGAGCTTATTCAGATTAACATCGGGACAGACCTCCGGGTCGATGTTAAGTCCCACATTAGATATCTCTTCAAAAATATCAGACAAAGTAGAAAGAAACCTAGTATCCATCTTAGGTGGATCAACACAATCATCTCCCACTTTTCCATGCACACACAGTTGTTTTAAAGCTTCATCTACCGCGGGATTACCACCACCACCATTAGCACCCCCGGCCCCAGCCACAACCTTGGGCTCTAGTAGAGTAGCTCGGCTGGCCTCTACTGAGTATACAAACTGCATCTTTACATTGTCAACGGTGCTATTAAAGATGGAAGGAATAACACGGTCTATGACGGGGTTAGCCAAAAATTGAGGGTGCTCGGGACATAAAAGATTCGGTAGAAGTGAGCTAGGGTCAATTGGAATGCCGTCATTTAACATGGAAGCGAGCTTTTGAATGCTCTCTTGGTCAGCCAGAGGAGAAAGATCAGCTTCATTTAAACAATAGTTCTCTATAGCTGCTCTTAGGTCCACATCATTTATCAAATCATTGCAAACCGTTTCCATGTTGGCAAGAGGTGCCAAAGCGCCGAAGAACGACAGAACAAGGTTGCGACTCTGAAGAACTTGAATTTGTGGCTCTGGCCATGTTGTATTAAAGATAGCAATTTTTTGAATTGTGGTATCTTGCACATCCGCACGAGAATTGAAGAGGCGGCATACCTCCAGAGGTGTAAGGACCGCGCTCACTGCTGACAAATAATCAAAACCCCTGTCCTGATCTAAGCCAAACTGGTCGAAGGCGTTGTTAAGCAGATCCTCCATGTCTGGAGTTATGGGAGGGCCGCCTTTCAAATTATCCTTCATTGCTTGGGCTGCATCAACCGCACCCAATTGTTCAGGGCGGTTCAATAGATTATCACAATTAAATTTAATTATTTCAGCTAAGCCCGAGACGAGATCCATTGCTAATTCCATTAAGATTTCCAAAAGCATGTCAACAATCTGCTTCCACAATGGAGGATCACCGGTGATCGGATTGGGTATTACTATCTCTGGAAATTCAGGAATCTCTAGGAGCGGCTTAGGAATTTTTGGAGGCTCATAGTCCTCTATCATTTGAGCTATATCTAATCCTGAGTTTATTGCATCTTTGATCCTATCAAGCGAAAAATTAGTTCCCATTGTTAGGCAAATCAATGCTTCACCAATTAACTCGATGATTCCAAAGCGCGCGAGGACTTCGTCCATGATCTCCAGAGTATCCCGAACCTGCTTAACACCACCCCCTTCTCTGGAAGATGTCCTATCGCGAGTTAAGTCTGCTCGCGCCCGGTCCAGGACTCGTTGCGCGTCTTCAATACGGAGACCGTCGCCGGAGTCCATGGCAGCCTGTAGATCCTGCTCAGCAGTCTCCACTTTGCTCTCTAACTCGCGTCGTTCTTCCACTGCGGCAGAAATCCCCTTGGCTTCCTTAACCATGGCGATAACATCATCAATGACCTGTTTAATGGGAAATTTCGCTTCAAAGGTTTTGTTTGCGTTTTCTAAGAACAAAGCCGCTTGCGCGTCTGGGTCATTAAGAGCAACTTCTAAAGCTGCTACTTCTTCGGATCTCAAAAACGTGCTCAAAGTGGCAGCGAGCGCGACCGGGTTACTTACATCAAGTTTGGTGGAACTCTCGGCAGCCTGAAATATCGAATTGTACAAAAACGGGTTTACACCAGGAGGTGCAGGCGCTTGAAACTCTACCTCTATTGAGGCGCCATCGTCCGATGACAATCGAACGGGCGCAGCGGCCGTCATCAAAGCGGCAGGAGTCAGGCCGAGAAGTGGCCCATATGTACTCTGGATAAATTCAAGTAATGAACTGAGGCCCGTGGTTCCGCGTGCATTCACATCAAAATCGGAAATTATCCTACGATGATTTCTTAGCGTCTCTATCAGCCATGGATCTTTCGCAGTGCGGTTGTACTTAATGAGAGAAAACAAACCGATCTTGAGAGCCCCCATTTCAAGGCCATCTAAAGTATCCAACTCATAGGTAGCAGAAAGGATGTTTTGATTAGGCCCAAGTTGAATTCGAAGGACATCATCGTCTCCTAGAGTACCAGAGTTCTTACCCGATAAATTCAAATCACGACGGACTGCGGCGACCAAATCTCCCACAAACATCCGTATCTCTGTACTGATTGCTTCCAGATCTAAAGGAATCTTCAGAGGGGCAGGATAACGTATAATCTGCTTATTATAGGCATTGAGTGTTGCTGTCAGGTCTCGGGTCATCTGTGCAGCAGTTCCCAGATTAATAATAATCTCGCCTCCAGGGTTACGCTGATCGGATTGATAATATTGCTCTATAAAATATTGTCTTGCTTCCGTGTAGCTCGGAAATCCAGAACTATATGAAGGAACCCCCGGAGTTTGGCCCGGGAGCAAACAAGGATCACCACTTACTGCAGCCTGAATTGTAGCGGTCGTCGCATTTGCAGCCTCTTGCACTTGAGGGTTATATTCTCGCAAGCCTTGGCGTATTCGCTTAAAATTTATGGTGCCAGGGGAGGTCATAAAATAATATTTAGGTGCGATAGGCGATGCGCTATCAAGATCGGCGGCGCCTTGATCGGATTTTATAAACTCAAGATTAGCAAGAATTTGACCACGAATAGTGTTGTAACTGTCTGTGGCACCGGTCGGGAGCGAAGGTATCGTTGGCTGCGGGGATAGGCTAGCTTTCGACTGGCGCTTACCCTTTTTAGCGGAGCGTCGGGACGTCTTAGGCTTAGCTTTTGGTGCACCCTGAGTTAAAGGATAGAACTCTGGTAAATAATATTCTATTAAAGCATTCACCGCAGATTCTTTTAGCGATTCTGGGGTGGGCATTTCTTTGGCTCCTCGTTGTAGAGCTGGCTGCACCAATACCGCGTACGCTCCCTTATCCAAATCAAACCATGGGATGAAAGGAGAAAACTTTTGAAATACATTTAAGCTGTTAAAGTCGATTGTCATGATTAATTTGTATTATTGTATCTACTCAAAATAAAACGCTTTCCACGAATTCCGCCCGGGCTCAGCAAATATCGCGACTTAATTCCAATTGCACCATCTTTGCCATCTAAAAGATCTGAGGTGTAAGCTGGTACTTCCACATTCAATGCAGCATTAACCACACTCTCTAAAATCCTAGGCATTGCAGTAAAAGAAGGTGAGCCATCTAAGCCATAAAACGGAGATTTATGAGTGTGAGTAAGCAGTTCGGTATTGATCGTTCGTTGATAATCGGCCATTGCCAGTACACGGTCACGCAATTGATTAACATTATTGATGATGGCATTCAAACATGCCACAAGATTGGCCCCCTTAACTAGGGGCTGCATATCTGTATCATCATTCATCCCAATGAGGTCAATGCCATACTGCCCTTGCCAGGTCGTGGCACACTCTCCTCCTTGAGAGTTCTTCGCATCTGTCCGTGTGACAAGCTTAATATTTTCGCGTGCGATTACACGAATCGTGTCGGCCTTCAGAGCGATCGTAGAGCGCGGGGCGTCCAAAGTTACATTCCCTACAACTCCCTTTGGAAGATCAAAGTAGGTGGGGTCGTCTACTGCTGCCTTTTGACTGAGATAAATTCGTGCGGCATCTTTCTTAAAATTAGGATTGACACCGATATCTCCCTCGGTCGTAAGACTTCGCCGCGCTTCAAAACCCATCAGCCCCGCCACTATATCAATTGAGGAACATCTAATATTGCCTTTTCCTCCATAGCCGCTTGCTTTACTATGAGTACGATCATATCCTAGTACAATAAGGGAGTTGCCCTTTTTATACACCTTCTCGTTGGAAGTGGCAAGATATTTAGGAGCATCATATTGTCGCCTTGCGCCGACGCCGCCCATGCCCATCCACCTGCTCTTAAGGCCTCCTGGTAGGTTGTCGAACTCTTCACCAACAGCGGGTGGCATAATTGAACGCCATGCTGCTTCTACTGTCTTTCCCATGCCTTGTTCCTTCTATTCAAACTTGTAGCTAGCCTTATTGGTTGAATTAATAGCGCGGTCAACTGCCGGGCCTGTTTTACCCCAGCCAGCATTTGCACGAGCCACAACAATGTTTGCTTCTTCTTGGGTCGTCGCGCTGTTAATGTCGCCTGAAACAGGAGAAGCGCTCATTTTCAGGCGCCGTACTAGAAAATTAACAGCCGCATGAGAGGCGTGCTCAGGGTTGTTCATTAGATCAGGCGATCCTACAAAATCCACACCTATTCTATCACCTGAATTTTTGTACGACCCTCGAAACGTTATTTGATTCATGCCTCGGCCGCGATAATCATACCCGTCGCTGGTTCCAGGACGGTTGCCATATTTTTCAAAATTCTTAAAGTGGCCGCCGTAGATATGGTTAAAAAACTTTTTGTCATCTGCAGCCAGGGCCTTAAGCTCGGTATCATTAAAGTCTTTAACTCGTGACCCAAAGATCTCTCGAATTCGCCTTACAGAAGCATTCCCATATCCTTTTTCTTCTTGTGGCATTAGCGCCGACTCCTTAGCTATAACACTGAGTAACGCAATCTTCATATATCGATTTGTAAGTCCATACTGCGTCATATACCGCTCAATAATTTTAAGATTAGCATTTCGAGTGCCTCTGGCATAGACTCCCTTTCCTTTGATGGGACCAGTGTCGTCTGCACGTACATTCGAGTTATTAGGCGCCGGTGTGTCAATACCTCCAGAACTGTTATCAGAGGAGCTACCACGAGAACTGTTGGGCGCTGCTGATGTCCCTAGCTTAAAAGCTTGTTTGGTTGATGGTGGCTGCTGCATAGCAGGCGTTACAAGACCAGGGATATTTTCTCCAATTTCAATAATTTTTGGATCGGCCAAAGTGTGAGTATTTCCAAAAAAGACTTTCACTTGTGTGCCAGGAGGAATAGCTCCCTGGACCTGGTTAGCTCCGATGTCGACCGGTACCCAAGGCGCCATGGTCATGAAATAATTAAACTTATCTTTGTCCTTCCAATCATCGCATTCTAAAAGATTATAAGTCGTTCCCGCTAATCCAGGGATCCATACCTTGTAAAGATAGTTAAATACTTCAAAACTGGCGCGTTTTGCCGCCGAATAGCGCAACCTGTCGATCATATAGGCAGGAGATGGAGATGTGATTGCCTTGTAAGCAACAACAACACCCTCCATCGGATTAGAAAATACTACTTCTTTTTTAAAAGTCTCGCCGCGAAGAGCTTGAGAGATCGCTGTAGAAGGCTTAAGGGTCCGAGGATTTCCCACATGACCGGGTGTCTCGACTGTGTTAGCCTCCAGCATAGATTTTTCAACTTTACAAATTAAAGTATCTTCGGCCATCAGTCATCCCCCTGATCATTCAGTAGATCAAAAATCTGTTCCTTATCATCGGCACTAAGTCCGATCTGATCAGACTTTTGTTTTTGCAGGAGGGCGGCCAACTTTACCATCTGTTCGTTGGAGCGCTGTAAATTTTCTACATATTTAGCAGCAATGGATCCCATTTCGCGTCGCGCGGAATCCGATAGCTTCATGTCATTGATGGCATCCATCAGAAGGGACTTCGCCATGGCCCGATCCTCACGGATATTGGTGGTGGTCTCTTCGATATAGTCGTCTAAATTTAAATTTCGCCGCTTTCCCATTTGTTTTTAAACACCTTATAACGCTTTCTCAATTTATTAAGATTATTCACAACTTGTTTAGTATTAAGTCCGGTAATCTCTCGCAAGTATAAGTAAATAGCTTTTTTGTTGAAAATTTCTATTTGATCTGCGGAGTCTAAAAGTATGCGCACTGCCATTAAAACCTTTTTTTCGTTTTCCTTTAACATAAACGAATCCCAAGTGCCCATCTCGCCATGAAACGAAGTCCAAAATTCAATGTCCTGACGCTTTGATTCATAGGTGGGTTCCCGTGAAATAAGATCCTCATCTAACTCATTAACAACGTCCTCTAGATAAACCTCGGTCCGATTTTGTTTTTGAGTCTTCTTTACTTTGTGGATAAACCAATTTTTCGTAACAACCGAGAAGTATGAAAATGCTTTGGATCCCTTGGAGGGATCGTACTTGTTGAGAATTGTGGTGAGCCATATCTTACACTCATCTTTTAAAGAATCAATGTTTGGGAGACTGGTAAAGCGATAAGTATAAATTATCTTGTCTACCATTTGATCAAAGGCAGGTTGTATGTACTCTATATACAGTTTTGATCGAAGCTCTCGATCTGTTGTACTGGCGTACTTAATAATCGCATCTTCATGAACCTTAGTAAAATAATGGTTCTTACTCGATTTCTTGCGGCGTGTACGCCTCTTCGGAGCGGCCATAAAATTCTTCCTCTTCTTCTTCGTCTAATGTATATTCAAATGTATCCCTAAACATCTCTATTTCGCTTGTAACGTCCTTAACCCGAAATATCAATTCTTGTATAAGGGGCTCCCCATGATAGCTGTCCATGCTATATAAACTTTTAGCAAAAGCTTGAAAGTCTTTAGTAACGATAAACAGACTTGTGATATTTTCTGATATGTATAGCAGCTTTTGGAGGAGCCTTACCACATACCAGATTAGCAGAATGTTTAGAAGTATCGAAAGGACCCCAGCAATAATAAAATTTGTCATCTCTGATCTTCTAATTCTTTCTTCTGTTGGCGCAACTCATCGCGGGAAGTCTGTATAAACTTCTCCGTGGTGTCGCCTACTTTTTGTTTTCGAAGCTGCTTTTTGTTTGTGCGAAAGGTGGTAAGCTGCTTTGTAAGCGAACCTTGTGTTTCACACTTAGGACAGTCGTTCACCACTTCATCCGACAGATGTTGGATTGTGATATCAGTGTCACACTTGTCACACCTATAAGCATACCTCGGCATCGCTATTCCTCTATAGAGGAAATGAGATCGCCTAGCTCAGTGTTTTCTAAACTCACTACAGGAGGGTTAGTAATAACGAGAGCGCTTTGAGATTGATCCTCGGGATCAACTTGAAAGTTCATCTCTTTCAAAAGCGGTACAATGTCTGTTTGTTCCAATAAGGATTTTTGGAGCGCCATCATGAGGGCGCCCATGGCTTGGTCGGTAAGTTTCATTTCTGCTTTCTCTCTAGCCGCAAAATACGCTCATGAATATCGTGGAGGTGGCTTTCCATATGCCTTGAGTGCTCTTGAAATGCGGTGCGCAGCATCTGATCTATAACCTCGCGGATCGTCCCTTCCGACAGGGCCGGAGTTGTTGGAGTTGTCTTTTTCTTCATTTTATTAGTCCCTTCTAATATTTCAGTGGTTGAGTAGGCTCCCACGCGCTCAAAGTAACATACTTCTTTTGCAAACCGTGCTCCTACAATTGGTTTACCCTTCCAGTCCGAACCCACCACCATATAGGCCGGACGAAAGCGTTTAATACATCTTCCTAATTCTTGTGGTGTTCGAAATATCACCACTTCATCGACGCATCTTAAAGAGTTTAGCATAGCTTTACGATCTTCTTCAGTATTAAAAGGCCGATCTAAACCCTTATCCTTTTTGACTTTTTGATCTGAATCGATGCCGACCACAAGCCGAGTGCCCAAAGATTTTGCATATTCCAGCATTTCTATGTGCCCTCGATGAAGAACATCAAAACATCCATTTGTCCATACAGTTGTCATTGGGCTGTGTTGACTCCTCGCTTTTGAACCACTTGAGTGGCACATTGATTCGCGTACTCGATTGCCTCACTGATGTCGGGGTTGTGATTATAACTTACAGCAAGAGCTGCCATGAAGGTGTCTCCCGCTCCCGTAACATCTTTGATCTCCACTTCACTAACTGGGTATGTCACCCCTCCATGAAGGCACCCTTTGGAACCAAGGGTAACAATTAATTTTTCCTCAATATCGGGCGTGATGGTGGCTTCTGTTTGTGAAAACTCGTAATTATTTATTTTGATATATTTAATCCCTGCGCAGTACGGGCCCAAGGGGCGTTTGGTGTCCAGGAAAACCGTATCATGTTGAGAGGCCACATAGGCTATACTTTCTTCTGTCAAGAACCCCTTGCAGTAATCAGATATAACGACAAGGGCGTATTGTTTGAAATCAATAGCCTTAACATCACAAGGTTCGATAACATCGTCATTGACATCAATGCGAATAAACATCTGATTTGTGTTCTTGTGAATATACCGAGTTTTAATAACATGGGCCCAATTATGGTTTGTTACAATGTCACATTCTGTCCCTAGAGAAACGATGTTTTGTCGGACATTCATAGCCATCCCACAGTTCTCTACCTGACTAATAGGATTAAACACCGGGGCAGGCGCTTCTGGGCAAAGTCGGTCAACATTGCCATAGCAAAAGACATCCTTACAAGTTTCACCTATCACCAATATTTTCTTCATTTTTACCTTGACAAAAAATTTCGCCCTGAGCTGACGCGGTCACGCCAATAATCTAAAAGATCCTGCATGGTAGTTTCGAACGAAATCTCCGGTGTCCATCCCGTATGAGTAGTAAACTTAGTCGTGTCAGGAACTTGCAGGTCGGCATCGATCGGTCGCAAGCGACTTTGCTCTACTTCGACCTGAATTCCTTCCATGGTCGAAAGACCAACCAGATGTTTCAGCATATCTCCCACCGTACAGGAGAATGTTCCTCCGATGTTATAATACTCTCCCCCCGTAGGATTCACTGTAACAAGCATGTGATACGCGCGGACCGCATCTCGGACATCAGACCAAGTCCTAAGAGAGCTTAGATTTCCTACCTTTATAACAGGGGGCAATTGGCCGGCCTCAATCATTGCAATTTGTTTTGCAAAAGTAGACTCAGCAAAAACGTCTCCGCGGCGAGGGCCGGTGTGAGTAAACATTCGGGTGGTCATCACTGTAAGGCCATATGCCTGTGCATAGTAACGACCAATCAGATCTGTACCCACTTTTGAGATTGCATAAGGCGACGCCGGATGAAATGGTACCTCTTCATGAATCGGCAGATATTCCTTGGGGACTTGGCCGAAGACTTCAGAAGAGGCGCAAACATGAATAATAGGACGACAATCCGACTTTCGGATTGCATCAAGAAGCTTGGCGGTCCCTAGGATATTAGTGTTAAGTGTGTCGAGGGGCGCCTCGAAACTTGTTTGAGGGTAACTCTGCGCAGCCAAATGGAACACATAATTTGGTTCTGTCACTTGAATAGTGTAAATCAGCGAAGACAGATCATTGAGATCTCCGTATACCAATTCCACTCGACCCTTTTTGTTGATCTCTGGAAGGAGATGGTTCAAATTGTCTAGGTCGTCATTCCACCGCGCTAGGCCATAGATTTTCCAATCAGTATTAGCTATGAGATAGTCGGCCAAATGAGATCCAACCATCCCGGTAATACCTGTGATTAATGCTGATGTCATAGAATGTTCTCCTTATACCAGGCTAATGTGCGTTTAATACCCTCATCGAGTGAGATTTGTGGCGACCATCCCAATTCGCGCGAAGCTTTTGTGCAATCCAGAAACAAACTTGTTTTGATAGTAGGTTTTGAAAGGTCATGCTTTATAGCGAGGGTGCGGCCTGAGGTGCTGATTATCTTCTTTACAAGATCCACAACTGGGACGGCTGCTCCTAGGCCCACATTAAATAGCCCAAAAGGTGCTTTTTGGTGGGTTAGGGCTGCGTCAACAAAATTAACCAAGTCATCAACGTGGAGAAGATCGCGCTCTTCCTCACCTGTACCCCACACATTTACGATACCAGTTTCATTGGTCATCACCTTGGTAACTGTAGCACCAAAAACATGGCTGCGCTCTAGATCGTACTTGTCGTAAGGACCATACATATTAGAGTGTCGCATCACAGTGTGGGTGGTTCGTCCCAAGCCCGCATAGAATTCACACATCTTCTCAATGTAAATCTTTGTGTTCCCTACTCCAAAATAGCGATCAAGAAGTCGCTTATTACCATCGAAGTCTTCCTCTGTGGTTGGGTCTTCTTTGGGTTGGTACATTACAGTACAACTCGGAAATACAAAATGTTCAACCTCGAAGTCAAAAGCCGCTCTCAAAAGCAGCGAGTTCATAACAGCATTATCAGTAACATGTATGTATGGTCGATTAACTATATCATTTGCGCCCGACGTAGTGGCCGCAAACTGGAGTATGATGTCAACCCCTTCAGTGACACGTCGAACATCTGCCTCATTGTTCAGGTCTGCCTTTACCCACTCTACATTGTACTGTGTAAGTGCTGGTCTCTTATTCCAGACTGCGCGTACATGGTAGCGTTCGTCGTCAACATACCTTTCTAATAGGTTTCGTCCGATAAACCCTGTAGCGCCGCATAACAGTAGTGTCTTCTTACTCATAATAATTCCTTAAAAACAACTCTACCACATCGCTCGAAGTCCGTTCGGGATAAGGGTAAAGATTCTCCACCTCTATAAGATCATTCAAGCTTGTTTCGTATGTATAATGTCCAAATCTTACGTTTTTATTATAGTGTTCCGCCAAGTCCAGTAGCCTCACACCCTCAGATGCTACAAAATTGTACGTACCTGATCGGGCAAGGAGTTCATCGTTGGTAACTGCTTCTAATATATCATTTTGTAATACATAATTAAAGATTGATTCTGAATGAAGGGTTAATTCCTTCTCCTCCATCAAGCGAATTAAAGAATTCTTTCTCATCGTAGGCCCCAAAATAGCTGGTAACCTGAGAATCAATGCGTCGGCCTGTCGCTTTGTGATAAAATCTTCTGCGCAGCGCTTCATGAAGCTATAAGGAGTAAAAGATCCATATACATCAATACTGGAAAAATACACAAATTTAACGCTATACAAATATAATAAATCTTCGGTTAAGAAAATGTTGTCTTCTATGTATTGACTATAATCTGTAACATCTCTTTTGGTATTAAAGGCGGCATGTAATACTACCAAATTTTCAGCCTTTTCAGCAGCATCTAAAATCTCATATTTATTATCACGTGAAAGACCAAGAGCCCCGGGAAGGTTTTCATAAAGAAATTTCCCGAGGCCCGATCCTACTCCTGTAATAAGATATGTTTTATTTTCGGAAGGCATTGTGTCGATTATCTACAATCTCCTGGTTCTCCTTGAACCATTTAATGGTGTCTACGATTCCCTCTTCGATACTAACAGTTGGTTCGAAGCCGTGGGACTTTGCGCGAGTCATGTCAAACACCCTGCGTGCATCGCCTGTGGGCTTTGTTGTATCCCATCGTACCTCGATGTCTTTACCGCAGTGCTTGACTACTAGATCCACAATGGTCTTAATTTGCACTCCATCGCCGGAGCCTAAATTAATAGGGTCCGTAACCCCGTTCTCCACCGCGTGTAGCATACCTAGTGCAACATCCCGGGAATGAATAAAGTCCCTAATAGGAGACCCGTCGCCCCATACTTCAAGGTGGTCATTCTCTAGGGCCTTACGCACCAGTGATGGAACTACCATAGCATTCTCAGGGTCAAAGTTGTCGTATGGACCATACACGTTTGCCGGCCGGACTATAGAAACGCAGTCCCAACCGTACTGTATGGAATACGCCTGTGCTTGTAGCTCCCCGATCCTCTTGGCCCAACCAGCAAAGCGGTCGTTATCAGAGGGAAAAGTACTCCACACATCATCTTCCTTAAAAACCTCAGCTGGGTGATATACCCCAACACTGCTAGTATAGAGGTACCACTTAACTCCTTGGGCTCGTGCAGCCTCCATCATGTTGGTATTAAACTGCAACATTGGTACCATGAAGTCTGCTGGTTGTTCTCGGCACATCTTGGGTGAACCCTTAACTCCGACGAGGTTGAAAACGTAGTCCATCCCCTCACAAATCTCCAGACACTTATCAAAGTATCGCAAGTCTGCCTTAACAAACTGTACACTCTCTGGGAGTCCCTGTGGGGTATCTAGTGAGACTACATATACCTGGGCTCCTCTCTCCACTAGCAAATCTACTAGAGGCCGGCCTATCATCCCAGTACCCCCTGTTACTAATACCTTTTGTCCCTCAAACATTGTTTATCCTTTCACACAAGTCAATTATTTGTTCTCTCGTTAAGTCAATATGATTTCCCACATATAAACTAAAGTCATGGATGTGGTCGGCTACGTCCAGACGACCCACAATCTTATATTCATAGAGTCCTTCTCTCAGGTATGGCTGGCGGGCCTGGTTGCCCCCTCCTGCCGTACCGAGGCGATACTCTACCCCAACCTCCTCTAGGACGCCTGCAATGCGGCAGAGAAGCTCCTTGTCCGTCTCCTGCAGGATTAAGGGTAGTGCAAAGTTACTATTACCCTCTAGTGCATAGTCGGTGAAGAACCGCTGGGAGTTTAGGTGTGAAACCCAGCATTCCAAATTCTCAACGCGGCGAGCGATATTTGAATCAAGCCGTTGCAGCTGTTCCAGTCCCAGGACTGCGTTCATCTCCATGCTGCGTAGATTATATCCGGGCACAGCAAAAGTAAAGAGAGGATTGAGATCTGGATAATTCTTCTTATAACGATCTTGGAAAGCCGGAGATGCCTCGCGGGTCATACCATGGGATCGAAACAAACGCGCGTACTCATGGATCTCCGGGTTATTTGTGCAAACAACGCCGCCTTCAATTGTTGTGATGTGGTGGCCAAAATAAAACGAGAAGTTAGACATATCACCGAAGGCGCCAATTTTCTCACCATTGTATGTGGCCCCATGAGATTCACAACAGTCCTCAATCAACAGAATGTTGTATCGATCAGCTAGTTCTCGTAGCTCAGTTGACATGGCGTTAAAGCCCATCGCATGCACCAAAACAATAGCCTTTGTGTAGGGGGTGACTGCTTCTTGGATATTCTCAAACGTCATTGAAAAATTGCTTTTATCAACATCAACAAAAACAGGCGTCATCCCTAGATTAACCACAGGAGCAATATCCGAAACCCAACCAATGGGAGGCACAATAACCTCCCCAACTCCTTTAAGCTCTTTAACGATTGACATCATGATATAGTTGGCCGAGGCGCCCGAATTTACAAACGTGGTGTGATTGACCTGCAACCACTCAGACCACTTGCTTTCAAACTCTCGTACCTTGGGTCCATTTGTAAAACGAACGTTAGGGGTCTTAATAAAATCAATCAAAGCCTGCTTATCAGACTCAGTAATGTTGTCATTAATCAAAGGCCACGTAAATTTATTTGGTGCCATAATATTCTCCATATTCAACTATAAGAGTGGGTCGAGCGTCGTCTCGTTCGTAGGCTTTCTGAAAGGCCGGAAAGATCTCTTCTGGCTCCTTAAGCTCAACCACATCCACATAAGTGAGCATTTTCCGAAATGCCTCAGTATGGTTCTGGGTATGCTGAGGGCCGGCGTCAATGGGTGTTTTCGCTCCAATAGCCACTCTAATGATAACGCGTGGGCGCATATCCCCGGACGACATTACATTAATCTTATCCAAATGATTCACAAGCTGGTTACACGCCAAAATAAAGAAATCAAAACGAGGATACATTGTAATCGGAACAAGACCCGTAAGGGCCATGCCCGTAGACAGCCCCAATTGTGTCTCTTCAAAGACCGGTAGTTCTACACGCTTGTCCAAGGGGACATTCACCAGTGTGCTAGAAATAGCGTGACCGCTAACGCGGCATGCCTGCCCCAGAAAGATTGTGTCTTTCTGTTGCCCAAGCCAGTCCATAGACCGGATTAATTCATCGCGATATTTCATAACTAAAAATTCACCCATTTTCCAGTACCATGATGGGGGTATTCCATCTCGTACGCATAATATATAACATCATCTGGAATGGGTTGTTTGACCCCCCACGCCATATCCGTCGGAGTGTGGACGCTCATATTGTTATCTTCAATAACCCACTGCAAGGGAAGGTCAAAGTTTTTGGCATATTTATAGCTTTCATAAAATACGCCCCCTTCGGCGGTCATATCTCCAACAAAACACCACACTCGGTTGGGCGATTTAAGCTTCTTTAGGCCAGCTGCAGCGCCCAGGGCCATCGGGATAATCCCTCCAACAATCGAAGATGCATAAAAATTAGGATTGACGTTGTTCGTTCCCATGCTGTGTCCTTTGACAATGTTCGCAAACAGCTTATCTTCGGGGACACCGTGTAACAAGGCGTGATAATGATTTCGCCAGGGAACAAAAACCCAGTCTTTCTCGCTTACGTGTTGAAAAATCTCAATGAGTTGTTCCTCATTGTTTTTTGCTAGGTGAATAGGGCCAGCTATTTCTCCGGCCTCGTACTTGTCTCGCACTCGCGACTCAAAATCTATAAGTTCTTGAGCGGTGTACAACGGTTCCCGAACCTTCTTCAGATGTGATGGTATTTTTAGTGTCATTATTTATCTCTCGGTTGTAAAATAGGGTTATCAATTGGCCAGTCAATATTCCAGGAAGAATCGTCCCACTTAATGGTGAACTGATCGTTAACATCTGGGTATGATCCAGGGTACAACCACTTATAGTGGAACACCGATTCATCGCTCAGGACCAGAAATCCATTTCCAACGCCCGGGGGCAAAAGAACTTGTTTGCGACTTCTTGAATCTAGTATCATCGAATCCCATTGTTTATTCGTTGAAGAAGTGGGTCGTGGATCAGCTACCACAAAGTATAGTTCCCCGTATAAGCAGGTCACTAGCTTCCAAGATTTTTGGTCGCCATGAATTCCCCGTAGGACATTGCGTCGCGAAGTTGAGACTTTATCATGATTGAAATTGAACCTGTGCGTATCAGAATTCCATAAAGTCCAAAGATCTCCTCTATAGTCTGTGTACACATCTGGCTGCATAACTTCAACGCCTTCAATCTTCATTATCGCTCCAGCTAATCTCCCAATCTTTAAACTCGGCCGCCAAACAATCTATTTTATAATCCTTACGGCCGCCGGCGAGTTCTTGGATCTTGTTCTTTGCTGTATTTCGAATACCATTAAGCCCATGGGTCAGTTCCAGATTATTGCCATCCCTGATCCCTTTCCGGTAGTTTGACTCATTATGCCAAATATGTAAATTCATCTGCGATAGAACAACTATCGCCCGCACAACCTCAGCATTTATTTCTTCGGCTTCGTTCAAACACACATCGATATCGTGACAAATGTCTTTAATTTCCTGTGCGTATTCCTCTTTATGGTCTGTTATAAAGACTTCTTTCAGCTGGGTGATAGACAGCCGGTCAACCAGTTCAGCTAAAGTGGGAAGGTATTTTCGTTCACTTGTCATTCAAAGTCCTTTGTAGATTATCAGCAAATGTGTCGGCCATTGACATATAGTTTTTGGCAGTCTCAAAGTTTTCCTTCACTGCATCATATCTTTTATGATACTCTTCTGGCGATAAATTGTCAAGTATTTTAAATAATTCTTTTCCATCATTAAACGACAGAATTCCATCAGTATTGAAATACTCCCCTATGTTATCACATCCCCAGAAAATTGGAATGGTGCCATGCCTGAACACGTCGACCAAGGTTTCCGTAAAATAGTTGTCCTGCTTTGAGTTCATAACCGTTATGCTAAAATAATAATCTTTAAGCGGCTCCGTCTTACCCTCTTGTTGAGCAGCGCCAGTACCAATCTCAGGGTTGCCCCATGGGCGATAAGCTTCGCCCCACAAGTCAACATCATAGCGGTCCTGGACCGAGCTGGCAACTACATGGCGTAACCGATGGCCTACGGTCCAGTTCTTTTTAGACGCTATTAGAGACATAAGCTTAGTCTTGTCATGTAGACCCGCATCAGCATCAGCTACTCGCGAGGATGCAATAATACTCTTAACATATTTTGGACCTCTATCCAGAAGAGTTTGATCAAACGTAAAGATATGATCAAATTTATGCTCCGTCTGAAGTATGTGATCATAGGCAAACGGATGAACTTCCCGGCACTCTAAAATCCAAGCAACCTTTTTAGTGCACTGTACCTTATCTACCCACGGTGACAATAAGTCCTTATCAGTAAAGACCGCAGGACCATCAAATGCTGGCTGACCATGAACCCACTCAATCTTCTCCTGCGAGTGTTCCTTATACCCTTCTGGCGTAAGACTATCAAATAAATTGGCTCTAAAGGTCGTCATCAAAAAAGTCCCTGCTATTAATGGCTTTATCATCAATAAAAATGTCGTAATGAGGCTTCCCTAGTTTAAGTTCATGATGTTTAGCTCCCCACTCTTCTAACTGGTTGGTTGTTAGCTCAGTCCAGTCCCGGCCTGTTACACCGCCGCGAGCAGTCCAATAAACTATAGTATGACCGTCGTCATATAACTCATTAATTTTTTTGATGTTCTCGCGGAGAGGCTTTGCATCCGGATAATATCTTTCTCCAGCATAGAAACAAATTGTTTCATCTATATCCACGTAATATATCATTCCTAGTCTCCCTTCTGTATTCTGTGACTGTCGCTATCGAAATGTTCTGTTGAAAACTCAAACAATTCTGAGTCCTCTAGAGCGATCATCTGATGTCGCAGGCCGCGGTACACATGAAAGTTGTCGCCGGCATTAAGGATCAATTCAGTTGCTTGATCTAGATCGTCGTCGTCGGAATATTTGACTATCATCTTACCACTTTGCAAATAGAACACTTCATCCTTTAACACATGATAATGCCACGAACAACGCTTGCCTTTATTAAAATATAAAAGCTTTCCGCAATACTCTGGCTTGTTAACAATCCAGCGCTCCCAGCCCCATCCTTTGTCTACATGTTGCATATTACCACCTAAAGTTGTTTCTACATTCTTCGACGATCTTAGTGATCTCTTCATGGAATTTTTTCTTAGGCTCCCAGCCTAAAGCGCGCAGCTTAGAATCATCTAGAGCATAGCGTACGTCCTGACCTAGACGAACAACAGAAAAATCTACATATTGTTCCCAGTTTTCGTCGGTGCCATAAAATGCTTTCACGATTTGCTTTACTGTCTCCCGATTACTCTGCTCAAAGCCGCCGGCTACGTTATAAATCTCGTCCACCACGCCAGCCTCCACAATGGTGACAACTGCTGCCGCAGTGTCTTCAGCATGCAACCAGTTTCGCACGGGGGTTCCCTGGTTATGAAGTCGAATAGGGTTGTCGCGCGTAAGATTCTTTACAGCAATAGGGATTAATTTCTCTGGGTATTGTCCGATACCGTAGTTATTTGTCGGTCGCAAAATAATATAGTTGATATCATAGGTCCTGGCCCACGCATGAATAAGCATATCTGCAGCAGCCTTGGCGGCTGAGTATGGGTTGCTAGGCTTAAGAAGGTCTGTTTCGGTGTGATCACCGTCTGCAATATCTCCATACACTTCATCTGTGCTTACATGAAAGAAGATGGGTCGATTATTGCAGTTTAATGGCTTATGACGGACCAAATCAAGAAGGTTTTTGACCCCCACAATATTACTGTTGATAAATTCGTCGCTGTTAATGATGCTGTTGCCCACATGTGACTCTGCCGCGAAGTTAATAACATAATCACAATCATAAAGATGCGTTAGATTACAGATATCTTCGCGTAAAAACCTAAAATTATAATAGGATTCGAACTCTTCCAACAAAGACTCATTAGCTACGTAGGTACATTTGTCTATACCATACACTTTCCAGCCCAGTTCTAGGCATTTTCGTGTCGTATATGACCCTATAAAGCCCAAGCATCCTGTAATATAAACAATTTTCATTGATACTTCTCCATAAATCGATTCACAGAGCCTTCAATATAGTCTAATTTTTCATCAGTAATCCCGGCGAAAGTGCCCAAAAAGAAGGAATTAGTGGTGATTTTATAGGCTACCGGGAATGTCTCTTTAAGATTTTCGTACTGTCGGCCAAGCTCTGAGTATCCGGGGTGGAACAAAATGTTGCCGGCAAAATAACTGCGTGTTTGAATTTTATCCCCTTCCAGGTGGCGCACGATATCTTCACGCGTGAAGGGTGCATCCTCCCTAAGTGTTAGCAAAAAGGCAAACCAACAGGGATCTGATTTGGGTGTGGGCTCTGGGAGGTGGCAGTACTTGGCATAGGGCTCGAAAATCTCATGCAAACGTGCAAAGTTTTTGCGGCGGGCTCCGTCCATCATCGGAAGCTTCTTAAGCTGTTGTAATCCCATAGCTGCTTGCAGTTCTAGGGGCTTGATATTATAGCCAATTTCTTCGAAAACATAACGATGGTCTGCAATGATCTCTCTCGCACCCGGGAGCCAGTTCTTGAACCTGTTGCCGCAAGCTGTCCCACTTAGGACACATCCCGGCTTAACAGAATTGCAATAGCAAGCGCGGCCCCAATCACGGAAACTGCTGATGATTTTTTCTAGTCGAGCGGAGTTCATCGCGACGAAGCCGCCTTCGCCCATAGTCATATGATGAGCAGGGTAAAATGAACAGGTTGAGATATCCCCAAAAGAGCCGAGCTTCTTGCCGTCATATGTTGAACCCAAAGCATCGCAAGCGTCTTCTAAGAAAAGTAAGTCATATTTCTCTACTAGGGCCATTACACGATCCATGTCGGGAGGATTCCCCAGCACATGAGCAAACATAAGAGCCTTGATCTCTTTGTTGGTGTCGGCAGCTAAGGCCGCTTCAACTTGATCAAGATCAAGATTTAAGTCTGGAAGAGTGACGTCCACGAAAACTGGTTTAAAGCCATTCTGGATAATCGGATTAAGAGTCGTAGGGAAGCATACAACGGGGGTAATAATTTTAGACCCCTCCGGGAGTTGCTTCCATCTTTTGGATTTAAGCGCCGACACCATAAGTAGGTTTGCAGAGCTACCTGAGTTTGTCAGGACTCCATGAGTCTTTCCTAGGTGTGCGGGGAACTCAACTTCAAATTGACGCCCCTTTTTGCCTAATACAAGCCATCGACTAAGCAGGCTTTCCACAGCAGCCACGTATTCGTCACTATTATATACGTTGCCTGAATAGGCAATCCAGTCCTCGCCAGGGGTCCAACTCTCGGCGCCCTCGCATTCTTTAATATATTCATCAACCAAAGTTAAGATAGTGTCTAACTTAGACATTTTGTTCCCTCTCCATGACCTGACGGATTCCTTCCTGTAATCCTACCAGATCTAGACCTAGTTCCTCCAGCCGAGCGCCGGAGCCGGTGTATGTATAAGCATATCCTTGCTTTTCTAATATAATGCCTGTGCTATTCGTTGTCAAGTTGTTCAGTTCTTGTGCAACCTCTAACAAACTGCTTTTATCAGGATAACACATGTTATAGTCTACATGTGTTGTGTGTTTTCGCGTCATCAAATGTTCTATCACCTTGATAAGATCTCCCACATAAAAGAAATCCATCTTTCGATCTTGAAGGATAAAAACAGGAAGGCCCTCTCTTATTCTCGCCATTGAATTCTTAATGAATCTCGTACTTTTCTCCATTGTACCAAAACATCCGAACAAACGCAAGTTAATAATATTCTTATTATGCAGAATAATCTCGCGAGCAATTAAATTCTTGGCTAGTCCGTAATAATCCGTGGGAATACATCCATAGATATTTTCTTCAACAGCATTCTCGACATTTGAGTACCTATCAAATGCTGCGCCGGAGCCAAACGAAAACATCCACTTATACTTATCGGCATGCGCCTTAAGATTGTGAAACATATTTAAGTTAGCCCTAAGGGATGCGAAGCTATTGTCTGCTCTAACAGCAGTGTGGAGTACAACATCAATCCGGTGGTTAGAAAAAAAGCTCTCCACCTGTGTTGCATCTGTAAGATCTAGCGTTTGCCGTGGTGCGGCGATGACCTCATGAGTAGTTCGAGAAAAGTGCTCTACAAACTCTTTACCGAGAAAACCATTTGCTCCGGTTATTAATATCTTCATTTAACACTAGATTATTCCACCCACTTCGCCGATTTTCTAAGCTCAGTTAGTTGCTCATCTTTAATCGAATATGAGTAGGTTTCTCCCGGGAAGGCTCCACTGTGTACATCTGCCACGTACTGCTCGATAGCCATTTTGGCCAACACTAGCAAACCATCGCCTCGCTGAGTGCGACCCAGTTGGCGAAGATCTCCGGCGGCTGAAAGATATTCAGTAAACCTACCTACAACCTCCGGTACATAACACTTTGCAAACCAAGGTCGGAAAGACTGATAGAAGCCCATCAGATCATGCATAATGACAAGTTGTCCGTCAACACCTCCGCCGGCGCCGATGCCATAAATAGGAATTTCCAGCTGCGCTGCGATCTGGGCCGCTGGTTCTGCTGGCATCGCTTCAAGCAAAATAGCAAAGACGCCAGCCTCTTGTAATGCCAATGCATCTTCAAGAGTATCCTCGAAGCTCTTTACAGTCTTTCCCTGGACTCGATATCCACCAAAGGAGGTTGTACTCTGAGGAGTGAGCCCCAGGTGCCCCACAACCGGAATACCTGCATCAACAATTGCGCGTACGCGAGTGGATACTCGGCGCCCTCCTTCTAGCTTGATAGCATCAGATGCGCACTCTTTTACAAAGCGCATTGCATTTCTAACTGCTTCCTCATCACTAATCTCATATGACCCCTGAGGCATGTCTCCCACAATAAACGTATTTGGGGCGCCTCTGCGAGCAGAGGAGGCCATGAAAATCATTTCATCCATCGTAACCGGATTTGTGGTGTCGTATCCTAGTTGTACCATCCCCCCAGAATCGCCAACAAGAATCATATCAACTCCCGCTTCTTCCGTGACCTGAGCAAACGGCAAATCATAAGCCGTAATCCAAGTTAATGGAGTACCGTTCTTCTTCATGGATACAAAATCTAATATTGTTTTCTTAGTTGCCATTATTCCTCCTCAAGTGGTGCGACTACCATATTCTCGTAAAATTCTTCTCTGTCCAGGAAAGGAAGCATGTCCTCTAGCGGTCTAGAAATAAGGCGACCGTCGGGGAGCTTTTTCGAACCAATTGTTGGTAAGACCGCATCCCACTTTTTACACATCACTTCACAAATTACTGGACCCTTGTATTCTAACACCCTTTTGATGCTTCTTTTAAGGCCTTTAAGCTTCGAGGCTCTAAAATATTTAATGCCATAAGCGTTGGCGATTTTTTGAAAATTAGGAAATGAAACTCCCGATTCCTCATCGGTACCAATAAACCTATCCTCAAAAAATTTTCTTTGTGTTGTGCGAATGGAAAGATAACCATTGTTGTTCCACACAAATATCTTCACCGGAAATTTATTATAGACGATCGTTTGAAGTTCCTGAATGTTACTTTGGAATGAGCCGTCGCCAGTAATGCCAATAACATCTTTGTTTCCGCGAGCAACACATGCGCCAATGCTTGCAGGGAGTGTAAAGCCCATATCGGCTTGACCGCCTGATGTAATATAGCGCTGTTTATTGGTTACCTGAAGCGCCTGGGATGTTACATAAAAGGCCGAGCCTGCATCCGATACCACCACATCGTCCGGTCGCATAGAATCAGACAGCACCTTCATAAAGGCATAAAGACTTATGCCATCTTCGTCACTTTCAAAATGTTCTGGGAGAGAGACTGGCCACTTTGTTTTCCAGGCCAAACATTTCTGTGCCCATGGAGTGGGAGCCGGAGGGAATCCAACTTTTAGCAAAAACTCCTTAGCGTCTGCCACAATCAGATGGTCGATTCGGACGGTGTTCTTCTGGTGTTCGAACTTATCAATGTCTACAACAATGAGCTTGGCCTCTCGACCAAACAACTCGTAACGATAACCAGTAACAGGGACGCCCAAGCGCGTGCCAATAGCCAAAATTACATCGGCATTTTGCATGGCAAAATTAGCTGCTCGATTTCCTTTAATTCCTACGCGCCCAATATTGAGGGGATCGTTAGATGGCAAAAGATCTGCAGCCAGATATGTGTTCACTACAGGAATATTATGCAAATGCACAAACTCAGCAAAAATCTCTTGTGCGCCAGCCAATCGAATGCCGTTGCCTGCCAGAATTACGGGACGCTCTGCTTGTGCGAGATATCGACTAACAGCAGCGAGGTCCTCCACTTCTGGAACGAAGGATTCTTTTTCGGGTGTAAACCTCTTGAGCTTTTCAGGCTCGATAAGAGCGCCCTGGACATCCATCGGAATATCAAGCCAGACTGGGCCCGGGCGGCCACTGAACGCTAGGTGTACAGCCTTATCAATATGGTAAGCAATCATTTCAGGGTCATTAATCATGACCGCATATTTCGTCAATGATTCAACAATGGCAATAATATTGGCCTCTTGAACGCCAAGTTGTCGCAAAGGCAAATTAATATTATGTGTGGCCTGCTCTTTATTAACCTGACCAGAAATAAAAAAGGTAGGAAGGTTGTCCTGCCAAGCTTCCAGGAGCCCCGTTATAGTATTGGTGCTCCCGCACCCCGTTGTGGGCATCACAACGCCCATTTTGCCACTGTATTTGCCATAGCCAACCGCGGCCATTGCCGAAGCTTGCTCATGATGGCTACAGACTGCTTGTAGTTTTGGATGTTTGGCAACGCCGTCGTTTAAAAACATAGCACCGCCGCCGGTCAAGGTGAAAACATGTTCTACCCCCAGGTCAACGATTCGCTGTGCTACATAATCTACAACGCGGGTAGGCATTAATCGTCCCTACCCCAGGTACCCTTCCAATAGCCGCGGATAGTATCATCGTAATTGGTGGTTTCTTTGTGCATTCCCCATGTTGCTTGCCCGGGGTGCCACCGGTACTTATATCCTAACCAACGATCAGCTGGAAAAATGAACACGTTTTTATCGGCTAATCTAAAATACAGGTGATAATCGGCAGCGCCTAGGTACTGCGGATCCCATTGCAACAGGCGACGCTCTTTAAGCTCTCGACTATACACCATGGTGGGAGTGTTGACAGGGCTTTTCTGGAACAAAAGTTCCTTAAACTCAGCCATGCTCTTGTAATGATGTGCCACCTCTCCTAGAAAGGTCTCTTCTTTTCCTTCAATTCCTTGAATCGGACTCTGGAATGCCAGAATTTTAACAGGAGCCTTTTCAATATACTCCATAAAATTAGCCACATAAGTGGGAATTATATAGTCATCGGCGCCTAAAATAGTGATATAATCACCGGTGCACAACTTAAGACCCTCAGTAACTGGCTCATCCCAAGACCATCGATACAGATTAGGAGCCGTTGAAATAACTAATTCAGGGTGATCTTTTTGAATACCCCGGGCAATCTCTAGACTCTTGTCCGTGCTCTCATTATCAACGAAAATAACCTCTGTATTTTCATAAGTTTGATCAAGGGCCGAGAGAATGCATTTTTCAATCCAATCTTCGGCGTTATAACATGGTATTAAGATAGTAACTTTGAGACTCATTGCATCAATCCTATGATAAGATCGGGGATTTCATCCCTCTTGGCGCGCATTTTATTAACTAAGTCGGAGCCCTTAAGTTTGAACCAACTTTCTTGTGTAGCTCCAACTAATTTATTGGTAATGACTTTCATTCCCATCATTCGACTTTCCACCACTATTCGAGACAGTGTTTCAGGTGTTTGGGGAAAGAAGACTAGCGTATCATTTTCCCCGAGTTGTTCCAGAAATGTATGATAATTGGCACCGGAACACAGAACGTAATCTCGTTGCGTCGCTTTACAGTATTTGACTGCCGTGGGCGTGTTCTTGTGGACAATAGGGGAATCTAAAACAGCGCAGCGCTCCTTCTTTTCCGTGGTAGCCAGAGACTCTAGTTTTTCCAAAGCTTCCTCACTCCACAGATTTCCTCCAACACTCTCTATATTCTCCAACTTCAAATTCTTTTTAACTATATTAGCATGAAAGGAGCTTTGACACAACACCTTCCGAGCTTTTTGATAAAAATCTACATTTACCAAAGCGTGAGCCGGGGCGACGAAATTGTCGTAGCGCGCTGGATCTCGGGTTGTTAGATATTTGTGGTCATGTTCGTAAATGACATAGTTTTTCGATTTAAGGGCTTCGCGGCTTTCGGCAGAGAGCCCCATAAAGTTGGCCACAATAAATAGTTTAGCGCCACAAGTATTAATATAACCTGCATCAATTTGTTGGCTCTTTTTAGTCTCTACAGCTTGCCCCTTAGTTCGGAGAATATCTATCAATTCTTGATTATTGAGTTCACCGCCCCCTAAAATTTCATGGGCAAAAAAATCGGCTATGAATACAATCATAATTAATCATGTACTTCGAGATCGAACCCTTCAAGCCATTCATTAACGTCTACCTCAGTCTCATCAACAATAAGAGAGACAAACTTGGCATACTGACCTTCTTTACTAAAGTTCGTGTCTACATATTTCTTAAGAGCCTTGGCCTGATTTTTAAAATGAACTGGCTTATCTATAACTTCCCTAAGTGCGCGACGATATGACGCCTCTTTAGCATACGTCCACATGGAGTCTGCTTGGATGACGCCTTCCCATCGGGCTGCTTCTTGTACGGGAGCCAGATCGTAATCTACACGAGCGACACGGGGGACCTGCTTCCCTTTCTTATTCGGGCGACAGATAAAGTCCATTTGTCCTCCCCACGTAACGGTTACAATAGGGAGTGAATTATAGGATGCTTCGAAAAGCGGTAATCCAAATCCTTCTCCATGAGAGAGGCTAATCAGAGCTTGCATTGTCGGGTGCTGATAAAGCCAGGTCATTTGCTCTTCAGAAAGCTGACCATGGACCAAATAAATCTTACACTTACGATCTGGAAAATCATGAATCAATGCCTGAAGGCGCTTCTTGGTATGAACCCGGTCCATAATGCTTTCATTTGCCGAATTTAATTTCAACACCAACCCAACGTCAGGATCATCACTAAACTCACTGCAGAATGCGCGGACCGTTTGCTCCACGTTTTTACGAATGCCCCACTGTTTAACACACAAGAAATTTTTAGTAGTCTCAAATGGAATATCAACCCCGTTTGGGTCTGGTTCGATATCCTTAACAGGATAGCTGATATACTCTACCGGCTTGGTAACGCGCCAGTTTTTAATCATCTCGCCCGTATGAGGGTTCGGGACATCATACGTGGTTTTCTCGATAACTTTCTTAGAGTGACTTGAAATAGTGATCACCTTATCCATCGTGTTATTAATCATCTCAATCCATTGAGGCGCAATCTTATTTGTCTCGATACCCGCTGTGTATCCAATATTAACTGGGGCGATGCGTTCAAACTCATTAGGAATTGTAACCTGAAATGACATATCGAACTGTGGATTTGTCCCTTGTGCTTGGCATTCTTGGACATATTGATTAGTTTTCAGTATCAAGGAGTCAAGCCACTGCCTTTCCTCACTATGTTCTGCTATCATGCCAGTATTGCCCCATGGGATATTAAGAAGATGTATGTCGAACAAATCCTCACGAGAACGCATAGAGCGCAAGGAAAACCGAGACTGCTCTCCGTAGCCCGATCGGGATAAAGCTGGTGCTTTCACCAAAATTCTTTTTCTCATTATAAAACCTCAACTCCGTATGATTTGTATCCGGTTCTCGTCTCCCAAGAACCCTTCTCTTCGTAAACTTTAGTAAGCAGCTCGTCCCATCTTTCCATAAACGTCTCAAAATTAAACTGCTTAAGGGCGTATTCACGGCCTAGTCGGCCGAGTTCATCACGCTCTTCTTGGGACTTCAAAAACATTTCCTTCATAGCGCCCACTACATCTGCTTCTGACAGCCGATCTTCATAAATATATGGTACGGTTTGCGAACCAATCACCGCCTTAGATGTTGGCTCGATACCTATCCCGAAGGTGGTAGTGCCATCTGTAATCTGATCCTGCATTCCTCCTGTGAGGTTTACAATGATGGGCGTCTCGCATGCTAAAGATTCCAGTGTCGCGAGGCCGAAACCCTCCGCGTCAGAAATATTAATGGTGCAGTCGACCGCGTTGTATAGTAACGCTAGATTTGCAGCATCCATCTTTTCTCGGGAAAACAATACTTCGCCGTTTTTCAGCCCAAGCTCCGCGATGATGGCTTCCAGGTCTTGACCATTGGGGTCTTTAGGTTCCGTATGCATGATAAGGACCGCCTTGTCATGACCCACTTCGTCCAAGAATTTCTTAAACCAGAAGATCAAGGTTCCCGACTGTTTACGGCGAGCGTTGCGGTTGTTCCAGAAAAAATAAAACTTATCAGGATCGAAGCGACCCTTCGTAAAATCATTGAGAAGTGGTGAATCTACCTTCTTAAAAATATCCATATCTACTGCATGAGGAAGATAGGTAGAATCGACATCCGGGGCAACATTCTGAACTATGTCGTATGTAAGCTTAGAGATGCACGCGATGTGATCATTAGAATCATAATATGGCTTATTGAAATGCGGATAAGGGTAGTTGTCCCACACATGATAATAAACCATAGGGACCTGGGCACGGATTTCATTCTCGATACCCCACAACCATTCATAAAAGCGTGGATCGGTCATAAACCAGAGGATATCGGGCTTTTGCTGGCCAATCATAGCACGGACTTGGTCAGGATTGCCATATCCATCAACCGGCCAAATAATCCAGTCTTCATCCCACTTCTCTGTCTTTTGTGGGTTATGGTCTGGATGAGAGATTGCACCCCCAAACGACACAAACTGGTACTTTCCTGTTTTAAGCATGCCTTCAATCATATACTTAGTTTGAGTGCCTACCCCCGAAGGCGAAAGAGGATGGTCACTGATCGTAAAGATCTTAATTTTATCTGACATATGGATTCCTTATTTACAATGTTCGGTTTTGTAAAGTTTGCAACGATACGGTTTTTCACACGACAGCCGATTTTTAATCGAGAATCGTTTAGAAATATTATAAATTGCTTGGTATAGAAGTTTAAGAGCGTTCTCAGTTTTTTTCTCACCGCTCGTTACTTTAAATAGCTCCACGCGGTTTTTAGATGCCGTTCTTTTTAAGAGAGCAAAATGCGTTTCAACTTTTTGAGGGTCGATTTTGTGCTTTAAACAAAAGAAATGTTTATACAAAGTGAGTTGATATGTAACTATTTTTTGACTCTTGCGTCGTGAGTCCCACCCCCATGAACATGTCTTCCAATCAAACAGATGGTACGTGTCTCCTACTTTGACAACAGCATCAACAAAGCCCTTGAAGTGAATGTTAAAATTTTCAATAGGTACATAAAGCTTTTCCTCCGAGGAAAAAACTTCATAATCTCCAAAATAATCTTCCAAAGCACCATCGATTTCAGATAAGATTGCCGGTGCACAAGATTTCATCTGTTCTACATTCTTGGGGTTGACTTCGATGTTTTTTTCCATTAACTCTTGGAGTTGCTTGTCGAAGCCTATCTGGAACATCTCCTTCTCGTTGATATTCTCTTTTAAAAGTTTTTTCTCACAAACTTCATGCATAGCAGTACCGAAGGCGGTATGCTCATTCCCCTCAAACGGTGAAATTCTCTCGATCCAGGCTTTCTTATGATAATGGGGGCATGTGGCCCAGTCTTTTAGTTCGGAATAGGATATATGTTCACGCGTCGTCATTAAGTATATTATCAATCTTTTGGTAGAGTACGGGGCTTATCGCTTTTACAAGACCAGGGCCGTCGAGGAAAAACTTTTCAAATCCATTAGCAAAGTACTCCTGAATAGAAGTAGCCCCATATGGAGATGCAAAAAGCCCCATGGTCAAATTAAGCAACATAGGATATCCTACCACATCTGACAGGAATTCGTCAAACTTTTTATTATATTCAGTAAAATCATAGAGAAGAGGATTTATCGTAAACCCTTCTGCTTCTAAGATATCTTTTAGTCGACGGCGCTTTCCTAAGAATTCTTGTAGGAGTCTATCATCATAGATCTCCCACGCGCGATCGACCTCTAAGGAGTGAGCCACCTCATGTATAAAGTTCTCCAAGATATCAAAATTAGTGGGTTCGGACCCTGTAATATAGATGGCGCCGTTAGTAAAGGCCGCATTGCGCCCCGAGAGTTCAGCAAACGCGCCAATATAGACAACCTCGACATTTCGCAGTAGCCCGGGCGCTAAGACCCCTTCTACCTCCCGACAAAAGACAGGTATATCCACTGAAGGCAACGTTTCCGATAGTACAAAAACCGGAATATTATAAATGTAATATTCCATTATTCGTCTGTATTAAATTCTTCTACATCATCTAATGCTTGTGTATATCCCCGAAGGTAATTTTCCTCAGCTACTGGCAGAAGGAATTCTGGAAAATCCGTGCTAAACACATCTACTACCATTTCCACAGTCACCTCATCATTCTCGGGCTGCAGCTTAGTTCCTACGTATTCGACAATCAATTCTTTGAGCGGATTGTTTTTTGAAACGGGGATTATCAGATTGGGGTTTTTATCTACTTTTTTCATTTTTCTCTCACAAATTACTAGCGGCAAAGGTCGCGACCTTCGAGCGTTCGCCCTTATGAAGAGTCACATGTGCAGCAAGTTCAAAATCCTTAAATTTTTCTACTGCATGAGTTAAGCCGTTCGAAGTAGCATCAATATACACATTATCAATCTGCTCTACGTCTCCGGTTAACACAATCTTGGTACCTTCACCTACTCTAGTTATTATAGTCTTTAGTTCGTGGGTTGTCAAGTTTTGTGCTTCATCAATAATGATAAAAGCATTCGAAATTGATCGACCACGAATGTAAGTCAATGCTTCTATCTCTATTGTACCCTTTTGCATATAAATGTCAAGAGTTACTTTATCATTTCCCATTAAAAACTGTAGATTATCCTGAATTGGCATCAACCAGGGTGACATTTTCTCTTCCATGGTCCCGGGAAGAAAACCAATATCCTTTCCAAGCGGCTGTACGGGCCGTGAAACGATTACGCGTGAATATATTTGGTTGCGCTCGTCTATCGTCTGTTCAAGCCCTGCAGCGATGGCACAGATCGTCTTACCGCTACCTGCCTTGCCGATTGCACTTACTACTTCTATAGAAGGATCCATAAGAGCGTCGAGGAGGAATTGCTGTTCTTTGTTTCGAGGAGTAATTCCCCATATTTTAGATTTACCCGGGAGAAGCTGTTTAAGAGGAGTGGCCTTGTTCGTGAATCGACCTAAAGCCGTTTTCTTTTCATTAGCATTAGAAACCATCATGACGTATTGATTGGGACAAAGAGGGTGCTCATCTATATAAACATTTTTCTTCTCATAAAATTGGTCAATCTTCTGGTCATCGACCAACACTGAAGTATATCCTTCAAATATGCTTTCACTGCTATCAACAACCTGATTGTTCTGAAAGTCTTCGGAAGTCACTCCCACCGCGTCAGCAATGACTCGCATATTAATGTCACGCGAAACTAAAATTACTTTACGGTTTTCTTGTTTGTGAAATTTTAAGGCCGTGGCAATAATGAGATGATCTGGAACTCGTACGTCCAGATCTGAGGGGAGGTCTTCGGTTATACCATGAGAACTCACCGACTTTATGATGCCATGGCCTTTTCTTAGCCGCACACCTGTATCGATGGATCCCTTGGAACGAAGCTCATCCCAAATACGAATGATTTTGCGAGCTTGTGCTCCAACAGCATCTTGGCGTTTTTTGTGTTTATCAATTTCCTCAAATACTTTTAGAGGAACATAGATATCATTATTTTTGAAAGCATAGATGCATTCTGCATTTGTCAGGTAGACACTGGTGTCTAACACATAAATTTTTTTTCGACTCATATGGACCCTATACAGTAAATAGGGCTTTCTCCTAATAGTCCCCCTTCTTAGCCACATCTCCGGCGGCTAAGATCTCTACTCGGGACGGTTTTACTTCGATTCCATCGATTTCCTCTGGTGTTTTGTTGACCATGCCAGAGTCGTTTACTAAGGTGGAGGAGCTTTGAATTTTGCCTCCTCCAACATTCCACAACATTTCAATCCCTTCTATGTCACATACGTTCATTTCTGGGGTGTTATCGGTCTTACGATCGCCACCATTGGCGAAATAGTCTGGCTTAATACGGCGTAGTGCCTCGCAGACGCTATTATCTGAATCTTCTACATGCGTGGTTTTTGTCACGCAACCAAAGCCTTCAAGAATCTCACAACGCTCCTTAAAAGGCATAAATATATATCCTTTTTTTCTCATGAGCCACTCATCTGAATTAACGATTACAATAAGATTTCCATGCTTGGCAGCTTCTTCCATCATCCGTAAATGACCAATGTGAACGGGATCGAATCCTCCCGAGACACAAACTGTAGTATAAGGGGTGCTAGGTGTCGGCATTGGAGCCTCCTGGGGCAAATGAAGCGGATTCTTCTTCGGTAGTCAAGAAGTGCCTTTCTAGAGCAGCCATTGCTTCCTCTGCTTCTGCTAGTTCTTTCGTAGCCGTCACTATCTCGGAAACCAAGTCAGCATGGTCTCCAATAGCTATTGGCTTATGTAAGTAGATGTCAAGAGTGGCTAAAGCTCTTTGCCTTCGAGAGTCAAATTCTGCAAGCGTGGCTCGAAGGAGCTGGGATGCTATCCGACTTTGGGTATTATGATTATTCGACATGGGGTTCCTTTCTGTGGCTGCGGCGGCGGGGCTCGAACCTGCAACCGTTCGGTTAACAGCCGAATGCTCTACCATTGAGCTACACCGCATTAATCTTCTCTTTGCAAGTATACTACATTTCCTTCTTGTTTAAAAGCTTTTATTTCATCTACTATATCTTCCATGTCCTCAACTTCCCATGGCATTGGTATGAGGCCATGATGCGACATTCCCACTTCAAGATAATTTAAACGCTTCCATATATGTAAGTTAATTTCTTCCTGATTGTTGCGGATTTTTGTAACTCCCCATAGAATAGCAAAGTTAAACATAAATCCTAAAGTCGCTATAAAAAAAACAAATTCTACAGTCATAATAATTTGGTGCCGGCACACGGGTTCGAACCGCGGACCTGCTGTTTACAAGACAGCTGCTCTACCAACTGAGCTATGCCGGCTGCTTGATCCATACTATACTTAATGGCAAGTAATTCTCTGGAGATGTAATCTTAACAGCTCTGTACCCTTCGAATCCAATCCATGGCATTCCTACAACTTCGAGAGCCAGTGTTGTTTCGTATTTATCCTCAAAGTTCGGATAGTAAAAATTATAATGGCCCTTTTGTGAGCCATAACAAGTGGTTCCCTTTGGAATTATCATAACATTTTCTTTCTTTAGTCGCCTATATCTACACTATAGGAATAGGTTACGATTACGTAATAACCCTCAAACGTGCCCGGAGCGATCTTTCGAATTATATGAGCTTTTTCTTTACTGTCTGTGTGTATGTAAAGGGTGGGGCCCAGGGTGCCATTTCTAAAGTCATAATTCCACTCAGGATCTAACTCTATGGCTGCTTTTAAAATGATCTCATCTTTTAACAAGTCTTACTCTTTTCGTTTGCGACGAACTTTCTTGTGCAACTTTTCAAAAAGCAGCTTTTTCCAGAGAGTTCCTTCTATTTCCTCTTTCGGCATGTCAAGCGAATAAAGACCAGCTAGAAGTAGTCTAATTTCCCTATTTGACAAATAGATAGTTTTAAGAAAAGCCGGTAGCTTTTTTTCATGGTGATTGTTAGACATACAATATTTGGCTCCGTACTAATTAGCCGGCCTCATGTGTTTCCTCTTTATTCATTTTAACAGTATAAAGGAAAACTTTTCACCTGTCAATAAAAAACCCCCTCCGAAGAGGGGGCAAAATATAGAATATTTTATTTTAAACTAAGCCAGTCGATAGACAACATAAGCCTCTGAGCCAGAAGTTACGTTTGTAAACCGCATGCGGAACAGGCCAGAGCCTGATCCACGAATACCAGCGACCAATTGACTGTCAACAACCATAAGACCAACGGCGCTGCCGCCGGTGCCCACTGCGACTGTGATTTTTTCATCAGCTGCACTGGTAGCATCATTAATAACCACAAAGTCAATGCAATCGTTCACTGCAACGTTGTTCACTCCAGCAACCGCAAGAGCGGCCGTTGGAAGAGTCCAAGTGGCGTTCCCCTCAGGATCATCATGAAGAATTCCTGTCACAATCTCAGCAATAGTAATTGTCTGAGCTGAAGCGCCTGGTGTGGCGGGGGCCGGATACTTTACAACCAGCCCTGGGGCGGTGGTAGCGTTCCCACGGGCAAATATTGTTCCGGATGTGGTAGCCTTACGAACTACCAGATCCATTGCAGGGCCCATCTGCTTTCTTAGTAAATTTACTGCTCTTTTACTCATTTTATTCCCTCCTATAGGTTTTGTTTTGTAATAATTATTATCTATAAAATCCCCGGAGGTCCGGTTCTTATACGTTATATTTAGTGAGGGAAGCTGTCTTTAGACTAAATTTTATCTTCCTAATGAATAAGCCTTGCGATGACCAAATAATGAGGCCCTCGCTTAACAACTTTGGTTTCCATTAAAACGTTACATACGGTGTCTGTGCATTGTTCTCTGTGATCCAACCATTGCTTAAGATATTCGGTAGCTGGTTTCTTTGTTTTAAAGACAAAAGGCGCCATCCAATCCCAACCAGGAACTGTCTTTTGAATTTTCTCCATCTCCTCCAAGTCCTCAATAACTGTGGATAGGCGAGGATTTTCCGTAATATTAAACATTACCTCTTTTTCCTTTTGTTTTTCTTAGGAGACTCTGGTGATGTTTTAGCCGGATCCAGGCGAGTTTTGACAGCAAAAAACTGGCTATTGCGAGGGCCCATTACATGTACCTTAACTTGCATTGTATCAGTTTCAGTCAATAATCCATTTCGGTGAAGATCAGCCTCCGCATACGTCTTGCAACGACGTACGATTTTCCAACGAGGACCTTCAGTGTGTTTCGTTTCTTCTGTTTGAGTCATGCTGACTCCTTCCATAGTATAGTGGCGTCTTCTGGCCAATAAATTTGTTCACCAGTGCCTACTACCAATATTTTATATACTGTAATTGATTTGTCAAGAACTAATCCAATAAATCTTTTGGGCTTATGAGCTATGTGATCAAAACGCCGAGCTTCATCGACACATATCACTAGATCTCCTACCGTCGCTGCCTTAGACCTTCCGTATCCCAACCGCCCATCATCCACTTTTCATTCATGAGGTGATTAATTTTATTATAATGAAGAAACCCTAAAGCATGCCCTAACTCGTGCTCCAAAACAGTTTCTCTTACGTCGGGCCTTAAATAGATGACTGCGTATTCCACCTGATTTGTCGCGTTATCAATAAAGAAATGTGTCTGTGCTAAGGCTGTTTCTTCCATTTTTATGCCCAAGGTTACCATGTGAATTATAATATAACCTTTGGGGTTCTCGCTTAAGCATTTATTCATTGGATCGTGCTTATACTGAGTATTGTAGAAACGATAACCTAGGTCTTTCCAGAATCTTACGGCCTTATCTACTTCGGTCTTTTTTACTGGTGCATGTTCACAAACAATCACTGTAGGGGTCAGTCCCCAGCGCGCGGCCTGCGGTGGCTTATCATTAACAAGAGGTATTCTGTCGTAGTTGCTAATGTAAGGTCCTGCGGTAACTGGCTTCGATGATAAAACAACAATCAAACTGAAGCAAACAACATAGATTAAGGCTGCGCAGCCTATCCGTATAGTATCACTCATATAATATTTAGTTGAAAAAACCAGTTTTGTAATAAATGGTGCCCAAAACTCGCACAGATTCTCCTTCTGGGGGTGGTAAATAAAGAGTTAGTGCTTTATGTACCTCGTCTGGCGGGCGCCAAATTATTTGAAGGACCGATGCGGCGGAATTCCAGTTTGTATCAAACTCATTACCCAGTTGGTTTTCATAGTGCTCATGACAAGCATATTTATTATTGGTGAGAATAGCGATGAGATTATCGTGAAGATCATAACCTGAATTAAGAACGATATCTCTTCCGCAAATTGTAAAATAATTCTCCTCATCGTCATCGCGAAGCATCGCAAAGGCTACTTGTCCTGAAATAAGATCAGTCTCTAGATTATCTGCGCAGTTAAAAATAAAGGTGTCGGGCCCGGTATTGCGACTCCACCAACAATCCATCGATGTGTAATAATCACCATATTCCTCGACTCTTAAGTCTTCTTCGATCAAGTTAGCACATGAAGACAAGAACAAAAATAGTAGAAATATTAGTTTATACACCTTATATTAATTATATTATAATAATATTAATTGTAGTATACAAGCAAAAAGTATATTTTTCATTCGCAACAGTTTATATCGTCATGAGTGTCAGGTTTGTTGGTCACCTTAAGCCACAAGCCCCACAGAATCGGAATCGCTAGCCAATGAAAACATAGAACTAAAGATGCTGGAATTCCAGCGAAAAACGCTGGATGTACATAGTTGCCTAAGATCCCAAATATAATTGGGAAAACAACATCCTCAACAATCTCCCACCCAACAAAGATGATGACAAATGCTAGTCCATTTTTCTTAAGAAAGGCCTTCAGCTTTTCAATAGAAAAGTTGCTTAGTTTATGAGAGATTCTGGATTTTAGCCAACTAATCATAAGTTTTTTGGTGGAGGTGCGCGGAATCGAACCGCGGTCCTGAGACTACCATTGCAGGTTTTAATCCCAGTCGAAACCAGAGCCACCCCCTCATGTTTTTTCTTGACATTCATGTTTATATAAGTTATTCTAAATCATTCTTATAGGAGTTCTTAATGTCATATTTACGTTTCAAAGCTTTAAAGGTCTGCTCACTAATTCCTAAGATTCTAGTAGCCCCCTTATTGGTATCAGTTATACTAATCACTGCATTATATAGCGCTTCCTTCGTAATATCAACCACATTCGACCAAAGATTAAATCCATATAGTTTCCCCCCAGTTAGTCGACTGGAGCATTCTAATTTAAGGCCTATTAGTTCTTCCAAGGTTAATGTGGAGAGCATGATTTCAAATGCCTCGTTAGATTTGTTTTCGTCTCTCAACTTTTTAGAGAGAGAAAGATCTTTACAAAAACCCTGCGAACTTCGTCGCGGAGGTTTGTTCATTTATAATAAATTTTTAATAATGTCGTCTACATCAAGGTGCTTAAGCAGCTCTTGCAGTTCTAATCCAACTTCTTCTTCCGCCGCAGCCGGCTCATCAATTGCGTCTTCCTCGGCATCCACAGCCTCTTCAGGCTCGGGAACATCAGCTGGTAATTCGGACTCATACTTATCGAAATATAAGGCCAGATTTTTAATAAGATATTCTTCGAACATCTTAAGATCCTCAGGATCGTCGAGATCATCGTACGCCCGGAGGATTACTTTCGAGATAGTTTGGAAGTCAGTATACGCCTTATTTCGGCCGGTTTTGTCTTCCCCGGAGATTGCAAATTCTTCCTTTTCAACTTCTCCATCAGATTTTACAACTTCTTTTTCTTCCACATCAATAAAGTCTGGATCATCTTCTGGATTATCAACACTGATATTGATATCCTCATCTAGAGGACCACCTTCTACACTGGCAGAGGCCTCAATGGTGTCATCGGCTTCTTTTCGGGACTCTTCAGGTGCAAGTGATTTTTCAACTGCAACTAGAACATGGTTTCTGTAAGACATCCTCTGTTCTTTGGCAGTCGTGAGGGATTTATACCCCTTTTCCAAAACGGAGAGAATGTTAGAATTCTTAAGAAGATCTTCTAATACGTTAATACCAGTGTTGGCGTGCTTGGCAGTTGTGGTAACAGCGGTTTGACCTTCGCGAATCAAGTCACGAACGAGTTCTCGCAATTGACGCTCGTCGCTTGTATGTCGCGACTGGACCACTCGGATCGCTCGTCGCACGGTTTCGCGCAATTTCAATTCTTCTGCAAATTCTTCTCTGTTTATCATAGTTAGCCCACCGATATACCTAATAAATAGTCCATTACTTCGTTAACCAACCCTTCATCTGTCTTCTTGCGCTTTTGTTTGCGTTGTGGTCGACGCCGCAAAGGTTTTCCTAGGCCTCCGACCCCAATGGCCGCAGATCCGGCGCCCATAGCGGAAACTTCATCGAGTTCCTCTAGAGGCTCTTCTCCCAGTAAGGTTAAGATATCATGAATTTCTTGCTGATTTAAGGAGCCAGGCAACCCGGCGACAAAATCATCTGTGTCGTCACTCCACAGCGCTTGTCGCATCTGAGTTGCTGAGATCCCTCCGGCCTGCGGTGGAACAGGAATTTGATTAACCCCAATTCCTCGGGCAGACCCGCGCTGGTCGGCTGCAGCATAGCGGCCGTCAGCAAGATCTTTTTCACCCAGGATTAAGTTAAGAATATCGCCTTCTTGGGCTTCATTATCCAGATAGTCATAAACAGAACGAACTGGGGAAATATCACCAATTCGAATTTCAACATCTCCGGGCAAATAAGGCTTATATATTTCCCATATGGCCTTCGCTTGATCAGGACCTATTCCCTCATGAGGTCTGGGTGAAATATAAATGATAAGCTTGTTAACATTCGGCTTATTTAAGATTTCTTTAGCTACATCAAAGTGGCCACCATGAGGAGGCTTAAACTTTCCGGGGTACAGAGCTATGCTGTGCCCCTTCTGTTCACTTAAAGATTGCTTGGAACGATCGCCGTGGGTAGAAGCAAGTCCTTGAACAATAAAATCACCAGTTAACTTAACTAAGAAATCTTCCATTCCTCTTAGGACCACACCCTCGTGGCTTCCTACGCTTCCAGCTTGACTTGTAAGAGCACGTTTCACCGCCTGACCCAAAAGGCGCGTTCCATGATACAGGATCGCTCCATTTATTGCGTCTTTTACATCTTCTTGTGAGTCTAAATACTGACTCAGGGGCTGTCCCCCTTCTGTTGCGCTATTTAAAACAGCCATATAAACATCTTTGCTAAGCGCTCCGACGCTTTTTCCGTCGGCTCTTGTGACTTTGCGTTCTTGTGGATGTTCCACCATGCCGAGCCACTCCCGCAGTGTATTAGTAGCAATACCTCCAGGAGTAATCTGTACAGAAATGGGTGTTTCGAGTACAGCGTCCAAATCTAAATTGACCTCAGGGTCAAACTCGACAGGAACATCTCCGAAAACTTCAAAGCCGTACTTTGCCGCAAGTGGACGCACTTTTTCAATAAGACTCAATAAGGCATCCTTATCATAAGGTACTTCGATTCCACCTGCTTTCGTGGGTTTGTCCGTATTGGGATCAATAGGCCTTTCAAGGCCCGGGCGATCCATAGATGTGCCTTTGCGAATAGCATGAGGTTGAGCTTTTTTAGCGTAAAATTGGTTAATTCCGTGAATAGCCAAAATGTTCTGATCATACTCTTGAACATTGGACTTTCCTTCAATATACTCAGTATTGAAATACTTGGTAGGATTATCCCACATTCCTAATTTTTTAAGATCTGGTTCAATTTCTGGGATTGTGGCATTAAAGATTTTTAGAAGCTTGGCAACTGCGCCAGCCATTCCATGTTCGGGCCCCCACTTCTCTAGAGCCGCTTCGGCATCGAGGCCTATAACTGAATCGATGTGGTTGGTTCCCCGATCCATGCGAAACTCTTTTTCACCATCGTCATTTGTGATGAGTTTAAAACTGGTATTAATACCGTCCCATTTAACGCTGCCATCAATCTCTTGATTTTGAAGACGCAATACAGCATCATTGATATAATCAATTAAATCCTGCCCGGTTTTAACCCTCTCTACATCAAAAGGGTGCGCCATATGGCCTGGGGTACCCATTAGTTACTCCTTGCTTTCTTCTAGAACCTTCACTTGCTCTTCTAGAACATTAACTCGCTCTTGCAGTCTGCGAGAGTGTCGACGCACTTCCTTAAGGTTAGCTTTAGCTACTTCGATTCGTCGTTCATCTGTGCGCGTACGAGGAGAAATTGAGTTAAGAACTTCAGAAACAGACTGAATATAGCTAGCCAAACTGGGGGCTTTGCCCTCGCCCATCAAGAACTCGCGAGTCATGCGTCGTAAGTCGGTCATTACTTTTCACTAGATTTGGTAGTAGTACTCGAAGACTTCTTACGTGGTTTCTTGGGAGCGGCTACTTTCGGTTTTGAAACCTCAGGCTCTTCTACCTTTTCAACCGCCGGCTTAGGCGGGGTGATAATCCATGGAGCAGCCATTTTTACTTCTCCTCTTTCTTGGTTCTGGAACCCCTTCGGGTTCTCTTCGGTGTGGACTCAGCCACGGGTTCGGCTTTTTTGGCTTTAGCTTTTTCCTCAGCCTTAGCAGCTTCAGCAGCAACCCGCGCTTCTTCTTTCGCTCTTGCCTCAGCTTTAACCTTTTCTGCTTCGGCTCGTGCTTTTTGAGCAACGTCAGCCTGTCGAACCGTCTCTTCAGCTTGGGCCCTGAGAGCTTCGGCGGCTTCTTCTGCCGCGGCAAGGGCTGCCAGCCTCCTTCGTTTAACGTTTGGTGCTACCATCTTATTTGCCTTCCTTTCTGATACGCTCGATAATGCGTCGAGTGATCTCTTTGGCTTCCTTTACGGAGATTTTACCTGAGGTGTTCTCGCTCATTTTCTTGGCCATACCATATTGATTACCACGCATATCACTGCTTTCGGGATTCACCTTATCCAGGCAAGTCTTGGTTTCTTCATCCCAATCAACACAGTCATCGTCGCGATACATCATTTCAGAAACGGGGTGATCCTCACCCGGATGTGCTTCGTCGCAACTTTGTCCAGGATGTCCAGCGCCTTCGTCCATGTGGTCATCTTCACGATGCTGATCAACACCCATATCATGTCGCAGGGCGTCCAGATGATGCTCGATGCTGTCGAGATGATGCTCTAGGCGATCTTCTTCGCGCTTGTCGGCACTCTCATCTTCTCCATAGTGCTCGCTTTCTTCTTCTTTGGAGTCTTCCTGAAGTTGGTCTTTAGACTCCTTAAGAAGTCCCCACTTCTTCATCAAGAGCGTGTTAAGCTCGTTATCTTTCCATTCTTTAAGTGACATCTGTGGTTCTCCTGAATCTTTAAAATTGATATCTATGGTAATCTTACCTCTCTTAATTAGGTCCTCAAAGTCCCTAAAGATCAAATTACCTTTGGTATACGCTTCGCGCTCCATTTTTCGTAAGTGTGGATCACGCTGTGCGTATCCGGGGCTTGTGTCATCCGAGCCATCAAAATCTCCGCGGCAATTCTGGGCGTGATGTACTAACTCATGAGAGAGTGACCTCATAATATCTTTAGGATGACGTTTATCCGTGAAGAGATAAACTTCAAAAGTCTCAGGGTTATAATGAGCAGTTTTTCCCAAAAGTACATCAGCATTGCTAGGATCAGATTGAAATACAATTTTCACTGGCTGGTCAAATCCAAGCTGTTGTTGGGAATATGGAAGAAAGCCCTTCACCATCTGTTCTAAATGGGAAATATTGCCTCCGGTATTGTTCTGACAACTGTGCATACGTAATAAATAGTTTAAAATACTAGAAATAGCACTCCTGTTATGTGCCAGCTAAAAACTCCCACATATACAAGATTAAGGCCAAAAAGAGTATAGAATATAAATTTCTTAAAGCGTCGCTTGAACTTTAACAGTATTGAAAGGCTTGCAAAACTAATGAATAGCTTAACAAATGCAAAAAGTGCGATAGAGTGCTTAAGGTAGTAGTTCATGATCGGATTAGCCTCGGTGGCTAGTCCGCTAGAAATCCAGTAGACTGTAGCTAGAAGATCAGATAATATAAGAAAGATGAGTAAATAAGAAAGAATATGGATCTTCCTTATTGTCACATTTTATTCCTTGACGTGTCCAGGATGCTTTTTGTACATCATATGATCGAAAATAGAACTCATCATCGCAGAGGCCTTTGTAATTTTAGCTTGTACCCATGGCTCTAAGTTTTCGTCCTCCATTATAATATCATGGAGTTGTTGTGCCTTCTGGCCCATGTGAAAAAGTTCCCGCTTTGCCATATTACCTTCATAACCATCGGGGTCCTTCTCATAAGGTCGATCCTCGGGGTTCTGTGGGGATTCGAGTAATACGGAGTGTTGCTCGCTGACAGCCTCTTGAATTAAACGTTGAAGTTCGTTTCGTGTGATTTTCATTTTTTACCTTCCTCCGGAGGGTCTTCGTGATCTGGTCATTTCCCGCCCTCTTCAAGTTCACCACCAGGCGAAAAAGTCATGGGCATATGACCTCCAGCACCAAAATACTTTTGTCGATCGGGAGGCGGCGCGACCACGCGCTGATCGGGCATCGGATAAGCTCCCTCGCCCTCCAGGGTGTTAAGTACCCTACGAAGCGACGCAGAGGCCTTAAAGGCGTGTTCGTAAGCGTCATCATAGACAGGGTCATCAAGAGCTTCTATAAGCTCCTCAGTGGCCTCTCTGGCCTTAAGGGCGATCTCATACATCTTGTTGGACTTTTTATCGCCCATGTCTTGCATACTAACATCATTATCCGCCGCCGGTTCCCTATGGGGGACGCCCTTCGGCGCCGAAGGAGTATTAATGCCCCCTCCGGTGAACATTGCCTCTCTGACGAAGGCTTTAAGTTGATCGAAATCAATACTCATGATTAGTCTTTTCCTTGCTCGATATCAGGATACTTCCTCTTCACTGCAGCGCGAACCTTAGCTTTTTCCTCTGAAGTGCCATGCTGTGCTACCAAGCTCAGAGCTGATCTTGCCCTGTTCTCAGTATCAATGGGATAAGAGCCGGCCTGCTTGCCCTTTGGGCCCTCTCCCTTTCCTGGAAGTGCAAAATCACTATCGGGAAGCGCCCTTCTTTCCGCAGCGGAAAGGTCTTTTTCATTTAAGCGCTCTTCCCAAACGGAGCTTCGTTTCGGCGCCGCATCTTTTCGGCTAGCTTGGCGCAACTTAGCTGTGAGGGCGCTAATTTCGGCAGGGTCCGTTGGGAGTCCTAATGCTGGAAATATGACCTTTAAGATCATTTCGCTCTTCATAGCAGGGGTCGTTGCTTTAGCAAGTTCTCGACGAATTAATTTTAATGGTTGCATCATTCCGCTTTTGTCGAACTGCTTCTGTGCGCGCTTCTCTCGACCTCGAAGGTCAGGCTTACCCGCCTGCGCTTGCTCCTCGGGGGAAATGGCAGGCATCGACATCTCCTCTCGGGATCCCTCTTTCATCATCTCATCTAGAAGTTTTGAGGGGTCTAAGTCAAAGAATTCGATGGCCTCATTATTCGTTAAAATAACTTCAACCTCTTCTTTAATAATTTTCAAAAGTTGTGTTTTTGTCATGCTAGCAATCTCCGGCGTACTATTAATTAGTTTAGTCTTCGCTCTTTGCCATATGATCTAACCATTTATCTCGTAAACGATTCGTAATTCCATCTTCGGTGGGGACTAGCTCTGCCTCAATTCCCGCTCGCTCAGCAGCTGTGACTTCATCTTCGTCATCATCCCAATGCTTAACAACTCCTAGTTCTGTGAGTTTGTCTGCTTTGAGATCTCCAAATGTATAGTAGACTTCTTCGACTGGCAAATTAAACATTTCAATTGCCTCCTCGGGCGTCGGAGCTAGGTCCCACACATGCTTAGGACGACTTAGTTTAGATCGGGAAGTGACAATTATAACTTTATGTCCTTCTGCTGCCAAATCTTTAAGGAGCTGAATGTTCTCATCATGAGGACCAAGATATTCGACGTCTCCATCTTCGAGAGTTTCATATCGAATTAGTGTGTTATCAAAGTCAAATGAGTAAATGTTTTGTTCTAAGTTATCTTCTTCGGCGATAAACTTCCGCCATTCTTTTAATATCTGTTTCATTGTTATAAATATACCTTTTCATTCATTTATAGTATATCAAATATAAAAAGGGTGTCAAGAATTAATTTTATTACGTTGTGTTAAGCGCTGGAGACACTCTATCTTGCTTGAGACCGCGGTCGTAAACAGAAATGGTAGAAAAGAGTGTACAAGGCACTTAAAGCTTAATACTTTTAACATCCAAACAATCTTCCAAGCTCCTATCATGTGCTGGAAGTACGTCTCATTTTGAGCATCTAGGTGTTCTAGTAGATTTTTCACCAGCTATCCTCCTCAGGATCAGAACTAAATACGGAAGAATCAATAATCTTGAAGTTATTCTCACTATCGGCGCCAACATTGCCTCTTCCAATCTCATATTTATCAATCTCAAACTCGTGCATTGCCTTACTTAATTCTTGGTAGGCAGGACCAGCTACACGGGACAGGAGGACTCCGAGTTCTTGAGCAATCTCGGCACTTTTAGACTCGTCATCAGCCGGATCTTCGGTTCGATCATACCGGAAGGATCCCAGAATCGTCTTCAAGATATGAAAAGGGTCGGCAGGATTGATATCTGCCTCACGACGCCATTGCAATATGGCTTCTTTCTCTGCGGGGAAAGACTTATCAAGGGCTTTGTCCATATCCTCCATATAGTAGATCTGGGGGATATTCTCCATCACAACCCACGAGAAATCATCAGCATGCGCGTACGCACGGGGGAAGATAAGAGGATAGCGCTTGGCGGTGTTGAAATCGTCTTCGTTCATCTGCATTTTGTAATCATCGGGTTCATGGATCATTTTAATAACGTGGTCCGGATCTCCAACAGGCTGGTATACAGTGCGGAACATGCCTCTACCAAGTTTCTTGAACCGATCGGACTCTAGAATCTCGTGAATCTCATCGAAGTCGTCGGTGGCTTGGATTTCTTTGAGCCAAGGGAAATATTCGGCCTCGCCTTCTGCAAGGTACTTCCGCCAGTTTTCAAGCAGGAGCTTCATTCTTCGGAATTCCAGCAACCACAATTAGAGCAGCACCGCCCGATTGTAAGGTCTGCAAGCTTTCTAAGATATTTGATTATAAGATTCATTCTTTACCCTTTCCTTGCATCCTAAGTAGTCGATCTTCGGCATATTTGGCCCTCATATCGCCCAAACCACGGTCAATCTTCTCTAGCGCTTGCGCCAGCATCTTTTCCTGATTGGCTAATTTAGAAACAATCATTTCTTGATGATATTGGCGCGCCTCCTTAGCGGCCGCCTCCTCTTCTTTTTTATCCTTACGTTGCTGCCAGTTCATAAACAACAAAGAAGCAGTCCACAATCCTAGGACGCCATACTGCGCTAAACCTTTTATTATTTCGAGTTCCACTCAATAAGTAGTGATACTATAGCGTCAATAGCCACTCAATTGAATGGATAACTTCTTCTGCGTTATAACCGCGGTCTATATCTCTCAATACCATCTCTCGGTCGATGTAATAAAAAGTTGGCCACCCTGTAAGGGGCCATGGCCCGCCCGAGCTTTCTAGAATTGCTCGACTTGCACCGATTACCAAGGAATCGCTAAGACCATACTCCGCTCCCCATGCTGCTACATCAGCTTGGGTAGGAATATCTCCGTTTGCCGTCTCAATGAGAACTGTTATATATAGGAGGCCCGTGTCGGCATATAGATCCTGGACCTCTTCGGCATGCGCGGCTGCCAGTCTACAGGGTCCACACCATCCAGTGGAGAAATCCAGGACAATCGGGCGCCCAAATTGAGCATACAATCCGAAGTTGTCTCCATTTTGGTCGGGCCCTGTGAGGTTGCAGGGGTGATCACCCTCTACTCCAGAACAAGTGCTCCAAGTTATTGGACTTGGGGGCAGTAAGTCAAGTGGGTTGGTATCATGAATTGCTTCAAGAGTGGATAAAAAGACATCATTTTCCACATTTGTCGGCGAAATATCCTTTTGTGGATCGATGGTTTTAAAATTATTGGCTTCTGGTGGCGTACAAGCGCTCGCGAGCAAACAAAATGCTGCTAAAAGTGTTCGTAACATTATGAAATACCTCCTCTATTTAACTAGGGCGGTCAGTGAAGGGAACACTTTATCTTTTCGATTCTTTCTTTTTTATTGCTGGTTTAGCCTCAAAACAGCCGGTTGTTTCACACAATTTTTCCACTTTTTCTTTAATTGTATCAATTTTAGCCGTTAAGTCAGCCAACAAAGACGCTACAGACTCTGTATTCCTTTCTTTTTCCAATTTAGGGTCCATTTTATAGGTGCTCCAATGAGTTTTTAGTTTCTTCAAGTAAATTAGGCAAATCAAGACCAGCGCAATCTATTTTACTTTTAATAAAATTATAATGATTGCAAAATCCATGAAATTTACCATGCTGACATTCCTTGTTGACACTTGTATCAACAAATCCCTCGGTATTCTTAGGATATTCTAAGGGTATGCCGATTCCTAGGTGAACTGCCTCCCATAAAGCCTTCAGTGCTTGAATTTGAACGGGATAAAAGTCCAAAAACGGTTTTAAGGTTTGGCCGTGAACATATCCATGTTCTTGTAGAGGTCTTTCACCGAATCCTTGTTGTACATACCAGGATTGATACTTAGGATAATAGGCATTACTAATTTCAACACCGATTCCTTTGGTATTTCCTCCTTCATATCGGGGAATCCCCGCATGCCACGCTTTATGTTGTGTATCCAAAGTTTGAAAGATTGTACCATCGTTGTCGATGAGAAAATGAACAGAGATCCCCCTCTTGTTGAGAACACGAGAACATGACTCGGAAGACAAGCAAACATCCCAATGGTTAACAAACATAGTCGGATTTCGATCAGTCTTGCCCGAATAATTCGTATAAGTACCGGGATTAGCCTTTAGACCCCCCTCTTCGTCCCAAAGTCGCACTTGCTTCCACTTAATGGGGATAAAATTGCCATTATGAACAATATATTTGTCATCAGCCTTAAAAGGGCATCTTTTTGTCGGTATTTTATCCAACCAGTCGGAAATTTGAGATTCTCGTTCCGTCCAGACACGTCGATATGTCATAGGACCCACTAAGCCGTCAGCAGTAAGGTGATGTTGGCGTTGCCATTTCTTGACGGCATTTACCAAGTCATTATCAAACTCTATGCATCCAAACCACGTAGGATCCCAGCCTAGGCTGTCAGCAGAGCTTTTATTATAAAAGTGTTTGTCCATGGGGTCCCTCTTCTACAATAAATAGAACTAGGGGGTTATAAGTACTCTTTCCATTTGAGATTCACCTCACCTATGCGTTTTTTAATAATAGAACGATAGGTAGGTTTTTTTGGACGCTGAATTAGGGAAACTGGAGCATTTTCAACAAGATAATCACGTTTTTTCTGGTTGCAGGGCTTGCATGCGGCTACTAGATTGTTCCATTGTGATATACCGCCTTTAGATTTAGGAATGACATGATCAAGGGTTAGATCTGCTTCACGAAAGTACTTGGCGCAATATTGGCATCGATTTTCGTCTCTGGCGAGAATATTTTTTCGTGTACAAGGTAAAGTAAAGAATTTTTCATCAATAAAGCGCTTTAAAACAATAACAGAAGGGATTTGGAATGCTCTTGTGGCAGAATGAACCCATTTATCGGTATATTCGACAGCCCAGGCCTTTTTAAGCCATGTTAGGACAACTGCTTCCTCCCAGCTAATGACTTCGATGGGTTTGAACGACGAATCGAGTTTTAGGACTGTGATGTTGTCCATTTTACTCCTAAAAATTATTAACGAGGGGTGCTCTCTTTATAAATAGAGGATATTTTGTCGATAAACATGAATAGATGTCGCCCCGCGCACGGAAAATATTAAGAAAAGGGCTTGCAATCTTGCCATAAGTCGATTATAATATGAAAGAGATTAAAACTAAACAGTTTTGTCGGGTATCAAGGTAATTAGTGTATGAGCGTCTTCCGTAAACACAAATCCATCGTCGATCGCGCCGCATCCGATCGGACGCGTCACAAAAAAAAGATTGACAAGGCAATTAAAGAGTCAATTAAAGATGTGGTGGCCGAAGAATCCATTATTGGACAAAATGGCAAGAAAAAGATCCGTATTCCGGTAAAAGGGATCAAAGAATATCGTTTTATCTACGGAAATAACGAAAAAAACCAGTCTGTTGGCTCTGGAGGGGATCATACTCTTAAAAGAGGTCAGAAAATCGGTGGCAAACGCGCCAAGAAGGGCCAAGGCCAAGGCCAAGGGAAAGCTAGCAATGAGCGCGGCGAGGAGTACTACGACGTAGAGATTACCCTAGAGGAATTAGCTGAATACCTCTTCAATGACCTTAATTTGCCCGATTTGGAGAAAAAACAGTTCCGTTTCATCACACAAGAGTCTATAAAGCGCAAAGGATACCGCTTTCAGGGCATTCGGCCGCGGCTCTCTAAAAAAGAGACCATTAAAAGGAAGATTCGACGTCGAAAACGCGCTGAAAAGGCCGGTACCTATGATCCAGAGGGTGACGAGCGCTTTCCTTTTCACAAAGATGACCTGAAATATCACCATATTAAGCCCAAATCGAAAGAAAACAGTGCAGCAGTCATCTTTTTTCTCATGGACGTGTCGGGATCTATGTCTCAGGACCGAAAATTCCTTGCAAGGAGCTTCTTTTTCCTCTTATATCAGTTTCTAAACCATAAATACGAGAAATTAGATGTTGTTTTCATCTCTCACAGTACATATGCAGAGCGTGTTAACGAAAATGACTTCTTTCGGGTGGCCTCAAACGGCGGAACTCTGATTTCAAGCGCTTTGGACAAAGAATTAGAAATAATTGACAAAGAATATCACCCAAATGCCTGGAATATTTATACTTTTTACTGTGGCGATGGTGAAAATTGGGCATCTGACAACGAAAAAGCTGTTGATGACTTTAAAAAGATTAAAGAGGTTAACCAATTGGTAGGATATTGTGAAATTAATGAAAATTATTCGGGACTTGCGGACACAGATGACAATCCCTCCACCTGGACGGGGCTCCCATGGGGTACTTTTTCGGCATGGAAAAACGAAGAGCCCGATAATCTATGGTCCAATTTAAATCCTATATGTGACAGCTCATTCAAACGAATTATGATTGGAAGCACGGACCATATATGGCAAGCCTTTACATATCTATTTGGAGGAGGCTCTAATGAGTAATTGGACAGTTGGCGACCTGGAGATGTGGGACAACAAAATATGCAAGGTTGCTACAGATTTTGATCTAGATTGGTTCCCCATCGACTATGAAATCATAGATTATCAAGAAATGCTGGGAGCTATGGCTTATACTGGTATTCCGACCCACTACCGCCACTGGTCCTATGGAAAAGAATACGAGCGCACACATACTCTTTATAACATGGGGCAGACTGGTCTTCCCTATGAGATGATCATCAATTCTAACCCGAGTATTGCATACCTGATGCGTGAAAATCCTTTGTACATTCACGTACTGACGATGGCACACTGTGTGGGACATAGTGACTTTTTTAAACAAAATCGCATGTTTGCCCACACCAATCCCGACAACGTCATGAGTACTTTTAAGGCAGCTGCAAAGTATGTTAGGCAGCTTATTGAGGATCCTTCAATTGGAATTGAAAAGGTTGAGCGCATTCTGGATGCTGCACATGCCATTAAATACCAGGTCCCGCGCTATCCTGGGATCACTTATAAAACAAGAGAAGAGTGGGTGGCGATCGAGCGTAAAAAACAACAGAAAGATCCCACCTATCAAGTAGATCTAAAAAAATACCCTCATGAGCCAGAGTATAACCTACTGCTTTTTATAGCCAACAATAGTCGAAACCTTGAAGACTGGGAACGAAACTTATTGATGATCGTAGAAGAAAACTCACAGTATTTCATTCCTCAGGCACTTACGAAGATAATGAATGAGGGGTGGGCTTGCACTATTCATCAAAAGATTATCAATGAATTGAATCTTCCGGACAAGCTATATTTACCCTTTATTAAATTACACAACCAAGTGGTACGCCCCCACTTGGGTACTGTCAATCCTTACCATTTAGGGTTTGAATTATTCAAGAAGATTATCGAAGAGCACGGTTTTGAAGAAGCGATGCTAATTCGCGAAACACATAATGATATTACCTTTTTGAGAACCTATTTAGATCAAGAGTTTCTTATGGATCAAAATCTTTTTAGTTATTCATTTAAATCGGCTTACAAATCAAGTACAATTGATGATATATCAGATGAAGGTGGCTGGGAGCGCATCAGGGATGCTCTTATCTCTAACGTAGGGTTGAACCGCGTACCTGTTGTGTTTGTAATGGAAATGAATAAGGATCACAAATTAACCTTAGTTCATGAACATGATGGTAGAGATCTAGATGTGCCTTATGCACAAAAAGTTTTTGATTACATAAAAGACCTTTGGGGAGATGAGATAGTACTTCTCTCTCAGATAGAGGGCGAAACATGGGAGTTTTAGCATGGGAGTAACAAACAAGTTTCTGGAAACGATCCAGGCACACAAGGAGGGCGCCAAAAAAGAAAAGTTTGATGGCCTTCTCCAAGATTACTTAGAACTTATTGAAAACGGCGACGTCAAGCCGGTATTGGCTCACAAGCGCCTGTACGATGGCATCCTCTCGTATGGCATGGAGACGCTAGACGAGTCTGACAGTCGATGCAATAAGATCTTCGACGGCGAGCCAGTGCGTATTTATGATTATTTTGCATCTCAATTCTTTGGCATGGAGCGCTCTTTAGAGAAAGTAATGCGATTCCTCCATTCTGCTGCCATGAAGGGAGAGGAAAGTCGACAGGTCTTGCTACTTCTGGGCCCTGTAGGCGCCGGAAAGTCAGCTCTCGTAGAACACATCAAGAGCGCCCTGGAGAAGCTTGACCCGGTTTATACTCTCAAGGGTTGTCCAATTCAAGAAGAGCCGCTCCACTTGATCCCTCGCTCTCTAAGAGCAGAGTTTGAGGAGTTGTACAACGTCAAGATTGAAGGAGACCTTTGCCCGGTCTGTCGACACCGACTTTTAAAAGAATACGAGGGGGACTACACACGATTTCCCATTACTGAGGTCTCATTCTCAATTCGCGGCCGTAAGGGTGTCGGCGTCGTGCCTCCCATGGATCCGAACACTCAAGACACAAGCCTCCTCATTGGCTCCGAAGATATTTCAAAACTAGATCTCTATCCGGAGGACGACCCCCGCGTACTTAGCCTTAATGGTGCTTTTAATGTAGGTAATCGAGGTATCGTCGAGTTTGTCGAGGTCTTTAAAAACGAAATTGAATTCCTTCATACCATGATCACAGCCACGCAGGAAAAGAGTGTTCCATCGCCAGGCAAACAGGCTATGATTTATTTTGATGGCGTCATTCTAGCTCACTGTAATGAAGCAGAGTGGAACAAGTTTAAATCTGAACATACCAACGAAGCTATCCTGGATCGAATTGTGAGGGTGAATGTTCCTTACTGTTTAGAGTACGAGCAGGAAGTAAAGATTTATGAAAAGCTCCTTGGCCGCTCAGATTATCGGTGTCATATCGCGCCGCACACACTAGAGGTAGCCGCAATGTTCGCTGTTCTGTCGCGACTACACTCCTCCAATAAAGCTGACCCCTTGACCAAGATGAAAATCTACAACGGTGAGGAAATCATTGAAAAGGGTCTCATTCGTAAAATTGATATTAAAGATCTTCGTGAAGAAGTAGAAGACGAAGGAATGACAGGAATCTCTACTCGCTTTATCATGAAAGCCATTGATGCCGCACTAGCCGACTCCACTAAAGATATGATCACTCCCATATCGATTCGGGATGCTCTGATTAAACAGGTAAAAGAACAGATTACCAATTCGGACGCCAAGAAGACATATCTCTCATATCTTCAGAAAACACTTCATGAGGAATATCTAACAATCCTTGAGAAGGAAATTACCAAGGCATTTGTTACAGCTTATGAAGAGCAAGCTGAGTCCCTCTTTAACAACTACCTTGATCACGCCGAGGCCTATGTTAATAACACCAAGGTAAAGGATAAAGTTACCAGCGAAGACATGGAACCCGATGAGAAGTTCCTCCAATCAATTGAGGAGCAGATCGGCATTAAGGGTTCTGCCAAGAACAACTTCCGAGCTGACATTACCTCCTACATGTTTTCAAAGTTGCGGCGAGGAGAAGCAATTGACTGGCGTTCTTATGGTCCTCTAAGGGAGGCGATTGAAACAAAGCTTGTTGCATCGGTGCGAGACATTTCTCGAATTATCACAAAGTCTAAGTCGCGCGATACCAAGCAGCAACGTAAGTTCAGCTCAATGGTTCAGACCTTAATTGACAATTATGGTTATAATGAAGATTCAGCCGAAGAAGTGATAAAGTTTGCTAGCAACAATCTTTGGAGAGACTCTTAAGAGAAATCGGCGGTTTGTTTGCGATACTTCTGTCGCACCTTTTGCGAAATGGGAATAGCTTCCCCGTCACCATCAATTCGTACAAAGGTCATTTGCGTACTAACCACAGAGCGTTGTGTACCATTATACACCGAATGCCTTCTGGCTTCCATGTTTAATGTAAGAGAAGTTTTCCCCACCTTAGCAACCTCTCCGTAGATTTTAATAATCTGTCCTGGTCGACATGGCTTTTCAAAGGTAAGACTACCAATGTGCTTAGTAACCATTCTAGGGGTATCGGCCGCCTGAGCTGCAAAAGCCGCGGCAGCCTCATCAAGCCACGCAAGCATTACTCCGCCAAAAAGGTTTCCATGGTACCCTACGTCTTGAGTCTTAACAAAGTGTGTTGAAATTAGTTCCATTTAGCTAGTCGTTTCTGGATTCTTGCCTAATACAATAAGGCCTGAGCGCTTACTCCACTCATATGAATGGTGAGGCGCGGTCCAACGAACCCGAATCCATGGGTCCTTCGGATCGAGATCGCCGAAAATATCGACAACAAATCCTATCCTTTTTTCAAATCGTGTTGATTGCACAAGGTCGCCTATCTGCATACACTAAATAGCTACATCGAGTCGTTAATGGAAAGTATTATCATCAGAGTCCGTATTAAAAAGATCTGTCATGAGAGAGGCTGAGGGATCCGACGAAGGAACATCAGAATCGTTTAGCGCCAAGACAAGATCTTGAGTATTGACATCGACGTAAACCGCCACATAAGATGCTTTATCGAGCGTTTCGAAATCGTGAGAAGTAAGACGAACGGCCCCCATCTTTTTAATAAGGACAGTTACAATGGTAGCCAACAGGGCCGGCTCAGCCAGTAGATCCGAAACATCCGGACTCGGTAATTTTTTTGCGGTAGTTTTTTTGAGAGTAGCTAAGCTTTTGTCTAATTCTTCTCCCACTTCCACCAAAAGGGCCCGTTGACGATTGAATTGTATCGCTCGGACGCAGAAGAAAAGAATTGATAGGACTAAGAAAACAAGAAGTCCGACATTGATGGCAGTCACAGTGGTGCTCCTAAAGGTACATAGTCAAAAATCCGCGATTTTTTTATCGCAAAATTTTTCCCCACCCGCATTCACAGTATACCGGATTAATACCGGTGATTAAAGTGAATACCAGCACATATCTCCCAGAATAAGATATAAACCGACACAGTGTAGATGGTTGTCCCAAACATGTTTTGACCGCCAAGACTAAAAAGAATACCTAAGTTCACTTGGGCGCCCTTAGAGACAGACAGGAAAGGGCGTATCATCGTCTAAAAAAGCACAGTAAGTATGCGCGCCCCAGATCCAACAATAATGGCACAGCAGAGCCAGAACACAACGTAAGTAACATCTTCATGTGATTTCAAGAATGCGCGCATAACAGACATAAGTAGGCGTTATTATAACATATCACCCAATTAATGTGTTGTGGAGATATGCACGAGTTGTGCCAAAATCACGAAAAGGCGAAATTAGTCCCCAGAATCCTTACGCCGGCGAGTTCTGAATCGGTCTAGGCGCGTTCTCCTGCTTTGCGCGCGGAGGGATTGCTTAGGATACATGCTGAAGAATGCTTCCCGGGCCTCGTCGACAGTTGGTAGCTCAGCTGGAAACTCCCCTAATTGATCAGAATCGTCGTTTTGATTAGGGTTCGCCTTAGGGGAGGTAACCTTCCTAGCCGCTCTCCACGCAAAGTAGACCAGTAGGCCTCCCGGTATCAGTACCGCGGCGATAAACGCTAGTGTGTGGACGACCGGATTCGTCATTGCGTCTCATTCTACCCCCGCTTCTTCACCTGCTCGACTAGTGGCTCTATGACTGTGGTCCATCCCACTTGCATCATGCCTGCTATAGCGAAGATCCATAGGATGCTTAAGCCCGTCATACCGGCCACGATCAGTACTTCCTGTAATATGTCTGTCATATCCTAATTATGGCGCTATCAAGCTTAATTTTGCTTATTTTCGAAAAAGTCTCAAAAAATGGGCCGCGTATCATGAACGTACTTAGGGCATTACTTACGACCCGGTTAGTTGCATGGCACATACATTGGGGGCACCAGGGGGGAGGGGGGGTCCCCCCTATATGTCAAGAAGTTGTCATGTGATTATTTATATCTTTTGACACTCACACTGTGAGTTGTTTGTGTGTGCGTAGTAACTCACGCGAATACAAAAAAGCCCCGGACAATGCCGGGGCAATCTTGCGCGTGACTCACGGGCTACTTGTTGTAGCCTCGCTTGTGCAGGACCATAGCGCGGATGTTAAGCTCGACAGACGCGACCTCATCAGCCGCGAGAAGCTGGGCATTCTCCACGCACTGGCGAAGCTCCTGGACCTTAGCGACGTTCGACGGGTCAACGCCAACGAGCGCACAAGCCGCGATTGCACCGTCCAGCTTAGACTGAGCAGCCGCAACCTGCGAAGCTGCATCAGCACCGGACGCGGTGAAGTCCAGGTCACGGCGCACGGAAGCCTTGACGGCTTTGACGGTCGCGGGCTTGCCGTTAAGCATGAGCGCGGAACCCTCGGGGTTCAAGTCGGCGTGGGAGTCTTGAATAAAAGTGAACGCCGTTCCGATGTTGGAGAATGCGAGGGTCATGTCGGCGGCGGTTGCAAGAAAAATCGTGGTCATTTTATTGTGTCCTTTCAAGACAGTTGGAGCATTCAGCGCCCCTTCATTGTTTATATAATACCTGACAGAGCCGGGAAAGTCAACACTTTTCTTGTCAAGAGTTTGCAAACTGTTTGTCAGCCCCTTGCGCGTGTTGTTGTTGTGTCGTTCCCTCATCGTCATACAAGTATTGTACCCGAAAAAATCCCTTTTGTATCGGGCATTATTGTGCCCGGTTGATTGGGGTCGCGGATACTTGTGGGATGCAAGCACCGTGAGCTTTTGATTAGTTGTATGTTGCAACCGTAACAATTGCATGGCGCAAGCAACTCACAAACAGTTGATTGCATGCCGCATATAACTCACAAAACTCACGGGTTGACATCCGAGGATTGCGCCTGTACTATATCATGACATTCGCATACCCACCATTTCCCACATTGATAGCACCACGATAGCAGCGTAAGGTACTAAATACAATTCCATCATATCCCCCTAAGCCGCTTCTGCCCATTCAACACTACGGGACAATACCTTGATTCGCAGTACATGCCGACTCACTGTACTATAGTGATTGGTAAAGGGCAAGTCGTAGGATTCCAGGTTGCTTGTGTTAGCAGTCCAGTTTACATTTACTCTACCGTCTCCCGTTACACTCATCACAATACCCAGGACCTTTCCTGTGTAATCTTCCTTAAACTGATCCAGCTCAATCCTCTCTATTGACACGAGATCTCCTGGCAAGATTTCTGCAACGATTTTCTGTGCCTTTTTCTGTGACTTTTTTCCTACCCTTTTATTGAGCGGATAAGTTCTATGGTTTTTTGGTGTAACCTTCTGAGGATTTTTCTGTTGTGCTGTCGGAGACTTTTTCTGAGTGGTTTTCTTTGTTGTGTTCTGCGACTTTTTCTTGCCGCCCCATGTTGTCCAACACGCATTGGCGCAAACGACGTTGCCGCTCTTTGCTGTAAACTTCTTCGCCTTGCAATGCTTGCATGTCTTTACAAACTTTTCGGCGGCTTCCTGTGCTTTGATTGTCTTGACAAGGCCGGTGTTGGTTGTGAAGATTTGTGTTGTTATCTCGCGCCATGACTTCTGACGATTTACGAAGCAGAGCTTTATCCCAACCTTTCCGACAACTTTTCCTGTCTTGCTGTCAATGCCGGAATCCACAACCACGCGCACAAACTTTGCTGTTGGGTGCTTGCGGCTATAAATGATGGTTGTGCCTTTGGCGTTCTTCTTGTGTGGAAAGAAGCCTTCGGCCTTCAACATTGCTTTTCTTTGTACAACTGACATTTTATACCTCGCTCATAAGTTCAAGTTCGCTGACGTATTCTTCTGTTGTTCGCTGGCCGTCTCTTGTTTGCCATGTGAACCATTGGACTGCAACTACATGCGCGCCATTTGCGTTTACCTGAAGAATCTTTACTACTGTTCCGGGATCATTGTCTTGATGGATAACGTGGGTTCTGACCACATCGCCAACCTTCAAAATGGGCTGTCCCCATGCGTCTTTTTTTCTCATCCTATGCTTCCCTTGTCTTTCCAAATCTCTTCCGCGAATCGCTTGGCGAAACGGAGACTGAAGCCGGTTCCGTCAACTTCCTCTTCCTTTCGGGCGGCATGCGCGAAGTTGCGGAGGTGCTTGATGAACTCAATTTTGCCAAAAGCTCGCTTGTTGGCTCGATGGAGGTTTTGACCCATGTATTGGGCGGAAAGGTGTTCTACTATTTTGATGGTGTTTTCCATTCCCTCCCGGTCTTCGGTATCAAAGACGATAACCATCTTCACTTTAGTTGTCTCCGAAAGCGGTGATGAGGTCTGCCTCGGTCATCCCGAGTTCGGCTAAGGCGGCTTCCCGTCGAAGCTGCTTCTGAGACTTCGCCTGGACCTTCGGGGTCGGCTTTGCCTTCTTTGGCTTCGGCTTCGGAGCGGGCTTGTCGAGGAAAGAGGGAATGTGGCCGGTGAACGTGCTGGCTTTTCTCTGCTTTGCACGAACACGAGCAAAGCGCATGCGGCGCTCTGCGCCTGGAATGCCATTCGCGAACTCCTGGTCGCGAGCGTTTGCGCGGGAGTGGTTATTTGCTCCCCCGTGATGCTCGCACAACCAGTAGTTTTCGTGCTTCTTGCTAATGTTCGCATCGAACACACGGCAGCCACCTGCATGAGTGCAAGTGACCCCGTGTGTCGAATCGGCGGCTAGTCGATTTCCGTGTGCGAGGGCGAAAGCATTGTTACCTTTGGGAGTTCGTGCCATTCTGTGGCTCCTGGCTTTGTGTGGGCTTCATCGCCCCCCACTGTCTTTATATAATAGCACGCCCTGATGCGCCTGTCAAGCAAAAAATTACCGCGAATCGGCGCTTTCGCGCTTTGTGATCTCCGCGACCTTCAACATTGCCTGCTGGCGGAGGGTCTCAAAATCATCCGTATAGTATCGGCGTGAACTTTCCGGCGTCTTGATGGTGCCAAGTCTGAGAGCAAGGTCAAGCGTGCAATTCGGATGATCCACGAATCGGCGCAAAGTATAAGTCCGCGTTGCTTCCTCTTCGGGCAAATCGGCGTAGATTTCCTCAAGCAGTGCGCCTGGGGTCTTGCTGGGTCCATTGTTCGACGCCCAATAAGGTCGAGCGAGGAATGCTTGCTGCATTCGCCAGATGGAACGATGATTGTTCTTGAAATACTTTCGATAAGTATCAAAGTATTCCTGTTCGGTCAACTCGATGTTTCCACTCGCCAGCATCGTTGCCTTCAAGACGTAACCTCGATGAGCCCACAATTCGCGGGCTGCCTCCTGGGTTAGATTACTGTTTCCGGCCAAATACTCCTTTCCCAGTCTGTACCAATGCTTTGCAATCGCCATCTGGGTTTCAGCATCAGTAAATCGGTTCTTTGCGAGTCCGACAACTTCGCTGTTGTGCATCTTGCTAATGTTGTTCGCATAAGGCGAGCCATAAACTTGTGTCATTTTAGTATTCCAATCCCTTGAAGTCAAAAGGGTCTACGTCCGTAGAATTACGGGGGTTTTCGGGTTCGCCTTCGCCCACTGCGTCGGCAACTGAGTTTCGGAACTGTTCCTGTGCGTAAAACAACTTCTGCCAGCACCATTCTGCTGAACCTGCTTCCTGCTGGGATTCCACGTTTGTTGGGTGCTCCATAAAATCCCTTTCCTGTTGCTCTCGATAGTTGTCTAGAGCAATCAGGATGGTGGTCGCTTCGTCGTCTGTTAGTTCAATCTTCATTCTGGGAACTCCGAATTCTCGAAAACTGCCGGGTGCATAACGTGACAGGCAATCCCTCGCGCCTCCCCAACATGGGTGGAAGTCGTCATCGACCGAAAGCCGCCACCGGGTGAAGTGTAATCTCCCACAATGGTCGCACCTGTCTTAGCACGATAACCAATCCTGAGATTGTACGAATACAGGTTCACTCCGTCTGTGCGAAGTGCTCCGTTGTGGGAACTGGCGGCAACGCCGCGCGTCCAACTGTTAATAACAAGTTCGTTTTTCATTCTACTCATTGTTTTAGTCTCCTATCGCGGCGACCATCGCCAGGGTGGCGCACACAAATGCAAAAGCAATCATTGATTCGTTTCCTCTTCTTCTGAAGTGTCTTCGTCATCGAAGACGGGTGAATCGTAGTTCTCATCGAATCCATATCGAAGAGAGTGACAAATGTTCCATGGATCCATTACCAGTTCTTTCTATTCTTGTGTTTTGGCTTGCGGGAGCGTCCCTTTGAAACGTCCCGATTGCGATTGTGATGCTTGCCTGCACCGCCTCTTTGAAAGGCGGCGACTGCAATCCAGTTTCGAGTTTTGTTCTTGTTTGACACTCTGGGCACCCCTTCCAACTGTCTATATAATAGCAGAAGGGGCACCCATTGTCAAGAGAAATAATCCTTACTTTTCTTGTGGAACGACAACCATTCGTTCCGGCTTTGGGTTAAAGTAAGGTCGGTTGCCGTGGTACTCATCAGTGATCCACATCCTCTGGACACTGCATCGAACCGGCTTCGGTGCTTCCATGTCGGTGCAGATGATAAGACCATCGAACCCTCCGGTTTCATTGACAAACTTCGTCGGAGCGTCGAAGCAAGTTCCACCGTACATGGTCCGCTCTCGCTTGCGCGTCTGCCCCTTCTTCCAAATCCAGTTCTTCTCGGGGTCCACGCGAGTGTCGAATGGAATCACCGTGAACTCGGCCAGCTTTGCCAGGGAGTTCAACTCCGCGAAGAAGGCAGCAAGCATCTGGTCCGAAACGGAACCCGACTGGTCGATTGCAATCGCAATCTTTGCTTGTCGAGTTGCCTTCTTGCCAGGGTGCATGTAAGGATAACGCTTATTGATCTTGCGAACGGTCGAACGCTTGTTAGCCTTCTGACTCTGCTTCACAAAGTAGCGAAGCACCTTGCGCCAATCAACCTTTGTTGAGATAGAGGCAATGATTTCCTTGCGATAGTCGGCGGGAACACTTCCCCATCCTCGGCTGGAAGAGTTTGCCTCTTCAACAGCGTCCTTGATGAACTCCTTGACTCGCTCCTCAGCAATCTGCTTTGTCTGCTCGTCCATTTCGTCCCAGCCGGAGTGGTCATCGAAAGAGTCCATTCCGTCCAGGGGGTTTCCGTTGCCCTGACCTTCGCCGGGAGTTCCACCTTCGCCGGGACATTGGCCTTGTCCATTGCCTTCCCCCTCGGGCGGGTCCTTCTGCATCTTGCGAAGTTCTCGGAGATAGTGCTCGGCGCTCTTGTGTGGTTCCAGATGCTCAAATGGTCCCCTTCCAGGCATGCATGCCATTTCGGGAAGGTTCGGCAGGTTGCCGTTGATTGCGAGGTCCATCGCAATGTTGTGAATCTTCCGTTCATTTGGAGCCATGTCTCGGAAGGACAGAAAGCGCCCGCCAGTAACGTGCTGAAACACGATATGATAGAACTCATGCTTTAGAATGTCCTTGCGCGTCTCATCACTCATGTTGGCGAAGAACTTTGGATTGTAGAGCATCTGCAACTTGCCCTCTTCGGTCACGGTCACACCGGCAGTCGGAATCGCGTTGCTTGCACGCTTATCCATCCGGCGCGAAAGCGCAGCGAAGAAGGGTTCGTCCATGAGCAGACGGTGAACGTGAATGTTCAGGTCGAAAGCGGACACATCCACTTCCTCGGTTTCAGGTGTCTCGGCTTTGGCTGGCTCAGTCATTGAGTGTTCCTCCATTGTCTTTATAGTATAGCAGAAAAGTGGTGGCCTGTCAAGCTATGAAAGGATAAGTTCACTTGACAGGCCCCCCACAATCCTACACCTTGTCGCCAGTCAGAATTTCGACAAGGTAGTTGCCGACCTTGCGACCGTCAGCCGCCGAAGTCGAGTGGAAGGAAATGGCGTTGTCCTGATTCGCCTGACCAATGACAGTCCAGAGCTTCATTGCAGGCTCGGACGGAAGCGACATGAAGTACGCTGCCAGATTCGTCAGTTCACCCTCGTTCAGAGGGTTGGCGAATCGGTCACTGGCACCCATCTTGTCAATGAGAGCACAGTGCGCGTTCAGGTCAATGTCTGGGGTCATTCCCTTATCGAGAATGTCCGAAATGGTAACAACCTTGCTGTAGTTCGCAACGAAGTCGTTGAAAGCAACCGCAGCCTCAAAACCAAGGTAAGCGGAAGCCAGAGCAAACACAGCCGGGTTTGACTGTCCAGATTCCAGAATCCCCGCACTGGAAACAGTGTCAGAGAATCGGGACCACGAACGGCGCGAAGGATAAACCTTGTTCGGCTCGGGGTCGTCGTTGTGCTCAAGATGCTCGGTGTTGTTCCGAATAAAGTCGGTCACGAGAGCATCGCAGTTCGTTGCAGCCCATGCAACCCAGTCATCAATGGAGGGCTCAACATCGAACACAGTGTAGCGGTCGAGTTCAGCCGGGTCCATTTCACCGACCTGATAGGAAGCCGCTCCCGCATGTGTTCCACCATTCACCGCTGCGAAAATGAGAGTGTCAGGGTGAAGTGCATGACCTGCCAGCTTGCGCGAGTCGCACAACTCAAAGATGCCCTGTCGGACTTCCAGGGTTGCACGGTCAACCTCATCGAGGAAGAGGACCACGCCATTATCGCAGGCAGTCGCAAACCAGTCTGGAGGACAAAAGGCAGTCACGCCTTCGTCTACAGTCGGCAGACCCAAAAGGTCGCCTTCCGTCATCTGGCTTGCGCGGCGTTCGACCACCGGCATGCCGAGAGTTTCGGCGTACTGGTAAACAACACTGGACTTGCCAATGCCATGCCGACCGCGCAGCAGGACAGGGTGATTCGCACTTGTAACGTGCGGGAGGACGAGGAGAAGATTCTTGAAGTCAATTGCCATGTTTTTTCCTAGTTGTGGGGCTTACTCGCCCCGTCCATTATCTATATAGTACCACAGGGAGACGCTGCTGTCAACCCTAAAATTGTTCACTTTCTATACTAACTATCATCCTGCGGAACTTCGGGATCTTTCATTTGAGAAAGTTCAATCTCACCATTTACATATTGCTGAAGCTGCCTCCTTTGGAAGTCATCGAACGTCTTGAAAGCGCGCTCAGTTTGTTCCTGCTGGGCAGCGAAATGTCGCTTCGTGGCCCTCTTCAGGTCCTTGGGGGAAAGGAAACTATCATTAGCAAAGTCAGTCTGTCCCGCAGAAACCACTTCCCAGTCCATATTCTGGTTTCGGTCATCGCGATCAGTATTCTCGCTCCCATAATATCCTTTTCCGTAGCGCGGCACGATGCCGGGAATGCTCGGAAGTGCACAACCAATGGTCCTGCGGTATGCCATTTCGCCGTCCGGTGCCCCAATGTACTCAAAGGAAATGAGAGTCGGAGCAGAGCGCCAATCACCACTATTCATAATCCCATTGTAGTGGGTCAAGTCCTGGTTGGGATGACACATTACCATTCCCACGGGAGGAACGTAACCCTCTTCCTGGGGATACATGTAATCGCCGCCCCGATAATAGGAGGCGCTATTATTTCGCACCAATGCGCCAATACCGAGTCCAGTGTCATTCGTCCACTTCACCAGCGCCTTGCGCCAGAGATTCAGGTCCATCTGGAATTGTGCCTTGTGCTTCTTGGCAACATCACAACCAGCGCGGGTGTGTCCCGTTGTGTCGCAATAACTGCAAATCTTTGGCTTTGCCTTGCGGTCAAGGATTCTCTGCCATTGGCGACCCTGGTAACTTGTGGGGTCTTGCTCCCACGCTTTCCTCAGTGTGGGGCAACTCGTTTTGTTGTGCCCGCTTTCGTAGCAAATACTACATCGGACTGTTCCGCTCCAACTCATTTTTTCTGTCTTTCAGTTGGGGTTATTCTCTAGCTTCTGATTATATCATAGCATCTTTTGGGTCTGCTGTCAACCACTATCTATCATTTAATAAAAGGGGGGCAACCGCTTTTCAGGTGTTGCTACCTAGACAACTTTCAACTACTTTACACTCTTGCCAAATTAATCGTTGGCCTCGGTGCTGGTATTCACGATTGTCATTGAATACCCACATTTAGTTTATTCACCCCTTATATCGTCTGGCTCTATAATAAAGCCAGACTTTACTTTCTCTTCTTGGCCTTCTTCAGCCATCGTTCTTCCGTCCAAATCGGAGCGGCTGCCCCAATGGGCAATACCTGAATTGGCTTTGCCCCTTTCGCATGGGAAGTCACATGCTCGCAGTTGCCGTGCTTTAGAATCACACAGGTTTGCCCGTGATAAGCCCGCGCGGCGCTCCGAAATACAGCAGTGCCTCCCACCGGAAACTTGCTCTCTGCTTGAACGTTCCGAATCACACCAGCCGCATACTTGTTAAGTACGAGCTTGTTATATTCCTTCTCCGAAGGACTCCCCGCGCAGCGATCCCCGGCAGTTGTGAGATACTTGTAAACAATGTTACCGTAGTATCCGGTCTTTTGGTAATACCGCAGAGCAATCATAAACGTCGCTTCTTTGTCTTCGTCCCAATCATCTGCCCAGGTTGCGCGGGACTTCAGAGCCTCATCAGACCAGCGTCCTTCAACCTGTTGCAAGACCTCTTCTTGCCGAGGCGACAACTTGCCACGCTTCGTCAACTGTTCTTCAAGAGATTCCATGAACCCAAAATCCCAGGAACTTTCGTCCCCAGCAATCAGGATTCGACCCTTAACATTATTGATTCGTTCTAGCATCGTGGTGCCTTCCTCCATCGTCTGTATATAATAGCAGACCGGAGCGGGTTTGTCAACCCTCAAGTAGGATTTTGAGGTTTTGGATGTGCTTGCAATCCTGTCGAAACTGGAAGCCTCGACATTCACATTTCCAACTGCGGCCAGTCTTGGTTACAGTATACTTCTGTCCCTTTGAACCCTTGACCTCAATCTTCTTAACATCTTCCGAGACAGCAGGCTTCCCAAAGTTACGAGCCTCTGTCCCCCAACAAAACAAACCCTGAGCATCTGCCAGGGTAGTGTCATCGGGAACCTCAATCCAAACGCCAGCAGACACAGCATAAAACTTATCTCCCTGTCCCTTGAAAACTGTTGGAGGCCACGGAACGATGTATCGTCCATCAGGCGTCATTTTGTGAGGCATACTCTTCGGCCAATCGCTCAAAGGTTTCACGCTGGAAAGCGTCGATGCTGAAGTACTCCTGATTGAGAGTATCCCAGTAAACACCGGCTTCAAAAAGCATTTCCTCAACTTCTGGTCCGAGACTGCCCGAGGCTAATCTGTCTTCTGTAAGCCGCTCCAAGGCGGCCTTTTCCAAACTTAGGATTTCAGGGATCATTTCGTCTTCCTCCGGGGGTTGCTCATTCATTCTACGTCTACTATAGCACCAATGACCTGAGTTGTCAAGTCTTTTTCCTCATTCCAGCCATCGAGTTCCTCAAAGTAATCGTCAATGGCATCATGGACATAAACGCGGTTTTTCGGTCCCCTAATGGTGATAGGGATTACCTGGCGAGTCATGGTGGAGTCTCGTAAATCATACACTTCGATGGCCCAGCCTCCATCCCAAACACAGAGATAACGATCCCTTTCAATACTAACTAGCTCTGCACCCTCAACAACGTTCAAAACATCGAGCGCATTCCATGTAACATGTTCAAGCATTAGAATTCTCCTTCTTCGCGGGCACAAAATGCCCCTTCTCTGTAAATATGTATCTCTCAGGGTTATTTCCCCCGAGCATCTTTACTACACAATGTCTTTCAAAAACATCACGCACCTCAAAGCAGTATTCCCGATAGTATGGCAACCAGTCTTCTGGTGCACTGGGTGAAATCCTAACAATATCACCCGACTTCATCGGCAATTTCCAAATTGGCTTTACCGATAATCCACACCCACTCGGGACGCGAACCAACCATCATTAATTCGACAGCCGTTTCCGTAGGAAAATCAAGGACTTGAAAGGTCTTGTCCCTGTAGTCTTCCATCCAATCCAGGGCTGGTTTTTCAATCAACTTTACAACATCACCGATCTTCATTTACTAACTCCAAATCTCTCGCCCTGTACGAGCCACGATCTCTACCTTTATTTTGGTGGACCCATTCTATAACTTTGATTTCATCCGTGCCGGGGATTTCCCGCACGATTATTCCCAGCCAGCCGCCCCAGTCATCGTGATGGGTGGAAGTCCGATACCTTACCAAGTCACCGACCTTCACTTATCACCTCCAGTAAGTCTATCTTGCTCGGCATCACGCTCTCGATACCACTCCACTTCACTAGGGCGGTTGGGACAACTCGATAATGAATCCCCACCACGATACCCACGCGCTTACTCTCATTGAGCCACGCGGTTCCCTTCGGATACATCTTTTCGCCATACTTTACCAAGTCACCGACTTTCATTTTTCATCCTTCGGTGGAGCACCTAAAAACCAAACCAAACCATAAAATACAACTGTGACGGCCCAACTTATTAAGTTGTGCTTCATCGTATAATCTCTATCTGTCGTTGATACAAAGATTCCTCAATCATTTCAGGGCTGTGATGAGTTACAGTGTTGGTGATGCTCCACGCAATATAGTAGTAAGCACTAGCTTCATGGATCTGAACAACAATTCCTAGTTCGTCAATGTCGGCACCCTCGGTATCATCCCCGTTCCACCGGACCAATGTTCCAATTCTAAAATCAGCGTGAGTTTGCACGGGACAGAATCTCCAAAGTATCGCGCCGGGTGTAAACATCCCAACGGTCGCCATCTTCCAGTTTGCTATCATCAAAAAAGCGCACCCAAACGTGGATGCCTTCTTTGCCTACAATATATCCCGCTGCGCCCTCGGACACTCGGGACTTTACAACGTCTCCAATTTGTGGTGATTTCCTAGCCACGTTTCACCTCGATGGTTCCTGCTTTTTCCCACTCTTGTAACTCTAGGTCGAAGTAATGATACTCATTGGTGCTGTAAGGGAATCCCACGAGCACAGCCGGGTTCATCATGTCGTCGCAGTCACGACGAACAATCCAGCCGAACTCTCTCGGCGTCTCGGCCCATTTTTCGTGACCGTGCAAAAACACAATAAGATCGCCGGGTTTGTAGTCGTCTTGATTCACAGTCCGTACCTCCATCGTGCTTACAGTATAGCACACAGGGCGCAAAAGTCAATAGCTAATCAGGAATCCGCAGATCGTTTACATGTTCCCAACTGTGTTTGTTGTCCGTAGTATAAACTCTCACCTCCAGGGTGCCATCAACAAAGCCTCGGGTGTCTGTGATAACACCCAGGCAATCAGTAAAAACCCATTTGGGCTTACCTGTTTGCGGGGCAAAGTTGTACCTTCCTTTTCTCACTATCACTACATCACCGAGCTTCACTTATCACCTCGAAATACCTTTTGGGAACCCACAGGTTCTCTTTATTACAAACTTTAATAGTTCCGCTAGGCGCCGGATTGCCGGCATCCAGCACCAAGAGAGGACTAAGAGTTCTAGCCCACTCGCGGGTTGGCTCATACTTCCAGGCAAAGCCGCGCTTTACTCTCACCAAATCACCGACCTTCACTTACAACCTCCCACCATGCTCTCGGCAACGTAAAGGGGCAGCGGTCAGCGTAATATGCAATATCGTCACGGGCTCCATCAATCAACCATTCTACAACGATTGCCCACGCATCTGCCTGCACCACCATTGCAAGGTCCCCCCGAATGCCTGGAAAGTCTCCCGTAACATCCTTGAACTTCACTAGGTCACCGACCTTCACTTACAGCCTCCAAGTCTTTCCGCCTTACCCAGCTAACATCCTTGCCGCCATCATCGAACCACCGAACACGCACTTCGCTATATGGTTGTGCCACAGCGACAGAGTTCAGGTGAAATTCCTCTATGATCATTCCCACCCCACCCGGAAGCGATGCTCCGAAGCGCAGTTTTACCAAGTCACCGATTTTCACTTACAATGTCCAAAAACTCTGCGAGTTCGCAGGAGAATTCGCGGCCCACCGTGTGGGAGTCGAACCACTGAACACTTACCGCCTTCTCCCCGTTGAAGCCAATAACCACCCCCAGGCAATTTCCCAAACCACTCAGCTCTATATTATACTTTACTAAATCACCGATTTTCATTGTGCAGGCTCCAAGTCTTTCTTTGACCACCATACTTTATTACCGCTCCCATACCAATAAACTTCGCAGCCATAGTCATCAGGGTTTTTCCAGGCTGTCTCCATGTCAACAATGATACCGAGACGACCCCAGGGACACGGAAACTCTTGCAAGTCTTCGCGCTGCTTATAAGTTACCAAGTCACCAATTTTCACTGATCAATCTCATTTCGTCTACATAACACCAGTTGGACTCATCCAACTCCGGCCAATGAACCCACACAATTCCACCCGCTTCGTACTCTTCCCGTACATACGGGGCACTTTCAAGAAAACTGCGAGGAAAGGGAACTACAATTCCCAGAGCAAACTTCCCGTTGACCGGAGCACAACAGTCAATCTCCGCAACCAAGTCACCGATTTTCAGGTCGATTTTCATTTCTGCTTACCACCTTCCAGTTCTTAGGACTAACCATTTCGGGGCGGTCAGACTTCACAAACTGAATCTGCATCCGGTTGAACATTGATATACACTCAGTGCTTATCACAATAGCAAGTGGAGCACCGGGGTGGCAGTATTGAACCAAATCGCCAGCTTGAAAGCCGTGGTGTTGCATCAGTCTTCCGTTGAAAGGATTTCAAAACTGTCCAAAGGATACCACGCGGATTCATGATCTCCTGCGAACTGGATATACTCCCCTCGATTGCTACACTTGTATCCTGTAACAATCTTCATAATCATTGAGCAGTCGCGAACCAACGCGCCGATCATTGTCATTCCACGAAGTTTCATTTACTTAGTGCCTTCCAAATATAGATTATGCAGGCAGTTCCAATTAAAATCTCTAACATTCTATTACTTTCAAAAAGTGGGGGCTTTCCCAGCAGGACTTCGTGGGCCACTTGACCCAGAAATGATTAGTTGTCTTGTCGTATTTTATCACGAGCCCAATCTTAGGAAGGGTAGTGGGTCCGACTTTGATTTGGACCAGATCGCCTTTGTTCGGCATCTTGTACTCCTAGTAGCAAATGTTAGTGGTAGGGTAAATATCCCAGAAGCCGCAACCGCGACTTTCAATGTCGGTGTCTTCCTCGCCAACTCTCACAAACTTGATGTGTTCACTGGAGCTTTGTATTACCCCATCAACCTCAAACTGATATTCATCGGACTCCGCCTCCACAATGAACCTCTCAAGTGTTTGGATACACTCGTAGGAGTCGTACCACTTGACACCATCCCAGCGAATAAGCCAGGATTTCTCGTTTTCGTAGTTGCGCTCAAAGTAATCGGCATCCTTGAATACCAAGGCTTGCGCTGCGGCATTTTGCGAACACGCGAGCGTCAAAAAGGGTGTTAGATGTTTACTGATTGCTAGAACAACTTGAGAGCGATAGCCCATTACATACCTCCATTGTGACTACAGTATACCACCGAATGCGGCTCTTGTCAACAGTTATTCTGCAATCTGAAAGTCGTAGGGCTCGTGCGGAATGATGGAGAGGGCTTCGCGCCTTTCCCATGAATCCCGGTGCGGGGCCAAGTCATCTTCCCACTGCACACACAACTGCTGAAATGGTGTCTCCACCTCATAGCTGCTATCAATTACGGTTCCAACCGAACCTGTCCCAAAGTGTTGTACTTTATCGCCAATATCCATTTCTAGTTTCCTTTCTTTACTAGATGTAGTTCTTCTTCATAAGCCCAATAAGGCTCTGTGTTATCCATGAACAACACCCACCACGCGGGGTCGCCGTCCCAGTTTTCTTTACAATCGTCGTCATTATAATATTGTAGTTTACGAAGCGTAAGCCCTGTTGAGCCTCCGTACCGTACCAAATCACCGGTTTTCATTTGCTACCTCCACATACTCTTCGCCTACAATGAAGTTTTCCCCATCACCGTGGAGTTCTATACGGTTGGCTTTGTGCGAGTGTCGCCGCGGCTGGATAATGCGAACAACCACACCAGCCAAAGAGCCAGCTTCAGGTCCTCTGCTCCACTCTGAAGCGTACTTTGTCCAAACTGCCAAATCACCAGTTTTCATTTACAACCTCAAGGTCTGTCGAGCGAGTTGAATAGGGAATCTCGTCGCGGGCGAATTGCACCGTGACGAGGTGGTACGTCTCGCAGAGAAGCTCCACATTCATAACAACCCCAAGAGGACGATCCTCCAAAGGAGTTCCCCACGCTTCGGGGGAGAATGTTACTAGGTCACCGATTTTCATATTTTACTTACCACCCTCAAACAACGCTTGCTCCACCAACCTTCATTACCAGCAGTGTGCCAGACAACATAATAATGGTCCTCGGACTCCGCGTGGTCGGCCCTTGTAATTGTTCCCAGTTCGTTGGGGTCGAGCTTATTGCCGCACGAGTCTACATATTCTACCAAATCACCGACGTTCATTTCTTTTCCTGATTATAGATTCATATTCTAGAAGAGCCAGAGCAAAAATGGCGACACCAAGCATCACCCCTTCTTCTGCCCATTGCTTAAACCGGGATGTAATATTCATTTTCAAGCTTCTCCAGCTCAAAAGACAGGGCTATGATAGTGTGCCCCGTAAAGGTTTGTACTTCATAATGAAAGCCTTGTCTGTAAGTGTTGCCTTCGACATACCGGACAATTATGCCCTTATGCCCGTGGAACGTATCGTCGGTTGCTCTGAACCGTACTAGATCTCCTACCTTCATCATACTTACAGCATAGCACGGCTAGGGGGCGCTGTCAAGAGGCAATCTCGTATGTTCACTTAGTCAGTGACGGTACCAACCACAGTAGAAACCAGTGTCTCAATCTTCATGATGAGTTTGCCAGCCGTATGAGGATTTTTGGTCGCCCACCATACTGACAAAACTACAATCAAAAGTATTACTAATAAATCTCTCATTACAAACTATCTTTCTTATCCCACTTATAGAGCCAAGCATCTTCACACTTTCCTCTGTGGCCCAATCGTTCGATACAATCTGTATTATGGCGGCTGATGTTCCTACAGCGTCTCAGTTCCCCACCCGGAAGGCGGGTCAGGATCTTCGTTATGAGATTGTTCAGTTTTTTCTTCACATCTTTCATAATGTTTGGCCTCGACGAGAATCCGACGGTTGGCTCCCATCGGCTCTATTTCTATATAGCCGTCAAGCTGCAAAGCCGTAACTTTACTTATTCCCACGGGCACACCCATTTCTCTAGCGAGAATGGGGGTGATCATATCGCCCAACTTAAACTTGAAACTCATACCGGCTCCACATGTCGCCACGCATCCGGCCACATCCAACACACTGTTCCCTCAATAGAGACTTCCCGTACATTGAAGAAGCCTCCGTAGTAACTGGGGTCTGCCATTTTTTTCTGCCCTAAATAAATCATTAGAGGTTGCCCAAGTTGGACCCACTTTAGGGTCTGGTTTTTATGGGGGGTGCTGGTGTCGAGCCAGCACTCATCCCCGCTGTCGCGTAAATACTTATAAATTCGTGGCTCCTTGAATCTCAGGAGCATTCCTGGTTTTAGTTCGCTTACTTTCATTTTCGAAACATTTCTCCGCATATGCAGTGTCGTAGAGCTTTGTCACCTTCTGTCTTAGCTCACTCTCTGTAGTATGCCATACGGCGAGGGTGCTGTCAAGACTTTTTTTGTCCAGTTCACCGCGCTCGTATCTTTCTATCATTTGATCAGCGCCAAAGCGGAGGATTTCCCGAAGCTTCTGAGTCTCCATTATCTCGGCGAAATACTGGAGGCATGTCTCTTCGTTTCTTTCCTGGGCTAGCGGCAAGGATGTATAAACACATAAGACACCAACCAAGCATAGCAAGAACAAACACCATTCCTTTCTAATTAGTTTCATGATTCCCCGTATTCATCAAGAGATCGCAAGGGTGTTTCCACTTTGTCCCAATAGTCCTGATTGGTGTATCGCGTTTCACCCACGGTTTCTGGGTAGGAAGAATCAAGAACAATGACCACTTCGCACACTTCAGCCCCGCTATTAGTAGTGTGTGTCATGACTACAATACCAAATCTACACGGATCTTGCTGGTATTGAACCAGATCGCCAACTTGAAGTTCCACGTACTAACTAGTAGAGGACTCCCCACTTACCACCAAACTGTAACGCTGTGGCTGTCACCATAATCTGTGGTCACCACCAAGTCAAACGTGTAGGATGAATAGCAATGATAGTAGCCGCTCTCAAACATACGATACCACTCTCCGTAGTACCCTTGATTAGTCCAAAACCAATCCCATGTGTCGATATAAAATCCTACCTCTAATTCATCTGGATAATAAAAATACGAGGAGCCCGTGTATATCTCTATATACCATCTAGACTCATTTGAATAAGAGTCGTATTCACATTCAATGTAATAATCATCTATCCAAACATCACTGCTCCCATGATGGTGGCCTCCTTGAGACTCGTGGTAGTAGCCCGAATCACCGTGTGAATGGTTCCTGGGGGTTGGTTCCACCACATAAATACACCCTGTCAGGCTAAACAACAGAAGAAGAAAGAGATTTTTATTCATGCGGAGGTACCGCGATCACCCCAGGGGGCACTTCGCCCTCGACCATTCCGCCGTGCTTTACGATAACATTCGTAACAACATCGACAGGAACAAAGCCGTAGACGGTGCCGGTGGGGTCGTCTTGGTCTTCGGCCCAGGGCAAAATCAACGCTTCCGTCTGAGACGGAAAGCCAACTTCTACCAAACTATATTTCTGTGCCGCGTCTTTGCGCGGGTCGCAATAGGCTCCATCGTGAGCCTGGACAGACATATTAAATCCATCGGCGCAAACAACCATCTTATTTCTTTTGAACATTTTCTCTCCTTAAAATTGGTAGTGGGCAGCGGTGCCAGGGGGATCCCCCCACAACATGCTCCAATTGTTCCTCGGTCAATTGGCCCGAAATTGGTAGGGCAGGCGGGACTTGAACCCGCGACCGGCGCTTTATAAGAACGCTACTCTGACCTCCTGAGTTACTGCCCCGCACTATGCGGTAGTAGGTCATTGTGAGTATCCTCCTAAGTTCGTGAAGCACCGTCTAACTCTTGTTCTTTTTACCCCGATAAGTGCGCTGTGGCGGGGGCCAACAAATCTTTAGTTCGATCAGCTCGGTAGCGGTTTGCTGGAACCAGTCATCCATGTGTCTGATGTGGTGCCTGTCAATCAAAAACTGCCACGCTGCTTGGATGATCCGATGATCATCGTATTCTATGATTCCTTCCGCGATATCGCGGGCTTCTCTAAAGGTCATGCCTTTCATTATTCTATTCTACATCCTTGTGCGCACTTCGTCAAGTGCTTTTTTAAAAATTAAACGTATAAATTTCTCCGAGGCTTTCAAATCTCGAATTCCTTCAACTTCCTGTAACATCTCAAGTACCACTTCAATGCTGTTTTCTTCCAAATTTACATAAGTGCGTCTGGGTAGCATGTTCTCCTCCTAGTTTGGTAGCGCGAGCGGGACTCGAACCCGCAAGGTCTAAGACCGGCAGATTTTAAGTCTGCTGTGTATACCGATTCCACCACCGCGCCGCTTGTTCTCATTTATTTCTGGGGTCTTTGCCTAATTGAATCTGATAAAATGCGTAGGCCGAAACACCAGCCGCGCACAACATTAGTCCAACAATTTCAATAAAATCTATCATCGTCTCTTCTTCATAGGCCGACACGATAGCCAAAAGGCCAATCCTATCGAGCCCACAATGCTCACAAAATATACTAAGTTCCAAATCATAATTAAAGGTGGTGAGCCGTCAGGGACTCGAACCCTGAACCTAAAGATTAAAAGTCTTTTGCTCTGCCTGTTGAGCTAACGGCCCTCTGAAACCTCCATCGTGCTTATAGCATAGCACAGAAGTGGGGTGCTGTCAACGCCTTCCTTTCAAACCGCGAGTCAGCCACACAGGCCCCCACCCCAATAGCAGGATGAGCATAACAATACCAAAGCCCGTCTCGTATGTAACATACGCATCGAGCCGCAAGTCATTTACGACTTGGGTCATTACGACACTATTGATAATCACATAAGCACCCATTGCGGCTAGTAAAACTAGGCACATAAATACGTCAATACAACGCATTAAAAATCTCTTCATTCGTTCATACATAATTTATTCCTTTTGCTCTACTGAGCATAATGTGTTTTAAGCCAGCGATTGATCATCCCCACCACATGATCGTAGCGAGGGTCATCGCCGGGGTCGTCTAACAAAAGCTCCCGCGCTTCTTCAATCACATGAATCTGCGGTAGGGGGATTGCCATGTCGAGCCTAAGTGCATCATTATGCACCGCAAAGTGCATAAAGGTTTCGCCGCGGCGACGTACATAACGATCAGAATTCTGCCACTCCCACTTATAGCCTAGATGCCAGAGAGTGTTCCAAATCTCTTCCCACTCTTCAATGGCCGCGGGACTCCAACTAAAATTTCGAAGCCCGGTTCGGTTCGGGTAAGGGTCCGCTACCATTTCTTCCAAAGTTGCTATCACTTTTTCCTCACAAGTTTAATCTGGTTCTTTGTCATCTCGACCTGCCCATTTCCACGGCGGAAATAGTACGAATCCACACTTCCTGGCTTTTCAAACCAGTGAACCGTGAACCATGGTTGGGGATCCTCAAGATCACGGTATCGTCCGTACGCTTTTGTATCCATTGTGGGGCCTCTGACAATCATGCCAAAGCCCTTTCCATATTTGCTGCTCCGCGCCTCTACTAGAGCGCCCGGAATGTATCTAGCTCTTGCCACTTATTGCCTCCATTGTAGCTACAGTATACCCTCCGAGTAGGACATTGTCAAGGTCTATTTCTCTTTCTTCTAATTCGCGCTCCAGGCGTAACTCTCGAAGGCGTTTCTTAGTATATTCCTCCACAAAGGGATCCAGAGTCTCCTTTTCAGGTTCTTCCCCGCGCAACTGTCGCATGCGCCGGCGTGTATATCTTTCTACATCTTTATCTAACTTTTTCAAGGTAATCTCCGTGAAATTCTATGGTTCTTCCGAACCGGGTAAAATAAACATTATATCTATTGCCCGCAATCTTATCATCAGCATAGGTAGGATAATCCTCTTCCGGAATATGCTTCCCCACACCTGTTACAACCCCCAAACCGTAGGTGTACTCTCCATTGTTTAATTTGTCGCGGACTAAGTCTCCAACTTTTAAATCTTTCATTATCTTTTTACTACCATCACATCAGGCGCTCTACGAGGCCTCTTACCACGTTTAGTGGTCTTCTGCTTCTTACTCCCTTCTGCCCGACGCAAACAGCGCCCACAGGCAATGTGGCCCTTGGTAGGGCCTTTTCCTTGTCTAAGGAATGCTGGCGTGTACGCACAGTATTCACAGGTCAGCCTTGACTGTTCGGTCGCAGCCGTAACGATATCAGCGATGGGCGGTGTAATATTGCGGACCTCAACATGTAGCGTGCCGTCTTCGTGTCGCGAAACCAGCGAAATTGCTGGGGCGTGTTCCCCGTTGGCCGAGATCTTAGCAATCTTTTTAGACATTTCATAAATTATCTTATACCATCCATCCTCACACTGAAATCCCCACGGCATATGTGAACTCTCCAGCGGTGCTGTTCGTTCGCGATATAGGTGAGGAAACTTTTCATAAAGTTCATTCGTTTTATGACTATCCATAACATAGCCTCCTACTCTCTTAGTGTAACAGAGTGTCAAGGCTGTGTCAAGGATTTATCGTGCTCTGCTGGAAAAATAACCGTGCTTGATGGCCGCTTCCTCAGTGGCAAAGCAAGACTCGGCTTTGGTGCGATGATAATAGGGCGTGCCCGGAAGGTGATAACGATAGGAGTCAGCATTCCCTTTAATGGGAAACTCCTCTGGGCACTCGCCATTGTTGTAGGCGAAGCGCATGTGGACGCAGCCGCTCACCATGAGCGCCGCGATTACTAAAATAATATTTCTCAATTCTTTCTACTTTCTACGGAATTTACAAGTTCAAAAGCCTCGTCAGGAAAAGTAAAAGCCTTACCTTCAACAACCGCCGACACAGCAGTATACTTTACTCCTGACTGATCATGGGTGAGGGATTTTATCTCGGTCACTATGCCAAGAGGCTTTCCCAGCCAATCGTTTCCTTTAATTCTTACTAGATCTCCGACTTTTATTTCCATTCTGCAAGTGTGGGGACCGCATGGATCCGGTGAATTCTGTCGTCTGAGATTTCGTGTGCTTCCATCCAGCGAGTCTTGGCATCTTCGGAATCAATACCCGTCATATAACCAAGAAGCTGGGAACGCCAATCGTCTTCTCTTTTTTCGTATATTTCAAAATCTACTTCGTAATCGCCATGAAAAACCATGCTGATCTCCCTACTATCCTCCTACTATAACACGACACCCGAGCAGTGTCAAGAGTTTTTTTATATCAAGCCCGCTAGGCGCCTGAACCTTTCGGCGAGGGAGCCAGCGTAGCCTCGGGACCCTTGAGGGCCGAACATGAAGAGGCCCACATCAGCCACCACTAAGTCGCCATTATCGCGCATCATCACGTTGTTAGCATGCACATCGCCGTACTGTGCGTCCCACTTCTCTAGTTTTTTCAACCGATTATAAAAATTCTTTCCTACTCTCGTTTGAAGCTCGCTGGGGGGGATGATCGCAGAGCGTAGGCCGGGCGACTTGGCAATCGCTTCCGGATCATATTGAGGCAATCGCGCATTGGCTGCCATTTTGGCCGGAAGCGCCCAGCCCGCAGAGGACTCCAGTTGTCCCACCAAATTTTCATCCTCAATATACTTCGCGAAAATCCGAGAGATTTGAGTAGCTAAAATCTGGTGAATATCTTTCAGTGCAAAGAAGTGGTTTTCGGCTGGGGCATCAAGATAGGCCTTACGCAACTTAGGTAGAACCTTGTCGATCTCGCGAAAAGGAGGAAATGCTCGCTCGTCCTTAAGAGGGAGAGATCCTCGACTTTGAGCCTCATCAAGCGGCTCGACGGCTGTCGAGGGAAGATCCTCAGGAAGTCCTTCGGGTTCGATAGCCGCAAGCACCTTTTCCCAACGCATCTCCCCCATTAGGCTTTCTAAAGAAGAATAAATATTTTCAATGGTAAGATACTCATCTACAAATCTCTTGCGTACTTCAGGGGGATACTCGTCCATGGGTGCGGGCCCAAAAATATCCGAACGGATATTGGGATCGAGCTTCTCCAGGCGCTCCATCTGTATTACAAATACTTTATAGACCTGACCGGATTCCTTCTCGATGAACCGGCCCGGACGGATTTCTCCTTCGGGGCCGATAGGTGGAGAGCGCAAGGTGCGTACATCCAAAATAGTGGGAAGAACATTCCCCGCAGCCGGGTCGCGTGACTCTAAGCCATCTTTAAGTCTCTTAATATTGCGGTAAGCATTGACTTCTTGTCCAGAGAGCGTAAGTTTTACGGCGACCGGACCATATTCAGGGTTCTCCCCAGGATAAACTATTCCAAATTCTCCTGAGCCTAATGGAGTATCGTCAATGGAAATATCACTTTGTTCAGCGTAGTCCTGTAGAAGCTTATCGCGAACATCGGTATCAAAATCCACTATCGAAATACGCTTAGGATCTCCGAGTTGACGATGGGTTGCCTGTTTAGGGATCATGGCATCTTCGGCGCCTCGGGCGGCTAGCTGTTCCGGTGAGCGGGCGATGGTTTTATCAGGATCAACATCGGCCGCGGCAGTTTTAGTAACCATTTCATCATCGCCAAAAAACTTTTCTACGGCACCTCGGTCTCGGTCGCGTTTCTGTTTACGCTCCCATTCCCCTGGCTTCATGGCAACCGTGCCCCCTCGGGCTGCATCTGCAGCTGCCAGATTCTTCTGATAGCGCTTCCACTGAGCATCGGGGTCGCGTACGTTCTTCGCTCTCTTACGGGGGCGCGGTGGCTGCTGTGGCTCGGCGGTTTTGGTGTCTGGTTCCGTCAGGCCAGCGTCTGTCCCAAAAAAATCTTTCTCTAACTCTCGCGATCGGGCGCGCTTCTTGCGCCGCCGCTGCTGATACATGTCGATAGTGTCGGCTTCCCGAATTTGTTTCAGTTCTTCCCTAAGAATCTGTCGAAGTTTCGCTCTGCGTATTTTCATCGTCGCGGTTCTCCTCCTCTGTAAATAGTCCAAATAACTCTTGTTCTCCGTCGTCATAGGTAATGATGGTACGATTAGACGGGTGAGGTTTGATGTGGACTTTGATGAAATCATTCATGGAATCAAAGATAGCTATGCCGCCGCGAGGTGGGGGGTATAACCAGTGAACGACACACTGCCCCGTAGCCAGAGTTACTCCTTCGATAACAACTCCCTCGCCCGACACACCCGTTTCGTCATACTGCCGTGCAACCGTAAAGGTACGAATTCCCTCCGGAGCAAGGCGCGGGGGCTTCTTTGGTTTCAGTTCTTGTACAGGCTCTTCTTTTGGTTCTTCGTTATCCATGCTTAGATGCTCCCCGACAAATCTCTACGACATTGGGTGCCAGATCATATTGGGATAGGTCTGCGTCTGGAACCCAGGCCCACTCACTATGCTCATGATCAATGTCAACCTCCCCCTCATAAGCTCCGGCTAAAAATGCTTGCACCAAATCAAATCTGCCTAGGTCTTTAATATCTAGCACATCCAAGCTTGTCTCTTCCTTCGTCTCGCGAACTGCTGCTTGCAAAGGCGTTTCTCCTTCTTCTATCTTCCCTCCGGGGAAGCCCCATTTTTCCGGGGCAAACCGGGACTCCGGTGCCCTCTTAAGCAAAAGAATGCTTCCGTCGTCGTTGCGTACGACTACCACTGCTCCTCGTAACATAGTACCTCTCTTAATCTTTATCTTTATCATCGGAGGATTCATCCAAGCTCAACACCGCATCGTAGGCCCCCGTGAAAGCTGTGAAAAGCTTTTCTATGTGGCCGGAGCGGCGTAGCATTTTAAAGGCGAGATTCTCAGGAGCAAAAAGACCTGTCCGTGCAAGTCCTGCACGACGCATCTTCTTTATCTTATCCTTGAGAATTTGGGCTCGGTTCAATACCTCCTCATACATACTATTATTATACAAAGAGGAGATTTTGTCAATCTCTCTTTCTAATTCTCTTGCTTTTTTTCGAGCAGTACCCTTATCTATACGAGGCTCTACGCGCTTGGGCTTAACGATCCACTCATCTTTTAATATAGAGTAAACCCCGGTGGAGATATGAGGTTCCCCCTCAGCTTGCACATAGATCTCTACCTCATGATTCTTTACTTTGATATCGTGTAGCTTATTCCAATTCGACTTAACAGCATCAAAAAACTTACGCACCAGCGATGTGTTGTCACTAATATCAGCGAAATCTACAATAAGGTGCATGTCGATATCGGAAAACTTTGACCAATTATAGTTCGCCAAAGAACCAGTAAAGGTGATGTCCTTAACATCTTCTTCCAGCTCTGTCTCGTCAATAAACTGTTGAGCAATGTCCAATAAAGCCTCGCGCACATCGGGGTGAAGTTTGGTATCCCCTTCCCAGATCTGTTGATTTAGCTCGTCCTGAATATCAAAGGCCAGCATCCTATCAAGGTGGGGCTTGAGACGAATTGTAATCTCTTCTTCGAGGCCGCCGACTGCGCCCGGTGGGGCGCTCTCCCAATCGGGGTCATCGTTATTAGACTGATTGAAGGGGGCACCTCCTTTCCCTTTCTTCTTCCCTGACTTGGTGGTGAGTGCGGCGGTGTCAGACTTTAACTCTTTCTTGTGTGCGTCAGATTGATAATAATCGCCCTCAGTAATACTCAGAGTACCATGGAAGGGCGTACGCCGGGGCTTTGGTTTGCGCTCCTGGTAGCGAAGTACACTCACACCTTTAAGCCCATCTATTTGGTTGACGAGGGCCTTCATCATGATTTTTTTATTAACATTCTTGGGAAGCCGTACGTGTAGTTTCAAAGAAGTAAGGTACTTGGTACCAATGTCTCTCTGTATACCACCCTTCTCCGGCTCGATCAACGTAACCGTCAAGACTTCGGGAAATGCACGGATGTCGTTTTTGGTTTCGTCGCGAGAACCGCCCTTATCCTTAAGCATGGAAATAAGAACAGTAAAGTAAAAGGTCTCCTGATAATAGGCAGGATCAGCCGCCTCTTGCAAGAAAGCGTCGAAGGAGTGTAAATAGTTCTTCATCTAAGTAAATAGTTCGCTATGCTCAATAAGGGCGCGTGTTTCCTCATAACTATGAACCTGGTACCACTCACTTCCCTCAATGGGGTCCAGGCGCTGGGCGAGAGGCCAATCATTTCCGCCCGGAACATTACGGTCCCCCACAAAAATCATCTCCACATCATCTCCATGCATCTCTTGAATTTTTTCTACAACTTGCGCCTTATTTTTGCCAACAGGATAAATGTCAACTGAGATTTGCCCTCCTATCGAGACTTCAAATTCTGGATACAGGTTTGTTATATACTCCACAATATCTTCTCTTTCGAGCGCATCCCTATCCCACCTATAATAAGCCTCGCGGAGATTAGGCGAAGCCTCACGGCCGACAGTACTAAAATTAACCATGCCGGGGCGGATCTCAATGTGCGTGCCTGTCTTGCGGCGCCAGGTGGTGCCCTCCTGTAAGTAAAGGTTTAGGTCCTCAATAAATCCCTCGGGTAACTCCAGCTTGTTTTCATATATCTTGCGCCCTTTACTAAAGAATTGGTTTCCCGAGCAGGTAAAGATACCCTCACACTGATCAATGAAAGCCTTGAATACTTGCTTTGTTGTTTTCTCAATATTGGATCCCGTCACAAGATATACTTTTTTCTTCTTTTCGTGAATCCACGTCAAGAACACATCAGCAAACTCCTCATCGATTTCAGCTAAGGGATGGGTGAGGGTTCCGTCAACATCAAAAAGATAAACTCGGTCAGGCATCGCCTTGAGTTTTCATCCGGCGAAGCATCATGTCTGAAATCTCCGTCTGGAATTCCTCTGCTGAACCGACGAACACTTCGTCCATTTCTTTTTGTTCATCTAGGAACTGCCACAACGACTCATTCTCGTCTGCTAGCTTTTCGAATCTTTCTAGTTTTTTATCGATTTCAGCCAATCTGGCTTCAATATCGAGCACTCGCTTACATACGGTTTCGAATAATCGTGCCGCGTGGAGTGCCTTCTGGATTAAAGAGAACATTTATCAACTCCTGTCTAGTAATTATACCTGACTTCCGGTTGTAGATTAATTCTAATAATCTTTTTTGTGCATCTAATGTAAGCGGGAAGGGTGAATCCATGTAAATATCGGGCGACACCTCCGTCATCTCAATTGCGCGGGCCTCCGGAACGTCCGTCGCATTTGTATTCCATTTATCTTTCAAAACAATTACCTCTTTTTTCGTACTCATAAATAGTTAGCTCCCTGCTGAATCGTCATCGTCTCCAGCACTGTCGTCGTCATCACCCTCAGGGTGATCTATCACATAGCCGATCTCTACAAGTGATCCCTCAGGGGGAATAGTAGTGAATTCTACACTATTGGTGACAGGGTTGTAAGTCCAATCATGAAACTCCACAAAATCTACAAAAACAATCAACGTGTCCACAAGAGGTGCGTAGGTTAGCGGCCACTCTGTGTGGGGTTGAGCTTGAGCAGTTGCGGCTTGAACTCCGGGGGCCCAGTCTTCGGAGCAGATATCTACCACCACGCCTCCAAAAGCATTTGTGGCATCCCTATAACGATCTCCCACATACAAGGCCGGAACACCCCAGCTGCAGTCGTTCTGCGTTTCATGAATGTTGATAATGCTCGCCAAGAAAACCGAATTCCGCTGGTTACCGTACCAGTTGATGAAATCTTGGAGGCCGCTGGGGGTAGAAGTAAAATCTCGGCTGCTTTGCTCGTCTTCGTCGCTCACGAAAACAACTAGCAGGCCAGCGTCTTGTCGAAGCCACGATTGATTATAAGTATTCTCGACAAGGTAGGCGTAAAGCGCATCGAAGCCGGCCTCTAGACCATTGTTCCCTATATTATTATAAGCATCCCAGGCATCCTGGACACCATCCCCAGGAACAAGGGGAAATTCTTGCGTTGCGGCTGCATCTGACCACGCGGTGGTCGTGATTCCCAAGCGCCAGCCAGCAGGGGGAAGGGCCAACATCATTTGCTCAATCCCTGCTATGACGGCAGGATCGTGCTGCCACATCGAACCCGAGCGATCAATAAGCCACACAATATCAATGCCGTCCATCGTGAAGGGCTGCTCGAACGAATCAATCCAAACGTCACCTCCGTCGCCAGGGACCTCGACGGGAACTTCTACCGGGACCTCAACTGGGACCTCAACAATAACTTCAGTGGGAACTTCTACATAAACAACTTCAGGAGGATGCATATCATAAATCGTATAATCACCCTCGCATCCTACCATCACTCCAAATAATAAAAGAAAGGCTAAGTAACGTTTCATGACTTCAGTCCCTCAATCCCCCCCTTCTCGGTGCGGCTGCTCCGGGGAAGGCTTTAATGGTTGCCGGGGGCAATGGCACCTCAGCGGTTATGATCCTACTTTTTAAAACTTCATGGTCAATCTGACTAACGGGTGCAATCCAAACAATCTCTTCCAGGGGTACCCGCAACCCAAACCCAAAGCGGCCCACATCAATACCCGACACACAACCGACGTAGCGACCATGCTGGTCGAACACTCCAGAGCCGGATGATCCAAACCAGGCAAACATGTTACTAACAACCATGTTGTGCTTTAGAGACGCGATGTATCCTCGAATAGTAAGGAGGTCGTGGTGTGAAGGAAACCCTGTGTAGGTAAGATCCGTCCCGATCAAGCGCTCATCATAGCGGCCCTGTGGACGGTAGCGAATAGCCGTGCGAGTTTCCATCTCAGGCACGACTAGAAATGCGAGATCTACATCCTGGTCTACAAAAATAACCTTGCCTATGACCGTCTCGCCGTCTCGACCATCGATAGCCATCGTGCTCTCGCTCCGGACAACGTGAGCAGCCGTGGCGACAACGCGACGGCCATAGGCGACCATGTAGGTTCCCGAACCGTGACCGCCTTCCAAAAGTGAGCGCACTTTTACGGCAGCCTTACGGGCTCGCTGTTCTGATAATGTAAGATTGGGTACGTCGAATACTTCAAAAACTTCCCCAAGAACGCTCTTGACTTCGACGGTTTGTTGTGTGTGAATGATGTCCAGGTCAACTTCGCTGGACGATGATGCAGGCAATACAGGGCTATTACAACTTACTAAAAGTAAAGAAGCCAGTACTATAAAGTTTTTACTCCACCTTGGCACGAATTCTCCTCCGTGTTAGGCTATTTCATCACTATCTCAACGTATATTTACCTGCAAACTCCTTATGGGACGCAAAATTTAGCATACTACCTGAGTCCTTTCTAACCCATTAATCTATAAGTAACTAGAAGGCCAAAGAGCTTTGACGGGTAGAGGGATGATTTTATTCTGTTTTTATTGAATTATTTTGGACCAGCGCTGTATAATGCGCTGCTCTTGGAGGGGGAGATCCATCTGTCCTGAGCGGTCTCGCTCTTCCTCTGCGTCGATCTCTCCCGCCAGGTCACGGTAAACGCCGTACTCCTCTAGTCTCTTCTGGACTCTCTCGTGGAACCCGTTATAATCGAACTCTTGCTCTGGGGACGCGGCGGTGGTACTTACCAGCAATGCCGAGACATCCTGCATCTCGTCCAAGAACACGGTGAGGCGCCCTAGTTCAGCCTTCACCTCTTCTGCGTCCTCGGTGTCGGTGGGTTCAAAGTTGTCTTCCCAAACCATCTCGACGCGGATCATCGCTGCTTGTGAATCCTGCACGCCCTTTGCAAATACATCGACGGTGGTAATGCGAGGGTTAGGATAGAGAGTGTCGTCGGCAATGCTCTGTGCATCCTGCCGGATCTCCCAGCGCAAGCGGTTGGTGTCTTCGTCTACAATGATATCCTTGACCGGCCAGAAGGCTTGGTGGAGCACTTTAAAGTTCACGGATTCATCCCCTAGCGAGGGCCAATCAACTTCCTGAGATGTTTGACTGTCCGACTCCATCGTGGGGGCGAACTGCTCCAGTAACTCGGTGGCTTCATCAACCCATGAGTCCTCGAACTTAACATCTGGATGCTTCTCTTTGAGATATTCACGCATCTCAAAGAAGCCTACACCGTCGGAACTATGCATTCCTGTTTCCAGGATTCTCTTTACATCTGCATTCTCAATGAACCAATCAATATAGGTCCAGAGGTCTTTCTTTGGTGCCTCGTTAGCTTTCCCTTTGATCTGATAGACGTTGCGATCTTCGTCCATCTCTAGGGTGACCATCGGTTTGATCTCGCGACGCTTCTCTCCGCTGCGAAGGGAATAGAGTTGCCCTCGATCGCCTCGACCACAGTGTCCCATCTTCTTTCCTTCAAAGTCGCATGCGTGGCTCTGGATGTCGTACCAGAAGTATCCGTTATCAAAGGTGTGGAGCACTTGGTCTTCTGCTTTCGCGGGGTTGGCCAAAGTATCTTTGGCTATTTGGCTAGCAATACGGAGTGCTCGATCTGGCTCTTGGCGGGCTGCGACAATCTCTTCGCGGAGTTCATCGTAGAAGGCAGGATCTTCAGCCAGCAGCTGCATAATGGGAACAAAGTATCCCTTCAGTGCTCGAACCCCCTGGACTGTTCTGTATTCTAAATACGAATCTAATTGTTTAATCATGGCGTCGGGGGCGCGGCGCTTTGTCAGCATCTTCCGGGCGCTCTTCCTCAGAGCTTTGAGGTCCCCAAGACTGGGGAGCCCTCGATGGCCCGTGTGATCGATATACCACTCATTGAAGAAGCCAACGGCATTAGCCCAATCTTCCTCTGCTTCGGGAGTGGCTGGCCAGTTGCCGCGGCCGATGATATCTTCAATGATCGTCTTGTGCACGCCGGGGTCATAGAGGTTTCGACTCTTCATCGCTTTGATAAGAGTACCAATCCAAGTCAGTTGCTTGTTGGTGACGGGTCCGTAGTGTTCGTTAGTTCCGCGCAGATACTTTGCAACTTCAGGAGGAAGACCGATATCCTCGATCCCCTCCTGAAGCACATAGTCTTTCCATTTATTTGATTGACGCAGATACATCAACTATAAATAGTTGTGTAATTTACTTAATGTCAATTTCAATGGAGTTGGACACAGGGGCTTCGCGGGGAACGAAGAGGGAAAGAATGCCCTGCTTGTAGTCGGCGCGGATGGAGGTCGGGTCCACATCAGACGGGAGCTTCCAAAACCGGGTGAACGAACGATAATAAACTCGCTCGGTCTTATCAGTATTCTCGTTATCATAAGAAACATGAAGCTGGTTGTTTTCAACCTTCACACTCATGTCGCTCTTGTCGAGACCCGGAGCAACGATATCAATACGATACTCCTCATCAGTGGTGGACACGTTAGTGCGCACCGAATAATCATCAATCACAGCCGAGGTGGGTGTGCTGAAAAAGTCCTCACCGAACAGGGTGTCGATCAGGTTGCGCTGGTTTCGCAGCAGGTTGTTACTAAGAACGGGGTACATATTTTTCTCCTTAAATGGTAAGCTGTACCGCTTACAATGTGTATTATAACACCGGAGATTTACTTGTCAAGTAATTATTTTTCGCTTTGTGGCCAGCTAGAAGGAAGTTGGGTGATGCGACGATAGTCATCTTCTAGGCGAACCGAATCTTGAGGGCCAGCGTCCGACAACTCAAGCAACACAACAGGGCCTTCGTCAGCACAAAAACGATGAATGGTATTACAATCCAAAAAATAAGCCTCGGGGGCCTGGAGTTGTACTACCTCTACCTCTCCTCCATGAGTATGAGGTCCAACCTCTAGAGTGAGTGCGCCTTCCAAAATACGAATACGATGGCGTTTTACTTTATGATACTTCCGGGAAAGACGATGCCCTCCCTTAATGGTGAGAATCTTGCCGACGCTATGGTGGTTCTCAGCCCACACCTCCTCCGTGCCCCATGGCTTTATCCTAACGCGTGTTGATTTTTGTCCCATTCTCTTCTAACCTTTCAATAGGGTTCCTTTTTCATGACTCAGTTTTTTGGCCACTGTGTTCAAATCTCCCACCACCACATATACTTCCTGTACGCCGCCGGTAAGCGTTGTAACAGCTGTGAACTCATGTTGCTCATTTAATTGTGAAGGGAGTTGACCTTCGCTGAGGAGACGATCATAACCCGTTGCCCGCCTCAGATTAACAACATGTGTTTCATTAATCCACAACTCCTCTAGTGTAAAGCGCGGGGAAGCGGTGCGTTCGTGACGATAATTAAATTCTGTACCATTTACTACTTCTATAAGTCTTACCATGATATATCCTTACTGTTCGATGGGATAGAGGTGATCATTGCGTACGGCCCAAAAGGCGCCGTCGCACAGCACGCGAGTATAAGAACCCGCAGACGAAACCTCAGTAATAACCCCCACCTTGGGGCCCTGAGTTACCTCAACCCGCAGAGGGATAGTGAGCTGAGGATCATCTGTGATGGCTTGATCACAATCTATAAGTTCAACTGCTTGTGGAATGTGGACCAAGTCGCCCACCTGACAACGAGATGTCATTCTTCGGGGCTCTCTGCTGCGGCTTCTTCAACCTCAGCACTGGCTGCATACCCCTCAAGCCAGCGAGTCATTTCGTGAAGGCGCACGTCCACCTTAAGGAGTGCGCGCCGAAACTTGGCGATCTTATCCAGAAGTGCCGCGGTATCAACCTCGTCGTCCTCTGTGTTCTCTAGGTCTCGTTGGATGGCTTGAAATAAGTCTACCATCACCTGCAAATCCGGGCCGCGGTGGCCAAGGAGCTTAGAAAGCTCCGGATGAAAATCTTCCTCGTCAATTGTGAATGTTAACGAAACTGTCATTTTACTCTTCCTTTTCTACTAAAATAGGGACGCCCACACCGTTTGAACCAATAGACCAAGAGTGGATACGACGACGACCCACAAAACTTTAGTGTTGGTATCTTTCCACCTCTCGACTGCTTGTAAACGATTATCTAACTCCCTCAATCGAGCATACAAGCCCTGATCAGGATTGTATACTGCTTCTTTAATTTTTGCAATGTTCTCGGCTAACTCTTCCTGCTTGTCTAAGATTATCTGCATTTTAGCAGATATCTCAGCCATCATTAAAGCTAATTTCCCTTCTTCGTCCATGGGGGCGCCCTCCGACATTTCTAAATAGCCTTAAATTTCTATAATTGCATGTGAAGTGGTAATTAAAGTGCCCGCCGCTGATGCAGCATTTTGGAGAGCAGTCCTCGTTACCTTCAAAGGATCAATGATTCCAGCTTCATACATATCTACCATGCAAAAGTCTCGAAAATTGTGGCCGCAATTTTCTTCGGCGTTTCGGATTTGAGACTCAATAAGATCTGGGGACAGGCCACAGTTCGTCGCCATCTGTCGCAGGGGCGCAGCAGAAGCTGCCTGCACAATATCCACCCCATACTGCTGATCCTCATTCTCCACCGTCACATTAAGACTTTCACTAGCTCGGAGTAGGGCGACACCTCCGCCTGGAAGGGTACCCTCCTGTTGTGCCGACCGGACGGCTTCCAAAGCATCTTCAATGCGGTGCTTCTTTTCAATCATTTCCACATCCGTTGCGGCGCCGACGTTAATGACTGCAACACCAGCGGCCAACTTGGTAATCCGCTCTTGAATCTTGTCGCAATCATGAAGCTCTTCTGTGTTCTTTAGTTCTACCTTTAATAGTTCAATGCGACGATCGATTTCCTCCGCATCCCCCTTGCCGCCGATGACGGTTGTGTTAAACTTGGTAATGTCAATGGACCGGCACTGACCAAAGTGCTGCAACTTAACATCGCGCAATCGAATCGTAGAGTCACTTGAAATAAACTCTGCCCCTGTCGACAAAGCCAAGTCGGCAAGCATCTGCTTACGTCGTTCTCCATAGAAAGGAGCCTTGACGGCTGCGATCTTCATAGAGCCGCGCACGGTGTTCATGATAAGAGCAGCGAGAGCTTGACCCTCGATCTCTTCGGCTACAATCACGAGCGGTCGTGCGTCTCTGGCAACCAGTTCTAGGGCCGGGAGAATCTGTTCAACACTGTCGATCTTTTGGTCTGTAATTAGAAGCAACGGGGCGTCATAGTGACAGGCTGCCCTCCGCTCATCAGTTACAAATGCGTTGGCTGCATAGCCAGCCTCTAAACGAAACCCCTCAATCACATCGAGGCTTGTATCTACTACTTTAGATTCCTCAATTGTGATGGCGCCGTCTTTGCCAGCTTTATCAACAGCTGTTGCCACCAGCTTACCTATTGTAGCATCGTTGTTCGCTGAAATGGTGGCGATATTTTCAACATCATCAAGAGTCTCCACATGAGAGGCCATGTCCTTAAGATTATTAACAATTTCCTCCACAGCTAAATCAATGCCGCGCTTGATTTCAACAGGCGAAGCACCAGCGGTGATGTACCGTTGGGACTGAACGATGATTTCGCGCGCCAAAACGGTAGCCGTGGTGGTGCCATCGCCGGCCATACTATTGGTCTGAGCAGTCGCCTGCTTCAGAATCTGTGCGGCGGCGTTTTCAAATTCATCGTCTACATGAACGAATTCACTAACCGTTACACCATCCTTGGTAATGATAGGGTCTTTGCCCTTCTGATGGAGAATAACATTTCGCCCCTTGGGGCCTAGGGTGGCTGCTACATTGTCAGCTAGAATGTTTACTCCGCGTAATACTTTTGCATTTAATTCAGTACGAGACTCAAATTTACACTTGGGCACACGTCACCTCTCTTTCAGTTATGTTTATTATAACACACAAGTTTGAAATGTCAAACTATTTTATTATTCTTCGTGGATACGATGCCGCGGAGTCAGACGGATAGGTTCTTCACCACTGTAGGTGTCCTGATCGAAGGAATCAATAGTTCCGTCATCATCAGAGTCCCTCAGGGAAGGTCCGATGCGAGCGTCAACAACTGTCTTAAGAGTTTCTGCATTCTCTATAGCATCCTTCCCGGCTGCGGATCGTTGCTTAACATCATTTTCTTTACACTCTTCTGAGGTGCCGCCGGGGTCGCCGCAATCAATTAAGAAAAACTTAGCTACATTCCCTACCAACGCACTTAAGGCATTAAACATCGCAGTTAAGTCGCCGCCAATTTGCTCGGCAGCTTTTTGAAATGCCCTCGTCATGAGCTTAGGCTCGATGCTGATCGTTCCCAGGTCCTCTGCCGTCTTTGCAATCGCTTCGTAAGATGCGCTGATTTCAAACTGCTTATTTTTGACATACCCTACTGCGCCTTTTGGCGCAAACTCCGGCTGCTGGCTGGACTTGCCTTGCGCCATCTTCCAGAACTCCTTCATCGTACCGTTCTGCAAAGCCTCTTGCCACAGGCTATACCAAGCAGCATAAGTGTCAGGGTCGCCCCAAAGATGTTCCGCATTCGCTGACAACTGAGCCCCCGGTCCTGCTGCAGCTGGAGCGTAAACTGCCTTCTGTACGACGACCTGCACCACGTCGCCGGCTGGGAGGCGGCCGCGAAGGGGATTACCCTCGGCGTCTAGGATTTGAGAAACCTTGGAGCCCGCAATGTATTCGCGCTGGGCCCACTCTTCCGTCTTCCGTAGGGCGTTTTTGAGCTTCCCCACTGCTATGTCTTGCGGCAATTCGTACGGCCACACATCCTCTTCGAATTCTTTAATTCGCTTGGGGTGTCCAATATACTCGAAAAACGTTTCCTCTGAAATTGGGAACTGCATAAACTTCATCTCGGTTTTCACCTTCTCGTCGCCAAGCTTGCGAATCACCACATAAATCATAGATTGTCCAGGGTTCTTCGCGAAATGATCAACAAGATCGGTAAAGCTTCCGCCTACCTGGCCGTCCTCGCGCAAAATCTTCAGACTAACCCGCTGTGTCTCGCGGCCCGGGATTTGGTCTAGCTTTACATCGGCAATATCCCCTTCCTCCGTGTGCACCTGGACAGATCTGCCTCCGAACATCGCCGCAAGGAACGGCTCCCACAAGAAACCGGCAACCGAAGCATTAAATTCTCTAAGCATGTATGAAAAAGTCTGGAGGAACATCGCGTACGATAAAGCCTCAGCAACAGTTCCCGAGCCAGCCGCGGAGTCAGGATCTTTAATCCATGTTTCAAGAAGCTTAATCTTGTCTCCTAAACTAGCGCCGCTGCCACCAATCTTAGACATCCATAGCTCGAAGATCTCGCGGTCGCGGCTTTCTTCATCAGCCGTGTACTGTCCCACGCTTTGCTCGGCAGGAACCAGAATAGGAAAGCGGAGTACCCTTTCTTCACGCTCCTTTGAAGGCGCTGGGCCGCGGGGGTTCTTCTCGCCCTCCAGTAAAAACTGCAGCACTTCATTTATTAGCCTACTGTTCTTGTCTTCTTTCTTGTAGAAGTTCTCTACCAATGTATCAAGATTCATGGGGTATCCTCGTAAAACTATTACTAATTAGATGATTTCGTCAACAAAACCCATTTCTAATGCTTCCTCAGCAGAGAAATATTCATCTGTGTTTTTAGAAAAGATATTGTAAATCTCTCCCACGGTCAGATTGGAGTTGTCGGCGAGCGCCTGTATCATCATCTCTTCGACTTGGGCGGCTTCTTTATAAACTGTTTTTAAATTAGGGACGGGGCCCTGCTCGGCTGCAGAGCAGTGGTGAATCATGAGCCGGGTGTTTTTAGAAATGTATCTCTTACCAGGTGTGCCGGCAGAAAGCAAGACAACAGCGGCGGAAGACACTTTCCCAAAACCATAGGTGCGGATGTCTCGATTCTTTTTAACTATCCGCATCAAGTCATACACCGCGAACATGTCTCCGACGGATCCTCCGTTGGAAGAAATAAAGAACTCAATGTCATCATCATCTTCAAACTCCTCGGGATCAACATTAAGGATCCTACTATGGTTGGCTGTAATAAGGGCAAGAGATAACTCTTGCAACGCTCCTTCGTTTACGTCGCCACAGAGGCCCAACAGCGATGGGACTTCTTCGCCATCATATAGTGTCGAGCCCTCTTCCAATTCCTCCTCGTACTCCATCTCTTCATCTTCTTCACTCATTGTTGCCTCGTCTTTCTTGATCTAAAAATTTCATGGCACCCTTCCAATCATCAAAGGGCATCATGCTCCGGAAGTGCGGAGGAGCTTTACTCACTGTAGCTAGTATAACTGAGTCTTTCCAGTTTGTCAAGTTCTCCTCCCATACTTCTTGGAAGTCTGCGATTTGTTTGTCCGTAAAGTCTGCCTCATGCATGGCCTTCACCTTCAAGGTATTTAAGAATTCTACATTCTCTAGAATGGTCAAACACATCCATAGCAAATGGGCGATGACCTGTCGAAGGAGGCGCCACATGTGGATAATTTCAAAGAGGCGCCCCAGATAATAGGCGGCAAAGACACCACAACTGAAACCAAGAACAACAAATATCATAAGTTCCTGTGTTGTTAGTTCAAGCATACAAGCTCCAAATAGAAAAGGCCGTGATCTCTCACAGCCTTATTCTATCAAATTAGAAATTCCTTGTCAACTACTTTTTCAGTGCGCTCTTAAGAATTCGTGCGGCGACGCGCTTGGTGATCTGCTCCACAAGGTCGTCGGTGGCATCCGTGGACTCGTTCTTCTTCTTGCGGGCGTCAGCGCGAGCAACCTTGCGGCGACCCTTCTCTGACATATCCTTGTCGGCTTCCTTGCCGTCTTCCATGCCAAGGCTCTCGTCCTCTTCGGCGTCGGAGCCCTTTGTAACAGCCTCTTCGAGTTCGACTTCTTCCTCAGCATCCATTGCGACCTCTTCATCTTCGGGTCCCATTTCAACTTCGGCATCCATCTCTACTTCTTCGTCGCCCATGTCGTCGGAGTCAATCTCAACCTCATCACCAATGGCATCTTCAAGGGCGCTCTCCAGAGCGGCCAGGAAGTCATCAACAGAGACCATGCGACCTTCGCCACCTTCGGGCTCCATCTCGGCATCAATCTCTTCTTCATCAGCGACGGCCTCTTCGTCACCTTCAAGGCTATCGTCACCCAAATCATGTGCGATATCGCCTTCCAGTTCGGCGGGGTCTTCTTCCTCAAACAAAGCGCCGCTGGCCGCTTCGCCCTGACCACGGCCGTGGCCGGGATTTGCCGTACCATCCTTGGGTCCCAGAGCACCGGTGCGGCCGGTGCGAAGCTCGTCCAGCTCCTCGGTGTCCGCGGTGGTCTCGGTGAGCCCATCTACAAAACCCTGCGTGAGGGGAGTGAGCTTTGCCAGCTTCATAAACTGTCGAACTTGCGCTTCATTCAGAAGGTTCTTCTTGCTTGACATAATTGGTTTCTCCTACAACATATTGCAATATGCTACTCTTAAATAGTATTTTCTTTCACTAATGTCTTTTTTAATTTTACTAGAGTTGCGTCTAGAATTTGTTTGGCCCGGACAGTACTTATGTGATGTCGCTTTCCAATTTCTTCAAGTGTCATAGGGCCGTGTTTTTCTAAAGCGACCAACGTACAATTCAAGTCTTCTTCGTACTCGATAAATAGTCGACACTTCTCATTTTGGCACTCGACTCGGGCGATATAGCATTCTGCTGCACATTTTTTCATAGCTCTGGTAAATCCTCTTCTAGTATATCAAATATATATTCCACATCTGATGGAGTTAGGGCGAGGTCTTCGAGGAGTTTCTCTCCCTGTTTCCGAAGTCTCGCGGACTTGGCCACTTTGGCCTTTGCCTGTACTTGTTTGTTAACTTTATAATCATCTAAGAAATTCATGAACAGCCCATCCTGCTCCAGATACGACTCCACACATACCCGAAAGAACTCACTCTGAGTTTTAATCTGATCGTAGTATAACCTGATTTTGAGGTTCTCGTGGAGCTTGGCATCCAACGAGAACGACAGCACAGAGTGTCCTTCGGGAAGCTTCTTCATCGTAAGATATGGGTTCCGCTTTCTGTCTGTCCGCTGGATGTCTGCTGAATGAATTGGGCTTTAGCCTGCAACTCACTAATAGTCCGCGCTCCTGAATAAGATAGGCCGCTACGGATACCTCGGTCCAACTGACTTAGCACTTCTCCTACCGGGCCCTTACATGGGACTGTGGTGGCAATACCCTCCAGCGACGCAGTTCTTCCACGCCACTCTATCTGGGCATCTTTGCTAGCCATTCCGCGATAGGACTTAAACTTGCCCTCTCGCGTATTGATTACATCGCCAGGAGTTTCATCAGTACCTGACAGGAGAGAGCCAAGCATAACAAAGTCAGCCCCAGCTGCCAAAGCTTTGACAATATCTCCCGAGTTACGGATTCCCCCGTCAGCA